GTCTTGATGATAGAATCCGGGTTCTCTTACGTCGTTTAAATTTCGTTTTTGTAAATGCTGTTTGAACTTAGGTCTTTCATCTAAGAATCCCTTGATTTGTTCAAGAAGATATCCATTTTTAAATCCTGAAGAATGGGATCCTCCAGAAAATACGAGATTCAAGTTACCGTCTGCTGCAACAAAAGTTGTTCCACTTCTTCTGTAAATAACATCGGTATCAATTCTAGGAGAGCGAACACTTGTTTCGGACGCGAATGTTCCTTTTGTGCTAACGTCACCCGTTCGGGCATTAATAACTACAGTTCTTTTTCCATCACCTAAATCCGAGCGAATGCCGATTCCGTACCAAGATTTAATATCAACGTTACACGTTTCCCATGTTGAAGCGTCACCGTTACCGGGATAGATACCGTTCGTTTTATTGCTTCCTGATGAATTAACGGAAACACCCTGATTTGCGGATAACAGACCTGTCATTGTGTCACCAGCTTTCGCCACCTTCTCATTGGCGCGTCCGTCAACGTAGTCTTTACGAGTAGCAGCATTAGCAGCGCTGTTTTGACCTGCGCTTAGGAGGAAGACAGGAGCAGTCAAATTACCGGTCATTGTGTCACCAGCTTTAGCAACTTTCGTGTTTGCTAAGTTGGTGTCACTTTGCTCAAGTGCTGTAACTTTTCCGTCAACATAATCCTTTCGAGTTAGTGCTCCTGCGCTGCCGTTCTGAGCATCTGTTACAATAAATCTTGATCCACGAACTGTTCCGGAATTGTCGATTGTCATTTGACCTTCTGATGAATCATTTCCGTTAACTCGGAAGTACATCGTCTTTTTCTCGGTTGATAATACCAATTGATCTGATGTGTCCGCACGAATACGAATACTTTTAAGGTCTAATATTGCGTTACCAACTGTATCAATTTTAAGATTGCCGGTCATTGTGTCGCCAGACTTTTTAACTTGAGCATCGTTTGTTACGTTACCAAGTCCTACTTCCGCTTTTGAAGGTTTATCTTTTTCTGAATAAATTTTGTAATTTTTAAAAAATACTGAATCACCGGCCGGAACAATAGGCAGAATACCTTGATGCCAAATTAAGTTCCCACCGACTGTTGAACCACTTTTTAATAGTGCCATTCGGATCTCCTTTTATTGATATTTATAAAAGAAAAAGGCTCCCGAAGGAGCCTTAATTATTTGCGTAGTTCTTCGATTAGCTTACGTTGCTCTTTGAGTTCTGAACTAAGTTCTTTGATTGCGTTAATTAGCAGCGCGTTAACACCAGCACTCGAAACATTCAGAATTCCTTCATGCTCACTAACCGCTTCTGGTAGAATCTTTTGAAGATCTTGGGCGATTATACCAGCTTCACGAGACTTAAACTCTCCGTTCAAAGATTCCTTTTTGTCATATATCAATCCCGATAGACTTTCAACTTTCTGTCTAGCATTCTCGATTATTCGAAAATTATCTTTTAAACGAACGTCAGAACGAATATAAACGTTATTAAAGTTTCCGTTTCCGCTTGAGTTAAATGTTCCGTCCGAGCTAAATGTCCATTCACCACCGTAGCGACCTATGTTGATTCGTAACGGTGTATTACCAGGATCTTTATATATGTAACAGTCAACCTCGTCTCCAATATCATTGAATCGAATGTGACGACGGGCATTTCGACTCAACTGAATATCACCAGTAGAACGAAGTAAACCACCTGTTACGGTTCCTGATGCGCTAATATTTCCAGTTGAACTAATTGCCGGGGTATTAATAGTGCCTGATGTTGAAACATCACCGTTAAAAGATATAACGTGACCATTATTAGGACGCTCCTCAAAATATGCGACATAAGAAGATTCACCTGAAATCTCCAAACGACCACCCCTAGTTGCATCACCAGAATGGAATAAACGCATATTTCTAGGGTTTGCTCCGGATTTGGTAAATAAAATAGTTCCGTTATTTTTAATCTCGGTGTTGGAATTAAAAATTACTTTTCCACCGAAAGTCGCTTCTCTATTTCCGTTATTGAAAACTAACGGATGAACTCCATCCCAAGAACCCATAGGGTCTCCGGATTTGGTGAGAAGAAAATACGTGTTTCCACCGTCGTTTCTAATCATAAATCCGTAGTTGCCGCCGACCGCTCGAAATTGAGCATCGGAACCCGTTATTCCTCCTACCCAACCAGCAGAGTTAACGATTTGTGCACCAATTGAGTCGCCATTTCTTTTAATCTGTGCGTCGTTTGATACGTTGCCAAGTCCTACATCCGCTTTTGAAGGTTTATATCCAGTGTGATATAAACGCTCCCAACTCATATAAGAACCGCCTTCATTACAGCGAATGAAAATTCGGTTGGTACGACCTGCAATTTGTAATCCCCATCTATCATCATTAGTAGGTGCTGTTATTCCGTAGAACTCAATAGATTCAGGACCTCCAGCAGACGCAACGACACGACGAAGATTTCCATTGGTAGCAGAATTCCAGTTATTATGCACAGCGTTGGTAACAAAACCCAGTTCATCATATGAGGGTTTATCAGCCTGTGTATAAACTCTCGACCATGTGGACCAAGAGGTGTCTGACATAGAATAACGAATATAAATCTTATTCACGTTATAAGGACGATATTCCTGATGAATACCCCAGTTGTTTGCAGCGTTTCTATAAACTATTAAAGTTCCTGCAAGCTGTTCGGGATAGTTTCGGGATGCTATTGCCTGTGCAGTCATGACCTGTCTATAAACACCCGGGGTTTTGACGTCGTTTAGATTTCGGTCATCTAAATTTCCGGGACTCTGATAAAATGCCTGAACTTCATCACTCGTAGGCTTAAATTCAGTGGTATAGACTTTGGCGTTACTTCCCTGATCTAAGTTTGTTCCCCAACGCAATTCCTGATTAGGTCCCAGACCCAAGAAACGTGTAACAGCATCATTTTTAAACTGGATGCTAATGTTATAATCTCTCGATCCTGGTTTAGCAAGAATCAACGGAGTTGCGGAAGTGGAAGACAACGCTAGTAATGAGTTAGTGTTAGGACTACTAGGAATGCTAATATCCAAACGTCCTGTCATTACATCACCAGTTTTTCTCACCTGCGCATCATTTGTTACGTTACCAAGTCCTACGTCTGCTTTAGAAGGTTTATTAACCGTCGTGTAAAAGTTTTCGTTTGTTCTTTCAATATTAAAAGTAGGAGCAGTTGCTTGAGATTCCCATTTTTTAGTCCATGATGAATCCAATTCCTCAACACTCGATGCGTAAACATTAACAACGCTATTCAGAATATATGAAGGAACAAGCATATAAAGATCGTATAGATCTCGGGATGTTTCAATAGCACCAACATCTTTAACAGGAAAGTTGCCGTAGTTGAATGAACGAATGCCCGCACGTCCTGCTCCGTTTAACGCAATACTCGAAGCGTTATTTCCTGTTCTGAAAATAATAGTCGTGTGTCCGTTCTGATTAGGATTTCCGTTATATCCTACCCCACCATAGACTTCAAATTTGTAAGAAACACCAGCTTGACCAGCTTTCAGTGTACCAAATTTAATCCATACATCACCTGTAGGGGAGCTTGTAATTCGATAAAGTCCCTTGTTAAGTTGATTTTTGGTAAAAACGTTCAACTCCTCAGGAGTTGGTTTATCTTTCTCTGTGTAAATTTTATAATTTTTGTAAAAGATTGAGTCACCAGCGGGTGACAAAGGAAGCAATCCTTGATGCCAGATAAGATTGCCGCCTACTGTTGAACCACTTTTCAGTAAAGCCATTATTTTTCCTCGAGGTTTTGATCGAGTTATTTCTATAATACTATAAGAGATATCTCGATCACTTTCTATGTTTAGCGCTTCGCGCGGTGCGTAGCACTATCTGGAGTGATCGAGTTATTTCTATAATACTATAAGAGATATCTCGATCACTCCTTCCATGCGTATAGCTGAGCACTATTTACAGTTCCTTTAGGTCCAGGAAATCCACTTCCATAAACTGCTATGGCACCTATTGCATAATACCATGTTGAACCTGTATTACAGTCATATCGAGAATTTGTATCGTTCACCGTTCTTCTGATTCCCCCGAAAGGTCTAGAGTCTGCCGAAAGTGTTGTTTCAATTATTTTTAACCCAGTGACAGTCGATAGTTCAGGAGACGAACTTTGTTCCCATACAATATGTCCTTCATCGTATACGAGTTTAAATCTCCATTTTCCGTCTTTAAGTCTAAAATCGTCGATTTCTTTCATGTTGCTATACAAATAAGGAATTTCAGAATAAAGTGCCTGTTGAAGATCTTTAAACAAATAAGGACCGTTCAATACTCTGTGCTCGAATACTTTTATCCATTCATTTCCCAGTATCTCCTGCATTTCCGACGCTTCGATGAGTTCATCTTTAGTAAATCGAACAACTGTGTTTCCTGTTGTTGTTCCTTCACGGAATTCACGAGCTGGGGCAGTATATCGACCCAGACGAGCTGGTCTATTCTTGACGATTTCTTTCGCGATCGGTTGAACGACAACGTTTTTAATTGAAACTGTTCCTGTTCCGTCTGAGCCTGTTGGACTATGCAAATACTTAATATCAACATAAAAGGCGTTCGCTGGAATATCAGAACTAGTTTCAATAGTTTTGTAAGATGTTGAATTAGAACGAATTGTTATTCCTTTCAGATACGAGCTGGTCTGATCGTAAAACTGAACAGTCATAACACCTGTTACTTTATTTGTCACCGATTCACTGTCGTGCATTAAATCGGCTCTCAAATAAATCCATTCTCCTACTTTAAGCTGTTTTAATTCGGATAGAGGGGTTTTTTCCATATAAGTCTTGACGAGATAATGTTTTCCTGAATATTCATTAGGATCTTGAATAATAACATTACCAGCACCTGTAACACCCATATCTTCCATCGTGTCAATGTAATAATCCAATGACGCGAAATAACTATTTCCCAATCCTCCCATTGCATCTGAGATCATATTACTGTTTTTGCAATCTATGATTCCACACCATGCAAATCTTTTTGTTGAATTGATATGCCAAGGCCAAGCAGAAGCGCCATAGATTTTCATCAATTCGTTTATGACTGTGTTATTTCCCATTGCATCGTATGAATACAGAATAAGAACTCCTGATGTCACAGAACGAATGTATTCGCTCATAATAGAAGATTGTTCAGTTAAACTACCGTAAAGATCAAAACTTCTACTTTCAACGAATTGCATATTGTTATCAAAACGCTGAATGTTCATTCCTCTTGAAGGAGAAACGCTGATTTTGCTATCGTTAATTACAACTTCACTAATACGATTTTCAGGAGCCAGATCCATGTGAGATCCGGTCACCTTAATGTAATATTTTGTGCTGTTGTTTTCGGCGATAACAGAACCGAGGCCGGAGCCTCGAATTTCTGCAAATTTCATTTATTACTCCCAATCAAATTCAACTGTTTCTGTTGCTGGGTTAGGACGAATTACCAGATATTTCGTACCAACTTTAATCTTGAAACTTCCCTCAACGATAACATCTTTTTTCACTGTCAAAGAACCAGTGATTGTGTCACCTGCGCGATTAACTTTGGTATCAAATGTTTTGGTTAGATATTCGCTTAACCAGGTATTTCCCCATATTTCACCGAACAAGTTACCGGCATTACTTAATTTACCAGCTTTATTACCCCAAGCGATAGCGTCAAGACCCGTGTTGCGAGCAACAAGACGATCGGACGACGTTGTTTTAGGAAACACAGTGTTACCACCGGTATCAAGCAGAGTCGCGGAGTTTTTAATGGTGTTAGGTGATCCTGTTTTACCAGAACGTTGACGAACGTAAATAGGTTCATTTCCACCATCTTGAGTTCCTATTTCTAAGAATCCTGCATCCGCAGCAGTTGCACCTACTGCAACGTATCCAAAGTCGTTAGAACCACATGTTCCGTGAATCATATAATTAATCGTTCCGTCGATAACACCACTATCCGCAAATTCAATATATGACGTTCCATTGAATTTCAGATTTCCAGTCATTGTATCGCCGATAACGTTAACAAAACGATCATCGAGAGTTTGTGTTTTATATCTAACTTCTTTATCAAATGTTGCATCGTCTGAAATGGTAGATTTTCCGGAAATATTAAGTCCTGTTGCAATTACTTTACCAGTTCCATCGATCTCGGCGATAATTTCAGAATCGGAATTATCGTTTCCGTTCCAGAAGTTAAATCCGCCACCACCGGATCCTTTTCCGTTCATAAAATCAGTTCTTCCTGAACCGTTGTTTTTATTCCATCCTATGTTTGCACCGGATGAAACCACACCCACTGGCTTGCTTGCTCTGAACCATGCAGCATTTGAGTTTTTTCCAACAATCAAAGATCCCGTTGTGCTGGTATCTTGATCGGTTCTCATGAACTGATTACTATTCATTCCATCGAATTTCGAAGTATCAGCAGCTTTGGCAGCAATTGGTAAATAATGCTGTAATGCTGTATTCAGTCCTCGAGGAGAAACTGCATAACTTTCGTGTTTGTAGTTAGCAAGAGCACGAGTTGATCCAGCGACATCGTTTCCTTGCCATGTTGCACCTGCATCTGAGTTATTTCCCAGTGAACCGTTGTAAACTGAACCACGACGAACTTCGGTTGCTCCCCATTCTGGTGAATCGGAAATTACTGATCCCATAGTTGCAGGAGTAATAGCGACATTATCGAGAGTACCACCGGCAGCTTCCGCAGGAGTTGCAAGTCTGATAACACCTGTTCTTGTAGGGGTTGCAGTTCTTAATGACAGTTTACGAGGAGTAACAATCACGTTATCAAGAACACCAGCTTTTGTTTCATCATCGGTTGCGATGCGTGAAGTTCCGCGAGTTGTTTCGTTTGATTGAGATACTTTGAACGTTAAACCTTTCCATAAGGTTCCTGTGATTCTCAATCCGTCAGAATCAGGAGCTTCGATCTTGACAACTTCGTCGGCAAAATATTTCAACTTCAACGGATTGATATATTTCGTATCGTCTGTTCCTGCCACAACGTCTTCATCTTTTGCAGGACGTGTGATACCATTCATTTCATAGTTTGCGATACGACTTGCAAGAGCCTTTGGTGTAATGAATACGTTAGAATCAAGACTATCGGTAACGTTTTTCGTATGTTCGCCGATTGACATATCGACCATGCGAGCAAGACCTGTACGAGTAGGAGTCGCAGTACGAGCCGCAAGTGTCGATGGACGAACAACGAAGTTACCTTCTGCTCCGCCATTAACTTCCGTCTGAGTCGCCCAGAACATCATACCAAGATTTGTTTCAGTCGCAGTTTTTTCAAACAGAACTTTAGGAGTAACAATTTTCGCATGATCGTTAAAATTATTGACTCCTTCACCAGGAGAAGTTCTTGTTCCTTGTTTTATACCATCAACTTTTACAAGAGCAGCGATTCCTGTCATTTCTTCGGTTGCAGCACGTCCTGCTAACTTTTTAGGAGTAACAATTCTCGAATCATCTGTTCCGGTGTTTGTTTCTTCTTGAGTTGCAATTTCTGCGATACCACGACGATCCTCCAGCGCGGTGCGCTCATGAAGTTTCTTAGGTGTAACAATCGTTAAATCATCCACGCCTGCGTTGGTAAGAGCTTGGGTTGCTAATTTAGCGATACCTCGTCTTGACTCTGTTGCAGTCTTTTTAGCCAAAGTTAACGGAGTAACCGCAGATTCGTCACTTGGACTATCTTCACTGTTTTTCAGAACCTCGGCTTCGTTTGCAAAGAAAACGAGACCTGGTTCGTTGCGAACACTCGCTACAGAAGAAGCACGGAAAGGAGAGATTGATTGCTCTGCAATTGCCCATGATTTTTTATCTTCCATGTAAGTCAGTTTAATCTGTTCACCGTGACCGGTTGAAACGTATTTGATTTCCTGAACTTCGGAGGTATTTTCGAATGAATTAACATCGTTCAGACGAGGAATACCGAACATTGCCGTGCTTGCGTGAATTTTGTCACCTAACGCAGCCTTAAGAGTTCCTACGACACCTTTAGAAGCGTTTCTCATACTCAGTTCAACGGTATCACCATCTGCCGGAGCTTGAGGTAGAGTGAATACGATTTCACCTGATGAACCTGCGATCAGAATGCGCGCACTAGGAATAAGAGTAATGTTCGAAGCTGGAGTTGTAGGAACAATTTTAGTCCAACGTTCATATTCATCACCGTCCCATACTTCCCACAGATCGCGAGATTGTGAGTATGTCAGACGACCCCACCCTGAAGTTTTGAAAATCTGAGACTTTCTTCCGACCTCACCAATTGAGCTATCAGGTGCACCTGGATGCGTTTTAATAGTCAGATTGTTAGTAGGAGTCATGAAGTCCAAGTCAGTTGTTGTGATTGTGTCACCGTCATTTGCATAACGTGGTAAAATCATCGTGATCTTGCCAGCCGAGGAACGACGGAAGATAGAGTCACCAGCCGACAGTTGAGTTCCTTGCGCAGTTGGTCCTATAGTTTTTTGATGAATGGAAGGATTAGTAGTGTTAATTCTCCAACCACCCTTACCAAGATTCATAGTTACGTCATATGAGAACCAAACAGTTGCTTTCGGATAAGTTAACTGATAATCTGAACGTCCGTTATCGAAAACTTTATCGGTTGTTCTGACAATAAGTTTCATTGTAGAAACTTTTGAGCTAACATCTTTGATAACGACGGTATCACCGTTCTGAGGAGCACGAGGCAGCATGAAATCCAAATCCGAGTAGCTTGGATCTGCTGAAACGAATGCACCAGGAACAAGCAGTAATCCACCCGGTGGAGTGCTACTAACGTTCATCCAGTTTGGATCGTTACGAATCATTTGCCAGTGAGTTGCGTTAAACGGACCTGCTGATGCGGAATTGTCCACCGGAACATCTCGCAACGCGTAGTAAACACGGTCGTTAAAAATTACAGCAAAATTCTTTTTGTACTTGCGTTTTTCATCGTAATGTTGTAAAGTGTTCCAGTCGATGAAATACTGGACGTTCACACCGTCAGTGTGATTGTTGATATCTGGATATCCGATATTGATAGCGCGTTGATCTGCACCGTCTAGACCGTCGGATACGCGAAATGGGATTTTACTCATTTTCAGTCCTCATGTTTTGTCTTTATTTATTACGGAGATATATGAGCAATCTAAGTGCCCTTATGGGTGAAGAACCGGGAATCAAAGTCATTGACTTTAGCCAGATCGTAATCGCGGCAGTCACTGCAAACTTTGAACCGAATGATGTGAATATGGATATGATGCGTCATGTAGCGCTTAACAGTATCAAATTCAATATCAAAAAATTTAAGAAAGCTTATCCTATTACAGTAATCGCTCGCGATAACGGTGAAAACGGATATTGGCGTCGTGATTTGGCTTACTATTATAAGAAACATCGTAAGCTGAAACACGAAGAAGAAAAAGATGAAGGCGGTTGGGACTGGGATAACATTTATACCTGTTTGAATACAGTCTTCAAAGAAGTAAAAGAAAATTTTCCGTACATCTGTATTGATGTTGACAAAGCCGAGGCAGATGATATAATCGGTGTCCTCAGTAAGAAGTTCGGACCTGAACGTGATGTTCTAGTAATAAGTTCCGACGGTGACTTTACGCAATTGCACAAATATGGCATTCGTCAGTGGTCGCCAATGATGAAAAAATGGGTGAAGTGCAAACACGGTTCTCCTCGTCGCGATCTGCTGATGAAAATCATAGGTGGTGACCAGAAAGATACCATTGCAAACATCAAATCCGAGTCCGACTATTTCTACACTCGTGAAAAAGGTGATCGTGCTCCTGTTATCAGCAAGAAATTCTTGGCTCCTCTGCTTGAAGCAAAAGATCCAAAAGAAATTCTGACTGGTAAGGAACTTCAACGTTACGAAGAAAATGAAAAACTTCTTGACTTAGACCTTATTCCTGATAACATTGAGCGCGAGATTTTACGACAGTTTGAAGTCAAACCTGCAGGTCGTGGTAAGATTTACAAATATCTCGTAAAAAACGGTTTAACGAAATTAATGCAAGATATGGACGATTTTTGATATGACTACTCCTAAAACTGTAAAACCTTTTAGTGTTGACGATGAATGGCAACAAAATTACAACGACCGTTATGGGAAGAAACCAATGAAACCGAAAAAAGAAAAGAAAGTTTTTAACGCTGATACTGATTCCGCTGCACTGGCTGACATGATCAAAGAAGCTTCTAACGTGAAAACGATGATGGAAGCTGAAGGTGACAAACTGAAAGACATCAAAGATCGTGCCAAGACTGAACTCGGTGTTGAAAGTTCCATGTTCAATTCTCTGCTGAAAATCTATCATAAGCAGGAACGTGATGCATTCGAATCTCAATCTGAGGAAGTTGTTGACACTTATGACCGAATTTTCAAAAAGTAAGACGGTCGTTTCCATCGAGATTGAAAACCAAAAGCTACAGGACGACTGTAGCTATTTGGAAGCCATGATCGAATGGGCAGACAAAAATAATATTGACGTTGAAGATATTCCCCTATTAATATCTGACGTATTGATTGCCAAGCTAAAAGCGGAGCAAATTGAACTAAATGCTGTTAAGTCTGAAAAAGCCACCTCAACCGGGTCGCTCAATCAATGGCTATAGCGTTTTCTGCTTATACTTAATGCTGAGTCGCCATTTTAAAGGTAACTATGATGTTATCAAGTATAATTGGAAGATTAACGCCACTGAAAAAAGTTATCTGCGTCGAAAAGACCGGAATTTCTTCGAGCGTCTTTCCAAGAAATATAATCTTGGCGACTTGAGCGAATTAATGATCAGCAACTTTGTTGCTAACCCGAATGCATGGATCGGTGAACTATCCGATTCGGACGCACTGAGTTTTTATCGCAAATTCGAAGGTAAGTTGTTGAAATCTGAAAAGATTTTTAAAGAAGATGTTGACAACTTACTCCTTTTCTGCGAAAATAAAAAAATCAAGTTTGCGGACGTTATAAGCGATACATCAAAGAATAATCCTTGGTTATTCCGAATGATTCAGCAAAACGTAATTCATTACGAAACGTTTGTGATGTTAGATTGTTTGTTTAAGTTCATCACTAAATATGATACTATGAACAACATAGTGTGGACGAACGATTACGCACCGAAGATTAAAGCGTATCGTAGTTTACTCAACTTTGATCAAGCAAAAATTAAAGAATGCTTTATTAAAGTTATTCAAGAAAATAAACTGTTAAAAACTTAAAAACTGTAAAAGGAATAAAAATGTCAGTATTCAAACGTAAAGACCCGAGCAAACTGCAACAGCAACTGGAAAAATTTCAAGGTAATTCAGGTTTTCAATCTGATGATGCCGATGTATGGAAATTAGAAGTTGATAAGCAAGGTAACGGTAAAGCTGTAATTCGTTTCCTGCCAGGTCGCACTGACGAAGATATGCCTTTTGTTAAGCTGATTAATCACGGCTTCCGCAAAAACGGTAAATGGTATATCGAAAACTGTACTTCAACTCACGGTGATTTTGATTCTTGTCCAGTGTGTGGTTATTTGAAAGAGCATGACCTGTATAACACTGATAAAACCGAATACCAGAACCTGAAGCGCAAAACTTCTTACTGGGCTAACATTCTGATCGTAACTGATCCAGCTCATCCAGAAAATGTTGGTAAAGTCTTTAAATATCGCTTCGGTGTTAAAATCTTCGATAAGATTCAAGCAGCCGCTGCCGGTGATAAAGATCTCGGTATTGATCCGATTGACGTAACTTGTCCGTTTGACGGTGCAGACTTCATTCTTTCTGTTAAGAAAGTCGGTGAACATCTGAACTACGACGACGCGCAGTTTAAGAAACAATCTCCGATCAAAAACATTGACGACGATGAATTTGCACAGAATCTTCTGGAATCAATGCACGATATTACTTCTATCGCAGGTCCTGACAAGTTCAAAGACGCTGCAACGCTGAAAACTGCGTTTGATAAAGTGATGGGTGGTTCTGCACGTCAGACCCGCGCAGTTGATGATTTTGACGCTGAAATGGCAGCTTTCAACAAGCCAACTCAGTCAGAAAAACCAACTCAGAGTGTTCAAACTGAAACAGTTGACACTTCCAACGTTGACGACGATCTGAAAGATCTTCTGAACGAGATTTAATTTCATAAGCGACCTTCGGGTCGCTTTTTTTATCGGAGTGATAAAAATGATTGCTGTATTTGCTACAGGAACATATTTCGAATTCGGAAACGAAAACAAACTTCCTTGGGGTTCTTGCAGGGAAGATCTCCAACGTTTCAAACAACTGACAGCTAACAAAGTGTTGCTTATGGGTGCCCAGACGTTCAGAAGTCTTCCTAGTCTGCTTCCTAATCGTGTTCACGTTGTACTGTCTAACGACTCCCAAGTCCGCTGTAAAAACGGTGATCGTCCTCATTACGTCTATTCAGGCGACTTCAAACGTGTTATTGAAGAAGTTAAAGCCACTGTAGGAAACGATATCGCTGTTATCGGTGGTCCTTCTATCATAGTTCAAGCCGTTCAATACGGTGAAATTGATTTCATGCACATCACCACGATCGGTGTTCAAAAAGAAATGGAGCATGATGTTCAATTTGATTATCGTCCTTTGTTGCATAAGTTCAAATTAACTGATAAGATAGTTACCAAATATGCAAAAGTTCATATTCAAGAATGTCCAATAACAATAACGGAAAGAATCTATGCACCAATATCTTAGTCTGGTTCGTCGTGTCCTGTCTGAAGGACAATGGGTTAAAAACGAACGAACTGGAACACAATGTCTGACACTAATCAACGCCGATTTGGTCTATAATGTCGATCAGAACGAAGTTCCTATGGTAACAACTCGCAAAACATTTTATCGCGGCGCTATTGCTGAACTGCTTGGATATCTACGAGGATACGACAATGCTGCCGATTTTCGAGCCATAGGTTGTAACACATGGAATGCTAACGCCAACGAAAATGAAGCTTGGTTGAAGAACCCCAATCGTAAAGGTGAGGACGATATGGGACGAGTGTATGGCGTTCAGGGTCGTCAGTGGACAAACATGTATGGCGATTCACTTGACCAATTGCGCAAAATATACGATAATCTTCGAAATCGAAAAGATGACCGTGGTGAAATTCTGACTTTCTGGAATCCAGGTGAATTCGAATTCGGATGTCTGCGTCCTTGTATGCACACCCATCAATTCAGTATTCTAGGTGATAAGCTTTATCTGAACAGTTTTCAGAGAAGTAACGATCTGCTATTAGGTCAGGTTTTCAATCAGATTCAGTGTTTTGTCTTGCTCAAACTGATGGCTCAAATTACAGGATTAAAACCTGGAAAGGCTTATCATAAAATTGTAAATGTTCACATTTACGATAATCAGTACGAGGTGTTGATGAAGGAAGGACAACTAAACAGAGTTCCATTTAAAGCACCGACCATGTGGATTAATCCAGAAATTAAAACTTTAGAAGATGTTTTAACGTGGGTTACTCCTGATGATTTTGTAGTCGAAGGCTATGAACATCATCCTGCAATCAAATATCCTTTTAGCGTATAGGAATAAAATGCAAGTAATTAAAAACTCCGGAATTACACAGGATTTCGATCCTGCTAAAATTGAACGTGTAATTGAATGGGCACGTGAAGGAACTTCTGTTAGCACTCACGAACTTCTGTCCCTAGTTCTCGATTCACTTTCTGATAACATGAAAACATCCGATATTCAGAAAGTGGTTATTAAAACCGCGGCTGATCTTATTTCTGTAGAAGAACCTGATTATCAGTTAGTTGCAGGTCGTCTTGCAATGTTCGGACTTCGTAAAGACGTTTACGGACAATATGATCCTATTCCGTTTATTGATCTTATTCGTCAGAACGTAGCAATCGGTGTTTACGATCCTGAGATTCTCGAAAAATGGACCGAAGAAGAAATTAACGAGCTGGAAAAACATCTTGATCACGAAAATGATATGACATATGAATATGCAGGTGTCATTCAGTTCCGTGAAAAATATATGGTTCAGAATCGTTCTATCGGTAAAATTTATGAAACTCCTCAGTATGCATATATGCTGATCGGTATGTGTCTGCATCAAGAAGAAGAAAAAAAGGTTCAACATGCAAAAGATTTCTATGATCAAGTTGCCGGTAAGATTATTAGTTTGCCAACCCCAATTATGGCAGGCGTTCGCACCCCAACCCGTCAGTTCTCAAGTTGTGTTAAGATTGAAGTCGGTGACAGTCTCGAATCAATTAACGAATCAGCCGCCGCAGTCGTAAATTATATTAGTAAACGAGCTGGTATCGGTATTAACGCTGGTCGAATTCGTGCGGAAGGAAGTCAAGTTCGCTCTGGTGAAGTCAAACACACTGGTGTTATTCCATTCTGGAAACATTTCCAGACTGCTGTTAAATCGTGTTCACAAGGCGGTGTTCGTGGTGGTGCGGCAACTCTGTATTATCCTATGTGGCATCTTGAATTCGAAAAGCTGATTGTTCTGAAAAATAACAAAGGTGTTGATGAAAACCGCATTCGTCAGCTTGATTATGGTCTACAAATCAATAAACTGATGTTCGAACGTTTGGTTGCCGATGATTATGTAACTCTGTTCAGTCCAGACGTTGCAGCCGGTCGCCTGTACGATTATTTCTTTGAAGATGAAGCGAAGTTCAAAGAACTGTATGAAACGCTGGAAAAAGATCCTACGATTCGTAAGAAGCGTATCAAAGCGCGTGACATTTTCACGACTGCAATGATGGAAAGAGCTAACACTGGTCGCGTTTATATTCAGTTTGTGACCAACGTTAACGAAAACAGTCCTTTCGATGAACCTATTAAGATGTCCAACTTGTGTGTTGAGATTTGTTTACCGACTTATCCAATCACGAAGAATATCGAAGAATCCGAGATTGCTCTGTGTACTCTGTCGGCGTTCAATCTTGGTAAAATTGAAAGTCTTCATGATTTCGAAAAAGCTGCCCGCGTTGCTGTTCGAGCACTGGATAATCTGCTTGATTATCAAGAATATCCGATGGAAGCAGCATTAAAAGGTCTGAAACGTCGTTCATTAGGCATCGGTATTACCAACTTTGCTTATTATCTCGCGAAAAATTACGTGAAATATTCAGACGGTTCAGCTAATGAATTGGTTCACGAAATGATGGAAGCATTCCAGTATTATCTGCTTAAAGCTTCGATGGAATTAGCAAAAGAGCGTGGTGCTTGTGAATATTTCCACAAAACGTCATATTCTCGCGGCGTTCTACCGATTGATCGATACAAGAAAACTGTTGACAATCTGGTTGATCCAGTATATCGTATGGACTGGGAAGCGCTTCGTGCCGACATCATGAAATATGGTCTTCGTAACTCTACGTTGTCAGCGCTGATGCCTTGTGAATCAAGTTCACAGATCACCAACTCCACGAACGGTATCGAGCCGCCTCGTCAGTTGCTGAGTGTAAAACAGTCTAAAGACGGTGTACTGAATCAGCTTGTTCCTGAAGTTGAAATTTTAGCTTCCGAGTATGAACTAGCATGGCAAATGGCAGATAAAGGTATGAAAGGTTATCTGTCTCTGGTTGCTATCATGCAAAAATTCTGTGATCAGTCAATCAGTGCAAACACTTATTCCAACCCGTACATTTATCCTGGTGATAAAGTTCCGATGGAAGTTATGCTTGCCGACTTGATCTTTATGCAAGTTCATGGTATTAAAACCATTTACTATCATAACACCCGAGACGGTGCGGACGGTTCGGAAAGCGTTGTTGAAGAAGCCGCTGATTGCGAAACTTGTAAAGTATAATTGAATTGGGGTCGAAAGACCCCTTTAGAGGAATAAAATGGCAACTGTTTTTAATAAAACACCTGTTAATCACTTAATGCAACCTATGTTTTTCGGTGATGAACCTGGTATTGCGCGTTACGATACCCAGAAACATGAAATGTTCGAAAACTTAATTGAAAAGCAGTTGAGTTTCTTCTGGCGTCCTGAAGAGGTTGACGTAACTCGTGATAAAATCGATTATGATAATTTACCAGAACATGAAAAACATATCTTTACTTCCAACTTGAAGTATCAGAGCTTACTCGATACCGTTCAGGGACGCGCTCCTAACACTGCTTTTATGTCCATTGTATCTGACGTAACACTTGACACATGGATTCCTACCTGGGCGTTCTCGGAGACAATTCACAGTCGTTCTTATACACACATTATGCGCAACGTGTACGAAGATCCGTCCAAGATCTTTGACGAAATCGTTCTTGATTCTGCAATCATGAAGCGTGCTGATGCTGTTACCCGTTATTACGACCAACTGATTAACGCGACCACTGATTATCATCATTTCTGTAATAACTTTACAGCAGAGACGGAAGTTAATGAAAATTATAAACGTTTGATGCTGCGAGATATTAAAAAGAAACTGTATCTGTGTATGCACGCCGTTAACGCACTGGAAGCAATTCGTTTCTATGTTTCGTTTGCTTGCACCTTTGCATTTGCGGAAGATAAGAAAATGGAAGGCAGTGCTAAAATTATGCGTCTGATTGCGCGTGATGAACAACTGCACTTGAAAGGCACACAATATATGCTGCGTATTTGGCAGCAAGGTAAAGATGATCCTGAAATGATCGAAATTGCCAAAGAGTGTGAAGAAGAAGCTGTTAAATTGTTCTTGGAAGTTGCTGAACAAGAAAAAGAATGGATCGATCATCTGTTTAAATATGGAACAATGGCAACACTGAATCATAAAACTCTGAACAATTATGTGGACTATCTGACTCGTAGCCGAATGATTTCTGCTGGTCTTCCATGTGATATTCCATCAATGCGTCATCCTATTCCATGGATTCGTAAATGGTTGAACTCCGATTCTGTTCAAGTTGCAGCACAGGAAGCAGAACTTAGCTCTTATCTGATCGCGCAAATTGATCCGAAAGTAACATCCGATTTCTTGAAAAACATGAAATCAGCCTATCCTATTCTCTAACCATCAAGGGAGCCTCGTGCTCCCTTTTCTTTTATGAAAACAATTGTTGTAAATCAATCAAAAGAATGCTATGATGTTTTCATCGGTCGTCCTAGTAAATGGGGAAATCCATTTACTGTTAAAGAGTACGGCAGAGGAGTTGCTATCGAACTTCACAAAGCGTGGATAAAAGAGCAAATCCGAACAGGCAAGTTAACGAAGAAAGACTTTGAGGAATTAAGAGGCAAACGTCTGGGATGTTTTTGTAAACCACGAGCCTGTCACGGTGATACGTTAGCTAAAATTACAAACATGTTATTCGAGAATAATCTACTCGATTTAATGAAATGAAATACAAACACTTATCAAAAAAGGATAAACTGAATGTTTTAAAGAATCGATTTAAATTTACCCATTTAGTGAAGTTAGATATGGACGGCGATCGCATTCGGAGGAATTTCATTAAACCGAAAGAAATAACAAATGTTATCTACGCGATTGCTATTGATGATGAATTAGTGTATATTGGTAAAACAAATTGCTTCTGGAAAAGAATGGACACTTACAGAAATTCCAAATATTGGAAGAATGCAAATCCATCTAATGTTCAGAAAACCGAAAAGTTGGAACAAGCAATAAAATCTGGAAAGAAAGTCGATATTTTCATTAGAAAATGTGTCGCGTTAACGATAAACACTGATGTTGGTTCCGTATTGATTACCACAATGCATACGGAAGAACCTCGTTTTATCAATCAATTTAAACCTGAGTGGAACATACAGTTCGGAAAATTATGAAAAAATTATTTAAAAACTTGATGAAGTTAACCGCACTTGAAGAAAACTCAAAATTCTTCTATCGTGACGCTTTCACCTCACTGGGAACGAAAGTCCGAGTGTTTAGCTATCATATTGCATCATATTCAGATTGGCTTCTTCCTGACGCGTTGGAAGCACGTGGAATTATGTTTGAACTTGACAGCAAAGACCAACCAGTTCGTATTATGGCACGTCCTATGCAAAAGTTCTTCAATCTGAATGAAAATCCTATGACGATGAATCTGGATCTTTCAAAAATCATGTTCTACATGACGAAAGAAGATGGTTCACTGATTAGTTCGTATCAAGATCAGGGATATCTGTTCCTGAAAAGCAAAACTTCGGTCGAATCCGAACAAGTTAAACAAGCGTCTTCGTGGTTGAATCTGCCTGAGAACAAAGAATTTCGAGCCGCGGTGCTTGAAACTACGATGCAAGATTATACCGTAAACATGGAATGGGTTTCTCCTGAAAATCGTATCGTACTGGGCTATTCCGAACCTCGTCTAATTGTTCTTAACGTTCGTCATAATGTCACCGGTGAGTATCTGGATCCTCAGACTATTTTTCGAATTAAAGGATTCAAAGGTCGTGTTGTTGAACTTTTCGAACCGGATGAGAATCCAGAAGAGTGGATTAAACAAACTCGCGCGGCGGAAGGCATCGAAGGTTATGTTGCGGTAATGACCGACAACATGTTTAAGTTGAAAACGGACTGGTATTGCAGTTTGCATCACACCAAAGATTCCATCAGTAATAGTAAGCGTCTTTGGGAATGTTGTGCAGAAAATGCAACGGATGACTTGCGCCAGATGTTCGAAGCTGATAAACTGTCCCTGAAACGAATTAATGAATTCGATGATATGTACGCAAATGCATTCTCTGATTCATTGCGTTACGTTCGCGATTTCTATAATCAGAATCGAGGAAAAGATCGAAAAGAATTCGCAATTCAAGCACAGATCAAAACGAAAGAAGATGATAAACGTTATCTGTTTGGTCTGATTATGCTTACGTTTAACGGATTCGACGCTGATCGAATGATCGAACAAATCAAATCAATGCTCGTTAAAAACGTTGATGTTTTTGTGAAAGAATAATAGGAGGGCTTAGGCCCTCTCTTGGAGAATATTATGATTAAGTCATACGTAAAAGGCAATCTCGTTCGAATGATGTTAACCGCAGTTGAACATGATAATGACCCTGATGTTGAATCTGGAAAAGTGTTCTTTACTCACGGTTGCAACTGTCACGCAGCGATGGGAAGTGGTATCGCTCCTCAGATCGCATCTAAATTTCCTCAGGTTGAAGAACAGGATCGACTGTTTTATAATCTGATGCATCGTCAGAACAAATCTATGTTCATGCTAGGAGAATCTCGTCCTGTGTCTCTTAGTCGCAATGTGACGATCTTCAACTCATACACGCAATATTATCCGGGTAAAGATTTTCGTCTTGCGGCACTTTACAAAGCATTCGTCAACATCAATACTATGATCAAAGGTCATACTCTGATCATTCCTCGTATCGGTGCCGGTGTAGCAGGTGGTGACTGGGAAGAAATCTCAAAAGCCATTGACATGGCGGCTCCTGATGTTAATATCATTGTCGTCGATTGGGACGGAACGGAGCTTTAAAATGAAATTAACCATGATGATGTTCATCGATCAAGTGGATTACATGCGTAAGAAGGACGATCTGTTTGATTTTCTTATTCGTCAGACGGATGAAGCACATCTGAAATTCATCTTCGGTGAAGGTGCGGAACGAATGGAAACGTTGAGTCTTTACGAACTCTTGATCATCAACGTAAATAAAATTCGATACGGTGATACCGATGTTGTTTGGACTAAAAAATACGGTCTGATGGAAAAGGCAAGTGCAAATCTGACCGAACATCTTTGGAAAGACGAATTCGCTGTTAATGAATTAGTGTTTTCCGAAGACATCAAAAAACTCTACATGGAACAAATCTCATGATTTGGCTAGTAATGGCTATTCCAATGCTGGTGCCTCTTGCAGCAGCATTTTATTACAAACAGAATCGGGGAATCGGGGAATACGCGATTCACATTGCATTGACAATTGCATTAACATGCGCGGTTTTCTATGCTGGTAAGTATTATCCTGCATGGGATTATCAGATTCTGAATGGTTATGTAACCAATAAGCAGAAAGTCTATAATCCTAGAACCGAATATTATGACTGTAACTGTCGAACTGTGACAACAGGATCTGGTAAAAACCGTTCGTCACATCGTCAGTGTAGCACTTGCAGCAGAACTATTCCTGAATGGGATTGGACTGTGTACACTAACGTGGGAAATCTGAACATAAACCGTATTGACTCAGCAGGTCGTAAAGAGCCTCCTCGCTGGACTCAAGTGCAAATCGGTGAACCTGCATCTATAGAAAGTGGCTATCTGAATCAGATCAAAGGTGTGAAGGACAGCATTTTCCATTACGATAAGAGCTTGATCAAAAAGTATGAAGACGACATTCCTGAATATCCTCATGTGACCGATTATTATCGTTTTGATCATGTAATTAACAAAACAAAGCTTGACACGAAAGGTTGGAACGATTACATTAACTCTCGTCTTAAAACGCTAGGTTCACAGATTCAAGTTAACGTCATGGTGATTCTGACTGACAAAGACTATGATTATTTTGATGCATTGAAATATAAGTGGTTGAGTGGTAAGAAAAATGATGTCGTGATGGTAATAGGTGTCGATGAAAACAAAGTTAAGTGGTTCGGAAGCACATCGTTAGCAGACGGTTATAAAAATCAGACTTTGCATTCCATGTTACGAATGAATAGTCATGATCGCGAGCTTGATGCTGGATATCTTGGTGAACAAATTGACATCATAGCGAAAGAGTTTAAACGAACTCCTATGAAAGAATTTGACTATCTCACCGATGAATCTGAGCCGCCAGGTTGGGTCATGCTGTTAGCAGTTCTGATTGGTATTGCAGGTTCATGTGGTGTTTCCTACGGGATTCATCGCGTATCAACAACAAATTTTAGTCGATATCGTCGATTCTAAGGAATATAAATGAAAGCATTTTTAGCAACACTGGCAGTTATCGTTCTTCTGGCAGCAGGTGCAATCGGAACAGTGATCAGCTATCATAACACTGCCGTCCGAATGGAAACAAACATCGGTAAATTCGATAAAGAATCTCAGAACGTTCTGAGTAACTACACAACGAAGCTTCAAGAGAAAGCGCAAGTTCCTGATATGTACGTGAAAGATCTCGGTGACATCGTTGATAAAACCTTTAAAGGTCGCTACGGTGACGGCGGCTCGAAAGCGATGTTTCAGTTCTTGAAAGAAACAATGCCGAACTTTGATTCTTCTCTGTACAAAGAACTACAGATCACAATGGAAGCTGGACGAAATGATTTCCGACTGTCACAGTCTCGTAAGCTTGATATCTGTCAGCAATACGAAGCAATGACCGGTCAATTCCCAGCAAGCTTCATTTTCGGTATGACAGGCAAAGGCTATCACAACGTTGTCAAGAAATGTGAAATCATCGTTGATGCAAGTACATCTGCCAAGTTCTCTACTGGTGTAGACTCCGCAATTAAATTGCGATAAATGAAAAAAGCCCTTGCGTAAGCAGGGGCTTTTTGGCATAATACACACATCGAAACGAAACACAGAAACGGGGGTTAATTATGAAAATCACTATCGCAGACATCAAAGCAATCGCTCGTCGCAAAATGTACCAGTATGCACACTGCAACTTGAGCAAAAATAATCCTTACTACATCAACGATGGTATGATTAAACATGCGGAAGCTTGGTTTAAAGAATTTGCAGAGATCAAAGAGTTGTCAACCAAGCAAGTTGTCAGCATGGAAGCATTTTTCAACACTCAGAAACAAATCTATCTTTTCGCTTGACATCATTCCTGTATGCTGTAAGATACACATAAACAAAGTTAATGAGGAAATAATTATGAAATACTACCCTAATACTGTTAACGTGACCGAAGTTGTTGAACATTTTGCTCCTAACGGAACAACTGATGGAATCCAAGTGTTCAACGAAAAAGGTCGTCCGGTCGGTTATCTTACAGATCTTAAAATTAAATTCTGTCAGAAAAGCAATGCGAAGGTGAAAGCTAAAGCAAGTCAGAAACTTCGTGCTGCCGAACGTAAAGAAATTATCTCCGATCTCGTTGAGGAAATGATACTTTTTCTTCGTTCCGAACTGCGCGTTGGTGATGTTTTTGTTAATGAAACCATGCCTAACGTCGATGTTAACGGTGAACGTTTTTACGTCATTATCGGAAACAGTCTTGATTCCTCGATTCGTTTGAACATTCGTCACAAAGAATTTGTTGCCGATGATTTCAACGATATCTTAGTTGGTGGTTATACTGCCAAATGTCACGACGAAACTGATATTCATAACGTTATGTTTTCTAGCTTGTCAAAGGAAGACGTTGCGTTTATTATTAATCAACTCGCCGATAAGATTTAATTTGAAAGAGGAACAAATTTGTTCCTCTTTGTTTGGAGAAAATATGTTATCAAAGCTAATATTAGGAGCAACCCTTGCAATTGGCTCTCTCGCGTTTAACGCAAACGCAGCAGTGAGTGCCGAACAGTGTGAATTTTCAAAGGAACAAGTTGAAGTTCTCAGATACGCATACAATCGAGGTAAGGAGCATGATCTTTCATGGACTTTAGCAGCAATAGCTTGGCAGGAAAGCAGCGCTGGTGTTAAGCTGAAAAATCCAAAAGCCGATTCATACGGAATATTTGGGAATCTTTTAACTACGGTTGAAGCACGATTAAAAGATCAGGAATTCGCAAATAATCTTAGTCGGGTGCCATTAAATAGAAAACAAACAGTCTTGTTATTACAACATGATTGGGAGTTTTCGTCAGAGTTTGCAATAGCCGAACTTGAATACTGGAAAAAGCGTCACAACGGTAATTACAGAAAAGCAGTTGCATCATATTTTGGTGGAAACAATCCGAATTCTAAGGCTGCCCAGCGATATGCCGACACATTGAATAGCAAGATAATTTATCTTAAAAAGTCAGGTTGTCTATGAAATTTCTTCCTTATCTTTTAATCGCACTGATTATAGGAGCTTTCGTATATCAGAATAACAAAATTTCTGATCTGTCGGAAGATCTAGGTGCTTCGAACAAACAGATCGAAGCACTTGTTACAAAACAAAATGAAATGCTCAAGGACATTGAGCATTATAAAGCCTCCAAAGCTGAATATGATTCCAAGAAAAAAGAACTTGAGTCAAAAAATCGTGCTGTTAAAGACGATCTGAATAGCAAAAAAGGGCGCGAATCAACAATCGTCAAACGCCCCGATTTGATTGAGAAACAGATTAATGAAAGCTTTAAGAAAGCCGCCGATACTCTATCTTGCAACACAGGAGCTACGGAAAGATGCGAAAAATAATTCTTGCTTCTCTGCTATTACTTGCAGGTTGTAAATCAGTCCAGAGCGTCCCAGACGCTCCTGTTATTAAGTTTGAACCCGAGGAGGCGACTGCGGTATCAATTTACGTTCCGCATTTCTACGTTCTGACTCCTGAGAATGCGTTAAGAATCTTGAATGAAAAAAAGATCTTGATTGCAATCTCATATGATGATAGCATAGAGCTTCGCAAAAGTTTAGAAGACGTGAATACTCACATTCTTATTCAAAATGAAACTATAAAGGTGTTAAAACAATAATGGCTAAAATTATTCTGACAGTAGGTCCTTCCGCATGTGGTAAAACTACGTGGGCACAGGAAGAAGTGAAACGCAGCCAAGGTAAAATCGTTAATCTGAACCGTGATGATATTCGTCGTTCCATGTTCATGTTCACTGCATGGAAGGATTACAAATTCACCGGTCAGCGTGAGAAAATGGTAACCGAAACTCAATTCGCAATGGCAAAAAGTGCTCTCGAAAAAGGCATTTCTGTTATCGTTAGCGATACTAATCTGAATGCGGCATATCGCATGAACTGGGAACAGTTTGCTAAAGAGAACAACGCACAGTTTGAACTGAAGGTGTTTAATGTTGACATTCGCGAACTGACACAACGAAACTGGGCACGAGAAGCTTCTGTGGATCCGAAGATCCTGAAACAGCAATACATTAGCTTCATGGAACAATTTGGCGGTCTTCGTCGTTACGAGCCTAATCACAACCTTCAAAAAGCTGTTATCTTCGATCTGGACGGAACTCTTGCGTTGATGAATGATCGTGGTCCTTTCGAATGGTCTCGCGTTGGTGAAGATTCTCCGAACGAACATGTGATCGACCTTCTGCAAATGATTCGCACAGTTCATCCAGACTGGAAAATCATCACCCTGTCAGGACGCGACGGTGTTTGCGAAGAAATCACCAAGCAATGGCTTATTGACAACAACGCAAAAAGCGATTATCATTTTCAACGTAAACAGGGCGATCAGCGTCGTGACTCCATTATCAAAGAAGAAATCTTCTGGGAGCACATCGAGCCTAACTTCAATGTTCTTTACGCTGTTGATGATCGTCAGCAAGTAGTGGACATGTGGGACATGCTGGGCGTTCAAGTGTGGCAAGTACAACAAACGGACATCTAATGATATACGCGATTACCTATAAAGATTTTAAAGGTCGTCGTCAAGTGTTGTTTGATCGTGGACAGGCTCAAGTATTCGAAGGTGCCGAGCTTGTCAACGAAAAGTTGATGCAAACTCAAGATCGACTGGCAGACTTACTTGATGGTTCTCCAAAGCGCGTGAAAGTCGCGCTTTTCAAAAAAGAGATACAACGAACTGATTATCCAAGAGAAAAAATTGCGTTCTGGCGTCAATGCTTACAAACTCTTGAAATCGTTCCGTATCAGTTCAACTTCGAGGTGAAAAAATGATTCCTGAACGTGTTGAAAGTAATATGAAGCCTGTAAAAGGACATCTGATTGAGTCCGATTTCTTTCGTTGGCCAACTCAAGACGAAAGACTGAGAGAGCCTACTGGTTTACACGTTATCTGTGTAACCGGTTATAAAGGACAAGTTTCCTTCTCTAATAGCATTCGAACTTCATGGGTTGAACGTGCGTTTGAATCCGACGAAGGACGTTTCATTGAGACTCGTAATTCCGTATATTCAGTTGATATGGACGATACGATGTGGAAAGTTCTACAAAATGAACTCAAGCATGAAAAACTTGATGTGGAGCGAATGAAGAAATGAAAGGCAAAGAATTCGATGTAATCTTTGAACCAAAAATTCACGAATTCGCCACTGCATTGTCCGAAGAAGCCCTGAGAAAGGGCTTCAAAATTCATGCGGTTGATGTTGACAAACAGCGCGATTTCATATATCTTGTTCAAGTGATGGTAACACAATGTGGTATGAGAATGCTTCCTATGCGACTGCTTTATACCATTATGTTCAATCCTGTTACCGAAGATTATATCTGGCATGAAGGACTTCCTCGTGCTCCCCGTGGTCAAGACGAAAGGCTCGTAAATTGAAATCAACTTCATTAATGCAACTTGCTTACATCGTAGCGCAAGAAAGTAAATGCATATCCTGGAAAGTTGGCGCGTTGATCTCCAAAGATGAACGCATTATATCAACGGGATATAATGGGACACCCGCTGGACAAGCAAACTGTTGTGACGTTGCTCATGACGAAGGTTGGACAGACGAGAATGGGCACATGCATGAGGATTGTGGAAATAAACATACCGAATGGTCCCAGAAAAACGAAATACACGCGGAGCTGAATGCGATTCTGTATGCAGCAAAACGTGGTATCAGCATAGAAGGAGCGACGATGTACGTCACGGTCTCCCCATGTGCTGATTGTGCGAAGGCGATTGCCCAATCTGGCATTAAACAACTTGTTTACTGTGTCGATTATCCGCGCAATCCAGACAACTGGACAAATATTCTTGTCGAATCGAATATAATCGTTCGAAAACTCGATAAGCGGCATTTGAACCTATTGAACTGGGAACACATCAATGATAAACTTCCAAGAACTGTTAAAAACTGAGGCAAAATGAAAATCGATCTGAATTCACTGACTAAAAATGAACTAACTCTTTACAAACGTGCATTACAGGCAATTCTACGCACTGGTGAAGTCCAAATTGTATTCGAGAAAGTTGATGGTTCTGTAACCGTTCGTCGTGGGACTCTACAGTCTCGACTGATTACAGAAAAAGCTCCGGATGTTCTGACTACCGAAACAAAAGGTCAGGAAAAACGTGCCGAGAACATGGAAAGTGTTCGTTTCTTCGATCTTGATATTAACGAATTTCGTACTTTCCGTATGGATAATCTCGTTTCTCTGGGCGGTAATAAACCAGAAGACCTGATTAAATTCTAAGTTTACTAGACGTGAGGTTATGCTATTATAATCTCACGTTAAGCAATTAAGAGATTTAAATGAAAGCGCTAGATGAATCAGTAATCATTGAAGTCTTTGCACGTCGCAAAGGACAAGAAATTACTTCCGAATCCGGATTGATTATTGGTCGCGAACAGCAAGGTGAAATCCCCGAATGGGGAACAATCGTGTCTGTTGGTGATCGTACTGTAGGACTAGAATTGGGCGACATCGTTCTTCTTCCGAATGGTCGATTGACTCATGTTCCTGATCCTAACGTGGTTGACGGTTTTATCTCTAAAGAAGATCCAAAGGCTCGTCAGCTTATTACAACTCACTGGAAAAATATCCAGGTAAAATACGGAAATAAAAATGCGTAAAGAAATTACTGCAATCATCAAATCTGCAACTTCCCAGCAGTTCGGTTCATATCTGAAAGGTCATGAAAATCAGGGTGCGTCCATTGACGTACTGAGTGAAATCCAACGTCTGCTATCGGTTAAGGCAATGAGCAGAAATAAAAATGCTCAGGCAGTGTTGACAGAAATTGCCGATTTTGATAATCTGCATAACGAAGCGCTCAAGTACGCAAAACATCTGAGCTTCCCAGTTCGCAACTTCATTAAACGTGAAGTTCACAATCTGGTTCGATAATACGCGACCCTGTTCGCAGGGTCATTTTAAACATCCGGCATTGATACGCACTTTGTCGGCAATGAAAGGAAATTAAAAATGGCTGGTAAAAATACTTCCGCTTCTCAGAAAGCCCGTTACGCTCTGTACAAATCTGACGGTATCTTTGCAAAAAACAAAGTTGCCAAACTGAAACGTCATCTGGCTAAATTCCCAAATGACGAAATCGCAAAAGCAGCACTGAAAGCGGCGCCAACTGCCACATCTTCTCGCTTCGGCAAGAAAACATATAAATCCACCCGTAGCCATCTGGATCGTGTGACCGACCCTCTGTTTGCACAGACCCGCGCAAGCGCTCGCGTTTATGCAACTGTGAAAGATGGTGAAGCACTGATTCTGAACGGTAAACTGTTCAGTGCCGAACAACTGAAAGAAGTGTTCGGTGTTAAAGCGACCGAAAAACGTGCTCCAGTAGCACAGAAGAAATCTAAAGTTCGTCGCGGTAAGCGCAAAAGCGCGTAATCTTTAAGGGAGCCTTTGTGCTCCCTTCTTTTTTGGGAGAAAACCATGGACATCGGTTCAGGTGCTGGATATCCAGCAGCGTCTTTAAGCAACTTTGCTCCTCATCCATTTGTGTTCGACGATGTTCAGGTGAACTCAATGGAAGGATTTCTACAATCACTGAAATTCAGTAATCCTGATATGCAAGCGCACGTATGTACATTAGTAGGAAAAGCTGCGAAGTTTAAAGGTAAAAAGAAAAAGTGGTACAGAGATCAAACTCTGTACTGGAAAGGACAACCTATTGCTCGTAGAAGTGAAGCCTATCAAGCGCTTTTAGAAAATGCATATCTTGCAATGCTTGAACAAAGTGACAGCTTCCGACGTGCTCTGAAAGCTACAGGTAACGCAACTCTGACACACTCAATGGGTCGCAGTAAAGAGAACGAAACTGTTTTAACAGAAAAAGAATTCACAAATCTGTTGACTTATTGTCGTAGTTTGATAAAATAATCACATCAAAATCATTGTGAGGAATATATTATGTTGACTGAAAATCGTTATCGCAACCGTAATCTGATTCGTGAGTTTCTGAATGATGTCGGAACAAAACATCTTCGATTTGACGGATACGCCTTTCTTCTGAAAGCTGGTATTCATATCGCAGATCGCATGACAGATCGAGAGTTTCCTATTGAGGAATTTACGTTCATCATCAATCAGATTGTAAAAAACAAACAGATTCTTGTTAACATCGTTAACAATCCTGATGTTCCAGCTCGAATCAACTTTTACGGGCATGATGATTACATGATTGGCGTGACATTTCACGCAAGTAAGAACTTTCCAAACAAATACGACATTCAACTTCGAACGTTGTATAAAGAGCGTAACTCCCAGTTTCGCGAACGAAATGTTTCTGTATATAAGGTGCGTTTAGCATGAATCTGAATGAAAGAGAAATTGACGTAATCATTCCAAGTCTGGTTGATTTCAATGTATTAAGCAAACTCGGTCTGATTTACAAAATTAATAAAGAAGTTTTGCATCCTCTAGGACTTGCGTTGGGATATGATCCTGATGTGGGAGACTCAGACGGTGCGATTATCTCCGATGATGATAAGTGGGAATATAGCCCAGAACTTGATCAGCGAGGCAGTGACAAGTACGAAGCATTCCTGAAACAAAAAATCGACGGTTTAACGACTGCGGAAATCGTCAATCAAATTAAGGCACGAAATGCAATCTGAAAAGAAAGTAATTCCGATTGATATTGACGGTGTAGCAGTTCAGTGGCAGAGTAATCTGCCATTCTTTGCAGCCGAACATAATATCCCAACCGATCGTATTCTGAATATGATGGTTGACGAAAAATTCCGAAGCATGTCAGAAATTTTTGGATGTGACGACGAACTGGCGGATCGTCTGATGCGTCAGTATAACTCCAGCAAATGGATTCGAGGTCTGAAACCATACGATGATGCTCTGATTGTTATCAATCGTCTGAAACACAAATATGATTTCGTTGCAATCACCGCAATAGGCAAATCCGCTGAAAGCTGTCTGAATCGTATTGCAAATCTGAACATTCTTTTTCCGTCAGCTTTCGTTGATGTGATGTGTGTTGATGTTGGTGAATCCAAAGTTTCTCGATATCTCGAAGCGAAAAAGAAATACGGTGACCGAATGGTGTGTTTCGTTGATGATCTGGCTGGCAACCTCGAAGAATTTCACGGTGTAATGTCAACTCTGCCTATGATTCATATGGTAAGAGGACCTCGCACTTCTCCTGAGTGTTTCCACTTCAAAGCTACATCAATGTATGACGTGGAAAATCTCTTGTCCTCGCTTGAGTCCGAGCGTCCTGATACAGCACAGCAGGCTAAGTTTAAAGAACAAGTTTCTAAAACTCCTCTTGCCGATACTCTGCGCAAACTCACAGAAGACGCTAAGAACTATCCTCTAATGACCACTGGTCGAATGGGAGAAGATTGGCTCGAAGGAATTCATGCTATGAAAAACGATTCAAATGTTAATCTTGTAGGATATCAACATGTCCCAAACTCAGATTGACAAAGACCTGAAAGTCGCGTATGATCTACTAAACCGGCGCAAACTGCGCTGGTGTTCAGGTGGAGTTTGTGCTTGCATGGGATGCGCGAATAGTGAGATAAATAAGGCGCAATGGAATCGAATTATCGAAATTCCAGAAATCAAGATGATTCTCGAACGTAAAAAAGCCGAGAATCAGGCACAAATGAAACAATTCATTCAACGATTAAGAGATCGACAACTTTGAAAAAGATTCTTGAACAACTTCGCGCAACTGATAGTCGCAATTCAAAAATTGATATCTTGACATCTAATAAAGATAATCAGGACGTCAAACGAGCGTTTCATTTCGCGTATGACAAAACGATCACTTTCGGAATTAAAAAGATTCCTCCGTATAGCACAGCTTTCCAAATGTTCACTTTGTCCCAAGCTTTGGACATGCTTGAATCTGAGTTCATGACTCGCAAAGTGACAGGAAATAAAGCAATCGAGCAACTGAAAATCATTCTGCAAAATCTGACCAAAGATGATGCTCATGTTATTGAATGTATTATCAAGAATGACATGGACTGTGGCGTTAATAAGGGCATCATCGACGAAATTTGGCCAGGAATGTTATCTGAAATTCCTCAGATGTTAGCGAATCCACAGAACGATGCAAATCTAGCTCATATTAAATTTCCAGCGTATGCAGATTTAAAAGCCGATGGTGCGCGTTGCTTCATGACGAATCGTGATGGTGAAATTAGTCTGAATAGTCGTAACGTTAGCGATTATATGGGACTGACAGATCTAAAGAAAATTCTGACTCATCCTCGACTGACTAACTATGTTCTTGACGGTGAATTGATCTACGTTAAAAAGTCTTCAGGTCTCGCCTCTATGATGGGAGAAGATGAAGAAGAACTGGACGTTGAAGCTGAAATTGCGAAACGTCAAGTCGGTAATGGTATTGTTAACAAGAGTCTGAATAACACAATCTCCGACGCGGAACAAGCTGATATCGTCTATCAAGTATGGGACATTGTTCCTGTTGATGTTTACTATGGTAAAGCTCCTAGCGTGATTGGTTACAAAGAGCGTCGAGAGCTTCTTGAATCAATTCTGTCGGAAATTAATAGTCCGAGTCTCGAACTCATTGAAACGACTATCGTTAACAATCTTGCCGAAGCTAAGGAAGTTTATCGTAAATATGTAGAGCGCGGACTGGAAGGTATTATCCTTAAGAATATGAATTCTGTGTGGGAAAATGCTCGTTCTAAGAACTTGGTTAAGTTCAAAGAAGAAATTCTGGTCGATCTGAAAATTGTGGATTCAAACCCACACGATAAAGATCCGAATAAGCTGGGAAGTTTCGTTGTTGAATCTGCATGTGGACGAATTCGTTGTAACGTCGGTTCAGGTCTGAAGGACAAATCACATCAAAAAGTGAAAGGTCGCAAAGTTTATATTCCTCTGACCGAACGTCATGAATTAGATCGCGAATTGTGTCAATCAACAATTGAAGACTTACTGGGAACCATTATTGAAGTTAAATGTAATGGTCTTGTGACTCGTAAGAATCGCAAATCTGGTGAAGCAGAATTTAAACTTTTTCTTCCTCGCGTTGTTCGTCGTCGTCATGATAAATCAGTGGCAAACAAAGTTGAGGACGTGTTTGATGTTAAATGAACAATTAGCAAAAGAAATGGGACTCTCTGAGTCCCGAAAATCATGGATAAAAGAACTTCAATCAAGACGAGAAGATCTGAAAATTGAAATGGCTCAAAAAATGAATGGTACGGTAAAAGAAAAAACCGAACTGTTGGGACGTTTCAGAACAAACGAAAAACAGTTGCAGGAAGCGTGGGGATTTAGCGATAATGCACATCTTCGATTCATGCAAGAACTGAAAATTAGCGGTTGTAATTGTCCATATTTTGATAATAAAGACGGTCGTGGACTTGTTCGTTATAAAAGCGAAACTTGCAAGTGGCATAACCTGTAAAAGAAAGGGTGCATCCGAGAGGATGCACCCTTTTTGTTTAGAAATCACCATCATCAATTAGCTGTCCACCGAATTTAGAAGCAAGACGTTCCATCTCCTCTTTTTCTTTCTTCGTGCGAATAACCGATTTATTACGAGCGATCTGAGCATTCAATGCCTTAGCAAAGAATTTATTAGAGTTTTCAAACTTACTAAGTTTCTTAGGACGACGAGACTCCATAAACGAACTGAATCCCATTTTCTTTAGCTCACCAGTTTGAACGAAATGATCACCGTCGTAAACTTCATTCAGTTTCACTTCATTAGCACCCAACACGCTCATATCAAATACACCGTGAATGGTGATGCTGTTATATTCTTCTCGGCTGCGCGTAATCAATGCGTCATTAACTCGCATTGTTGTGCCTCGAGATAAAATAACCTCACATTCTTTATCGTACTGACTTGTTCCACCAGGAACAATAACAGGAACCTTGTGGGCATCACGAATGATCATTGCAACATAGGTCATTGCTTCAATAACTTGCTTATCGGAATCAACACCACGCGCTTCGATATCATCGATTACCTCTTGTGGTGTAGCATACTCACGAGCACGTTTAGGATCAGCAGCATTATCAGCGCTATAACCAGCCGCTCGGTTCTGAATAACTTTACCGAAATCGGCATTGAACGCATAAAGAGACAAGTTAGGACGAAGACTGGTTGAAACGAATGTGCGGAAATGCAAAGCTTTTCCTTTCAAGGTTTCACTTAGAAGATCGGTTCGCATTTGCATACCTCGATAAAGCAGAGTTTCCTCAGGAAGTCTTACACCAGTTGTTTCAAACGCTTTGTCCAGCTTTTTGATTCGTTGCTGTTCGGTGAAGCTTTCGATATACATTCCGCCTTTCAGTAGTGCAAGATTCATGCTTGAATAATCGGTGCCTGTATATCCACGAACTGACTCTTTGGCTTCATTACCATGAACATAATCTTTCATGTTCATGTAAGTTTTGTAAACTTGATGCGAAATGGAGTTAATATATCCTCGACATGCATCCTCCACAGCGCTTGCCATATTAATTTTACCGGTATTAGGATTTTCGTACTTACTATCTTTAATCCAACCGGAAGAGAAACCTTCAGATAACCATTCTTCGATGAATCCTAATGCAGAACCGTTGGCAATATCAGCAGGAGTGATTTGCTTATTCTCAAAGCGTTGTCTCCAATTTTCTTGCTCCGCATCTGGTTCATAAGTCAGTTCATCATATTTCGTATAAAGACCGTCAACGCTTGGTCCGAAGATGTCGCCCAGTGAGCCTGAAATACGAGGATTAACAGGTTCTTCAAAATCTGGATATGCATCCATTGATTTGTCCGAACTGTAAACGGTCTTGTTATCTGCCAACCATGCAGAAACATCGTCAGGAATATCTTTACCGCCTGCGATATTCTGAATTTCAACTTTAGCAGGAGTTGCCATACGAATGTTCTGTGAATCCAGTGCGCGAGTGATACCAGAGATCATTTCTGCCTGTTTTGACATCTTATCCAGTTGCTTAGGAGCAACGGTGGTCATGTTGAATGTCGCAGCATACTCGATTACGTCTTTATGTACGATATACTTGGACCACTCTTTACCGAAGAAGGAATCGATACTACGACCCATACGCACAAACAGAGCGTATCCGTATTGCATACCGTCGAAAGAGTAAAAACCTTTCTGTTCATACTTGACAGGACTAATTTTGTTGGCTACTCTCTGCATCAAGTTAACAAGTCCAGCACCGTCCATTTCTTTCGGAAAACGAATAACGAAAGCATTAAGCTTGTGTTCTTGTGACTGATTGGCAACGATTGTCGCGATAGTCGCTACAGTTTGCAGAGGTTTGAAAATTGTTTTAGGAGCACCGCCAGTTTTACCAGTTTCAGAAACTCTGAACAGGAAGAACTGCGCAACTCTTTCAGCAGGCTTGTATTTTTTAAGTGCACCAGGCTTGATAGCTGCCATTTTCATACCAAGTTTTTGAGTGCCGTTGTCGAAGACCCACGCAGTATCTACACCATTATCTTGACCTACGGTCTGATATGTGTATACTGTGTTCAGTGCTTCAAAAAGTTCTAAAGATTCCATTTTGTTCTCCACATGATTTATCATTATTTATAGGGGTTGAATATGAAAGCCAAATTTATGGGTGCTGTATATGGTTCTATTATTGGTGACATCATTGGTTCGTTTAATGAATTCACCATACCGGGTTCTAAGAAAGGAAGAGGAACTCGAAAAATCACCAATAAAATGTTACATCGAGAAAGAAGTGTGTTCGGATATAAATTTGGATACTTCACAGACGACACAACGATGTCTCTGATTTTGATGAAATCTCTTATCAAGTTTGACGAAGTTCATGAATATCAGATGATGTGGGAGTTTCGTGAATGGTGGCAAAACGGATACATGTCAAGCGCCGATGAATGTTTTGACATAGGTGGACAAACTCTGCGAAGCATTAAGAAATATTTCAATATTCCAGATCATCGTAACACATTTGCTGACACTCGTGGTGATGGAAACGGTGCATTAATGCGAATCTTCCCGATTGGTCTTCGCTTTTACAATGATCGTCAGATGAGGGTTCAGCAAACCATTCGTGCTCACGATTTAACCCATGAATCAAGCACTTTGAGCCTTCAGCGTTGTTTATTACTTAACGAAGCAATTGCAGGATCGATGAACGGTCAGACGAAAGAAGAAATTTTGGAAATTCTTGGTTACACATTCGAAATGGATGAAAATATTTCAACCTCTGGGTTTGTTGTTGACACCTATGATGCGGTAGTGCATACTTTTAAGAAGTTCGATAACTTGATGGACGGCATCGTTTATCTTGCTGAAATGGGTGATGATTCTGATACTTGCGCGGCAATTTACGGTGCACTAGCTGGTGCATTCTATGGCGTGAGTCAGGTTCCTCAATGGATGATGAATGAAATTCGTCGTAAAACTTTAATAAGAGACTTGGCCGAAAATTTATATGGTAGAACTGTCAAAATGTCAGGAAAAGGTTCTCGAAGCATTTAAAACACATCGTGGACATATCACGATTCGAGGACCAGCGGGTGTGGGTAAGAGCTTTATCACGAAATATTTGATTGATTCGTGTGAAGATAAGAATGGTATTTTTCTTGCGACTCCTACTCATCAAGCTAAAATTGTTTTAGCGAAAATGTCCGGGCTTGGTGTTTCAACTCTGCATAGTTTGTTGAAAATTCATCCCCAGACATACGAAGAAGTAAGAACGTTTGAACAAAACGGTGATCCCGAATTGCAGGACTGTCGCTTATTGTTCATAGACGAAGCTTCCATGGTTGATGATGATTTGTTTGCAATTCTGATGCAAAGCATTCATCCTCATTGTCGTATCGTCGCAATCGGTGATTATCACCAGTTGCAACCAGTGAAACACGAAGCTGGTAAAATTAGTCCGTTCTTTTTAGATGAACGTTTTTTACAAGTCGAAATGACCACGATTCTGCGTCAGGCGGCAGATAATCCAATTATTCAGGTTGCTACAGGAATTCGTGAAGGTGGTCAACTGTATCATTTGACCAAGCAGGGTAAAGGTGTGTTTAACTTACCAGATCTGCGAACCTATTTCAAGCTGTTCTTTACTAAAGTTAAACAGCCTGACGACTTGCTGAACTTTCGAATGTTAGCATTCACGAACGATATTGTGGATAAATGCAACACTGCGATTCGTTCGGAAATTTATAAAACCGAAGAACCTTATGTTCCTGGCGAATATCTCGTATTGCAACAACCTGTTGTGATTAAAGAGAAATACAAAGGAATTGAAGTCGTTGAAACGTTGTTTAACAACGGACAGATCGTTCAGATTGAAGACTTGCGAAAGGAAGTTTTTCAACTGAATTTACCACTTGCTGGTAAACGCCCTGTTAACATGTATCAGTTAATGTGTCGTGATCTAGAAACGAATGAAGTGAAGCCAATGAAAGTGCTTGCGGGAATTGAAGACAAGATCGAATTAAGTGATTATCTGAATCAAGCTGCCCAACTGTTCAAGGGAAGCACAAGCAAGTATAAAAAAGCGATGTGGAATCAGTTTTGGACCCTGAAAGATACGTTTGCAGAAACGAAACCTTTAGGAGCAAACACCGTTCACAAATCGCAGGGCATCACATTAACCGGTTGTCTTTACTACACTCGCGACAAAAGCTATACCGATTATGCGATTCAGCAACAATTGGATTATGTCGCATGTACTCGTCCAACTGATTTCTTGGCGTATATGTAAATGAGCGAAGACGAAACAAACGAAATTAAACATTATGTTGATGAATTGTTTAAAGACAATAAATCTCCATTAACTTCATTCGGAACAAGCTGGAAACAGCTTGTTCAACTTGAGAAAAATCTAAGGAAACAAAATGATAACCTTCCAGAAAATTCGTGAAGACCAGCTCCGTTTTCGTAAACTCGCAGCAAACGGTTCCGTTACTGCGAAAGTATATGCAAAACTTTTAACCACTCTAATGGGAGAAGCTGCCGTTGATGGAAAAGATCCAGACTCAGATCAGCTTATCAAAACTATTCAAAAGTTTGTGAAGACAACCAAGCAATCCATTGCGATTCGTGAAACCGAAGAATCTCTGATGGAACTTCAACTTCTCGAATCTTTCCTTCCAAAATCCGTTACTGCCGATCAAGTTATTGAGATCAAAGAATCCCATCCAGACTTAAACAAAGGTCAACTAATCGGACTAGTCAAATCTTTCTGTAAAGAAAACAACGTTTTATTTGACGGAAAACTGGTAAGTTCGCTGATTTGATCTAAATAAGAGCGCAGACAATTCGTCTGCGTTTTTATTAGGAGAAGCATATGCAACTAAGAAAGTTGGTTTATCAAGACGTTCGTGATGCGGTTAACAACCTGAGAAAGGTTTATCCTATGACCACTAAACTTATGTCATGTAAAACCTACTGTCAGGCATTTTCTTGCTCGTATGATGAACCGTACTGCATTAAAGTGATCGATAGTATGGAATCAGAACCAGGTGATCGTTACGTTCGATTCCTTCCAGAAGGATGGGAAATTCCAGAAGGTCTGGAAACGGCGTAATGTTTCGAGTCTCTAAATACTATTAGTAAAGGAGACACGACATGAAAACTTGTATCATTTGCAAAACCCCTATTGAAGAAGGGCTGGACGTTATGACTGAAACTGGTCCAGTTCATATGGGACAATGCAAACATTATCACGACGACATTTTGAAGAACATTCAAGAAGGTGAAACTGAATCCGACTTGATTGAAGAATCACAACTGTTACTGTGACACAGGGCTTCCTTCGGGAAGCCTTTGTGGTATCTGAGTTCCAAAGTATTTTAAAAAAAGTTGTTTAAAACTCTTGCGTCTTGTGTCCATATCCATATAATTACTTACATCAAGACGAAACACAAAACAAACTTTCAATGAGGATTACATTATGACTATCAACGCTACTTCTTACATTGCTTTCGACATCGCAAAAATCATCGCTGCTGAATACAAAGCTGGTACTGAACTCAGCGAACGTAAAATGGCCGAAAAACATAACGTTCCACGCTCTCGTATTCAGAAAATCAAAAAGGAAGTTGCAGCTGGTGAGTGGGATGAAATCTTAGCTCCTAAAGTTGAAGCTCCAGCGCATAACGTTAAACAGACTTCCGTTAAACTCGAAAATAAAACGCACCAGAAAGCTCCTACGAAGAAGGCGAAAGCAATCTATGATTCTGTAAACGGTGATTTCGACCAGTTCACCCTGACTCTCCTAGAGCAGAATCCTAAAATGACCAAAGCATACATCAACGGTCAATATCATCGTTGTCAGAATGCTCAGTAAATAAACAAAAAGTGATCGAGTTATCTCTATAAGACTATAAGAAATAACTCGATCAAAATTGGGCAAAGCCCAGCGCAAAGCGCAAACTGTGTTATAATGTTCAAAGAGGAGACATAATGACTTTAGATGATATGAAAGCAGAACTAGAAGAAGATCTGAAAATTAATCTTACTTCTGTTCAGGCAGCGGCTTCTGACACTGCATCGATTTACGGTAAATGGGTTCGTTATCTCGCTGATGTTAAGCGTGACATTATTCGAGCCGATAACAATCTGAAAAAGGTAACCTCAGATCGTTTTAACTATTACACAGGACGTTCCGAAGATGATGTTTGCTTAGATCACTATGACAAAAGCGAACTAAAATTCGTTCTCGCTGCTGATCCAAAAGTGATGGAAGCAACGACAAAATTGGATCTCCTAAATATCATGTACGATTTCTGTAAATCAGCACTTGACGCAACCAAGCAAAAGGGTTATAGTATCAAGGCAATCGTAGACATGAGAAACCTAGAGAGTGGAAAATAAATGACGTTAAGAACAACGCATAGTTTAAAAGTTTCGAAATTTGTTGGAGTCCAGTCTGAAATCCTCGGCGACGTGGATTTTAACGCTTTGACTCCTATTTTCATTGCTGGAAATACTGTTCTGGCAATTAGTGCAGCAACGTTTGCCCTTGCGCGTCATAATAAGTGTGGTAACGTTTTCTGTGTTGAGTTAGCAAAAGAGTACACCGAAGAATTTGATCTTCTTATGCTCAATACCACGCGTGCCATCGTTGTTCGATATCATGAGATTCGTGATCACTTCAAAGAGCCTGAAAATGTGAAAGGTATCGGTTTTGATAACAGTGAACTTGATTTCATGTATAAGATTAATCTCGATAACGAGCGTTATGATATCAAAGTTCTGGAATCTGATGCTGTAGTCTTGAAGAAAGATCAATTCTTTACAATCAAGTGTAAGACTCGCGAAGAAAGCATTCTGGTTCGTCAGTATTTCAAAACGATTGATCATGAGATCACGTTCGATAAGTTTGAAAAAGTTATCAAAGGTCAAATGAATTCATTAGCTTCCATGTTTGGTGAAGATGATGAAGAAAGTATACCTATTGAAAAACTTGAGGTAAAATGTGATACTAACTTCCGAATCAAGTATGACAACGAAGATCAGTTGAAAGAAATTTTCGAAATCTTTAAGCTTCCAGCGAAAAAGAAAACTGTTCGAGTGTCTTACAAAAATATCAAAGGTATTCTGAATTGAGACACATAGCAATAAGCGCATTCCCAAAAGCAAGCTCCAAGTCGAATATGGCTTGGAGTCGTATTATTCAATGGATGGAGAAAAACATTCCCGGATTCAGATTGATTCTATGGGAAGACTTTTTGAAGCATGACTATTTCCCACACGTTCAAACAATCACTTATCCTTATTCTGGCAATGGCATACCTGCTGACGATATCACTTGCCTTATAGAAAAATATCCACACACTAAGAAAATCTGGTTATACAATGAAAAAGATTTGTCTCTTGATTCTTGTGTTAAGCGTCTTTTTATCGACGACTTCGAAATTATCACCAACATCGAAGACCGAAATAACTCGACCGAAAGAGCAAGCAAAAAGCTAAACTTGTTGAATATGAACTTAACAGCGTTTCGTGAAGAAGTTGTTCCGATTCCTTTCGAAGACCGAAAATATGATCTGATCTATTGGGGAACATGGCGTCCTGGTCGTGCTGATTATATGAAAGAGTATTTGAAAGACTGTTATGTTTCCACAGCTCCTAGCAACGTTCCTAGCTTCAAAATGTTTTGTGACAATATCACATTCATTGACAAATTAATGTGGGGAAGGACGCAGGGAACTCTAGGAAATTTCAGATTCACGCTTTATATTGAAGACAAACAGACCCATGAGTTATTCAACCATATGTCCGATCGTTTCTATGAAGCGATGTCGTTTGATGTGATCCAATTCATTGATATCAACGTCAAGAATAACGTTATTAAATCTGGATATGATATTGATCCTTGGTTCTTTGTCAGCAATCGAAAAGAACTTGAAGAAAAAATGGAATATGCGAAAGCACATCCTGACGAAATAATGAAGAAGCAAGCGAAATTAAAACAAATCGTTTTAGACGAATTGAAAGAACTTCGTAATAAATTTCTTGAGATTTACAAATAACAAAGGGAGCGAAAGCTCCCTTTTTGTTAGAATTGTTCCGCTTCGTCTTCGGATTTCAACGCTTCCGCACGTCCTTTCAGGGCGTCACGAATGCTGATATCGTCAGTATCGGAAATTTCAACCTCTTTCTTACGCTTATTATAAAATCCTTCCAACTCTTTCAGACCCGGAAGAGTCTGACAGCTTGCAATTTTATTCATAAACGTGTCAATGACAGCGGTTTGTGCCTCTGTCATTAATTCTTTAACAGTTTTCAAAGTATTACCTCTGCCATGTGATAATCGAATTTTTCGTCATTGTATCGCTGAATACGATCTAAGCCGTGTTTCATACCATAGTTTAAATGACTGTATTTCTTTTTAGCGGTCTTGCTTTTCGTTTTAACTGCCATATCATCAACAATATCCCAAAGGGTAGCAACTGCTTTTGAGCCATGCAGACGAAGAACACGTCCGATTGATTGTAGAACCAAGATTTTACTTTTAATTGGATGCGCGAACACAACGTGGTGTAAATTCTTGATGCTAATGCCAGTTGACATAACACCGTAAGAAGCAACGATGATCATCCCGCTATCGAGTTCGGCAGCTTTTTTAAGCGCTGTCCTCGTGTCGGTGTCAGTTTCTCCGCTTACGTAAAACACTTTGTCATGCTTCTTGCTCAACGCTTCGTATAACAGCTTACCGTGCTTAATATTCTTAAACATGATTACGCTGTTTTCATTTTTCGATGCGAGTTTTAAAGCAAGACGACAAATCCAAGCATTTCGTTTTTTATGCTCAGTGATATATTTAATTTCTTTCTGATAATCAGAGCCTTTCATAATAACCGATTCTTCGTCGGTATATCTCAGAAATACGCTGTTAATTTTCAGTTCAGAAACTTGACCTTCTTCCATCAGTGTTTTTGTTGTTACAGGACGGAATACTTGACCGAACATTCCGATATATTGCAGAACGTTTGATTTACCGTCTTTTAACGAACCTGAAAGACCGAATTTAAAGCGACAATGAACCATGTTTTTAACGATCTTACCGATTTGTGCACCTGTTGCCAAGTGACATTCATCGACCATTAGACAACCGAACTGTTTGAACCATTCAGCGGGCTGCTTACATGCTGTTTGCCATGTTGAAACGTATACAAGCGCGTCAGAATCACGTTTCGTACCGCCTCGAATACCAAGCATTGCTTGACGAGGGAATAAACGATAGTCGGTGAAATCGTCAATCATCTGATCAACTAGTGCAGTTGTCGGAACGATCATCAAGATTTTACCTTCTAGATTCTCACAATACCAGCGAGCGATTAATGATTGAATCAGAGATTTACCAGCAGACGTTGGTAAGTTCAATGTTCTACGCTGACCGTTGATTGCTTCGAATACTGAATCGGCTTGATAATAGTAAGGCTTGATTTCGTTTTGTCCAGCATAGATTTTGAGCTTTTCAATCCATGAATCGAATTCAGGACGGGTCATCATATGTTCTGGCTGGAACGAATCATCCACATAAATGTTGTAATCATTTTCGTTAGCGAATTTGACAAGCATAGACACAAGGCCGATTGGCAGATTACCGTTGTTATCCATCAATCTGATCTTACCGTCCCATGAACCCCATTTGAATTTAGGGTTAAAACGTGCACCTTCAACATCAAAGCTGAAATATTCACGAATTTCCATGATCAGACTGTTGCTAGCTTCAATTTTCGCGTGGGAGTAGTCTTGGAAGAGTACCTTGATATCGTATTTCATAAAATTCTCTCAAAAATTTAGTATATTGTTATTTATACGCTTGACAGACGACATGGACCTGTTAAGATGAATGCATAGAAACAAGAGAGAATAAAAATGAAATTTGATAACGAAATCACCAGAATCTACTTCGACATGGACGGAACCATCGCAGACTACGAAAAACGTTTCATCGAAATCTGGGGTGCTGAACTGTTCGAGAAGTTCAAGACTATGACGAAAGAAGAAAAACGTCCTTATCAAGAAGCCATGGCAAATGACAACTTCTACGAGGAACTTGACACGATGCCGATGTTTGAGAGAATGTATACTCTTTTCAAATCTGATAAAGATGTTGCAATTCTGACTTCTGTAGGTAAAATCGAAAGTCTGAAAGTCGCACAACAAAAACTTCGTTGGTTAGAAAGAAATTGTCCCAAAGATCTTTACAATCACTTGTCAAAAAGATTCTTCTATGTTAAAACGAGTGCTGAAAAAGCATACTTCGCAAACAAAAACGTTGCACTGGTAGACGACCGTGAAAAAGCATGGCGTCCGTTCTTAGAAGCTGGTGGACACGTTGTAATCGTGTAAGGAATAATATGAAATTTTACGTGATTCGGGGTTATACAGTTGCGGAAGTTGAAGTGAATCGCCCTCGTCAGGCATTCTATATCGATCCAATCGACATCATTCCTCGTGAGATTCTGCAACAAGCCGATTTTGTGTTTCAGATCGTCGAAAACGGAATGATTCGTTTTCTGAAAAAGCGTTCACCTGGTAAGCACAAAAACTTTTTTGATTTAAGACTTGCGTTAAATCATATTGAAGTGTATTATCGTGAATATTCGTTCCTCGATTATAAAATTGAAGGATTCGAAATCTGGGACTTTACTGACGTGTCCTCGATTGCTGAAAAACGTGATCTGGTTCATGACTGTGTAACTAAACTTCGTAATGGAAAATAAAATGATTATTTCAAAAAATGCTTGGCACTATCGTCTGATGTCTTTCTTCGACATGAAAATTCCTACCAGTCTGTGTCCATACTTCTGGAAAACAGTAGCGTGTTTCGGAATGATTGCAATGTTTACCGTGATTGCACTTGCTATTATCTGGGCATTGTTCTTCTTGGGCGGGCTGATGATTCTTTACCCGAATCTTCCTAACGGGCTGGATCCTGTGTCGTTCACGTTCACACTGTCGCTAAGTGAAGTCGGACCAGTGATTCTGAAAAGTCTATTCTGCGATCTTTGTTTGTTTGGTGGAATCTTCGTTGCTCTTTATGTCGTGTTCTCTGGATTCCGTCGCTTCATTCACGGTATTATCTACGATAGCCGACTATTCTCTAAGATTCGCAAACATGAAGATTACGACGATTATCGTTGGAAAAAGAAAAGCGCTCAACGCGAATCAAAAAACCATAAGCGTGAAAATCCAGGACTTATTCGTTCCTACATGAAAGCGCGTAAATCTAAATTCTGTCCTACTTTGGAGTTCAAATGATTACCGAAAAAATCTATGTCGTTTACGTTAATAAGGCACTGACTCGTTTTCTTGATGCTTATAACGTGAAAATCGTTTCTGTCGATGTTGACACCGACGGAATGGGAAACTGGAACGGTGGATTTGTTGTTGAGATCACAGGTCGCGGTTTCGAAATCGATATTGTTCGTGAGTTCGTTCGTGAATTGAACGAAGATCAAGGCGGTTACTAAAATATGGGGACGAAAGTCCCCAATCAGGAGGAATATATGACTAATCAACTGAGAGAAATATCATGTTTAAGAAATACAATAGTCTTACCAATCACACTGACAAGAAATTCCTGAACAAAATTCTGTTCGCAGGACTGACTGATCCTAAAGTTCTGTGGGTTGCGCGTGAAAAAATTCACGGTGCGAATTTTAGCTTCATTGTTACATCTGATTCAGTTTCTGTGGGCAAACGCTCTGGTGTTATTCCAGAAGGTGAAAACTTCTATAGTCATGCTGATATCGAATCTCGTTATCGTGCTGATGTTATTTCGGTTCGTCGTCGCTTGATTGATCTGGGTATTGCGACTGAAACTTCCGAAATTCAGATCTACGGTGAACTTGCTGGTGTTACTTCAACCGGTAAACTGATTCAGCATGGCGTTGATTACGGTCCTTCTGATTTCTACGTGTTCGATATCACTGTTGATGGTGTGTATCAGGATGACACCACCTGCGTTTTAGCTCTGACACGTACTAACATCACTATGGCTCCTTTCCTCAAGATGGGAACGTTTGATGAACTGATTTCCATGCGTAATGACTTCGATTCTGTTGTTCAGCGCTGGAAGAACGACTTTAACGCGATTGTGTGGGACAAAGGCGAACATCTGCAATATACCGAAACAAACACTGCTGAAGGTTTTGTAATGAAACCGACCGAAGTTCATTACGTAGGCATGGAACGTGTTGCTATCAAGCATAAGAACGAAAAGTTCTCCGAGAAGAAAAACAAAGTGAAAAACTTCAAGGCGCCTGTTCCGATGACTGAAAAGGATCAGGAAGTTCTGGACGAATTACTGACGTTCAACACCGAGAATCGTGTTCGTAACGTTCTGAGTAAAACAGGAACCCCTGATACCAAGCAGTTCGGTATGATCATGGGATTGACTGTCAAAGATATTTTAGAAGAATCTAAAAATATTCTTGACACCGCTGATGCCCCTGCTACAGTGAAGAAAACTCTGATTGCGGAAGTTAGCAATCTGATTCGTCCACACTGGGTAAACATTTGTAATGGTGAATTTTAATGAAACTTCTCACTTTCAGTCCTAACGCAATTGCAGCACGTCAGGAAGCATATCGCGCTCGTAAAGAATCGCTAAACACCGATTTACAGAATATCTCCGAACTGATCAAAGATAAAATTCGCACCGGAAATAACTGGGTCGTCTATCAGATCGCTCATAAAGAAAACATGAGCTTTATCATTGAAATTCTTCGAGATCAGGGATATAAAGTGAAGCGCAATTGGCTGTTTCATTCTGCACAAAATGAAATTGAGGTGAACTGGTGATTCAATTAGCAAACGAAGCGCGTAGTAAGTCCCAGGCTGTTCGAGAAGCACAACTCAGAGCTATTGGCAATGAAATCAACAAAGTGATTCAACGTGCAATTGATAAAGGTGAATATGAATCTTATATTATATTTCCTCTTTCAATTAAAGAAGAATGCTTGGACATGTTGAAAAACGCCGGTTATTCAACTGTTTCTTCTGGTAACGTAAATCATCAAGGTAAGTATCAAATTAAGATCAGTTGGAAGTAATGTCATAAATATAGAAAAAGGAAGCCTAGGCTTCCTTTTTCCTGTATCTATAATTCAAGGAGAAAAAAATGGCTCTAACGGCTAAATTAACCCCACTTGATTCGAAAATCAAGTTTGGTGAAAGTGTAGAACTTGAGGTCGCAGTTGAGGGTGCGAATGAATCCGCAAATTTGACATATGCATGGAAAGTTGACGGAAAGGCATCAGGTACGACCGCAAAATTAACAGTTTCTGGTGACAGTATTGGAACAAAATCAATCGTTGTTGATGTTACATCGACTCTGGAAGGAACAGAAGAAGAACCAGTTGTTGAAACTGCATCCGCTACAACTTCTGTTGTTGTTGTTGAAAAGTTATCGTTCGAAGGAATTACAGCAGCAGTAACCGCATCCGAGACCGAGATCAAGGCGGGGGAAGAAGTAGTGTTTACCTGTGCGGTGACCGGTGCTCCTAGCGATGCAACTGTAACATATAAATGGACTACAGGTGAAACGACCGAATCTATTACTGTTACTCCTACAGAAGTTGGTAGCTATGTGGGCAAGTGTGATGTTGTTGTTAAGAAAGCCAATTACAACGATTTCAAAGTTAATCGAAGCAAATCTGTAACCGTTATCGAAAATATCATCGAGACAGAAGAAGGAATACACATCTGGCCTCTTCCTCATATTGATTCTGCATTCATGTATGGTTCGTGGTGGGCTCTTGACGAAATTCAGAGTTTAACCAAAGAAGGCAAAGACTGGAAAACTGAAACCGAATTCAAATATGATGCTGAGATTAAAGGATTCAAAAAGATTCTGAAGGATTATAAAACTATTATGATTCAGGAATCCAGAAATGGACGTATTATTGATCGTGAAAAACTTGAAAGCGGTTTGATTTACTGATATAATGGGGACTATGTCCCCTTTTTTTATTTGGAGAAATAATGAAACTTGACTATGAATTGATTAACAGCTTCCGCCAGCTGGGTTTGTATCAATCAAAAGCAGCGATTGCAAGCTATGCGGAAGAAAACTTTGGTCTGAAAATTCAACGAAATCTCGCATTTGACAACATGGTCAAAAAGCTGGAAGAGTTCGTTGGTGCTGACCACGTTGTATCAAATGTTATCAATAAGACCGAAAAGGTCGAAAAATTTAAACTTGACATTCCAGTTAACGATGAAGAACTGGATGCAGCAATAGAAGTTGGAGTCCAAGAAATCGTTGCTGATACAAATGAAAGAATCGTTGCAGAACTGACGAGTCCTAAGTTTATCGCAGACGAGACAATCAAAGAGATGGCATCAAGCGTTGCAAAGAGCAACGACCGAAAAGCTGATCTAATGAACTTGCTTCCTCCCGACTTCAAACCTTGCTTTAATCCTATGGGCGACATCGAAGGATTTTATCCTCTGAGTTATTGGATTAACGATTGGATTCAAGAAACCGAAGATTGGCCATGGAAGATCAATGAATATCCACGTGTTCAAGAGCACAAATTCCTATACACCCTCGTTTATTACATCGCTATTCATGGTAAGTTCATGATTCGTGAAACTCGTAACGGTCAGTATGTAACCCTTTCTTAATCAATAGATTGCAAGTATTTTAAAAAGTGCTTGCAATCATCCCTCCAGTTGCTACTATAAGCACATCAAAACGAAACACACTTTATGAGAGAGATATTATGAACAACGTAATGAAAGCACTGACTAACTCCCAGATCGTTTCTGTTTACACTGCATTCGAAAATGGTGCAACAAAGGCACAATTAGCCCGAGACTACGGTGTTAACGTGAAAAGTATCACGAAAGCGATTGAAGTTACCCAAGTTCGTCGCGCAGAAGCAGCGGTGAAACGCGCTTCTCGGAAAGTTGCTAACGTTGAAGAAAAAGTGATGGCTCGTCCTACCAAAAAAATTCACGTTGTAGCAAAACCGAAGTTCAAAAAAGCTGCCAAGCCTCAACGTGCTCCGAGTAACTCTGCGATGGCAGACGCATTCAAAAACGCGATGATGAAATGAAAATAGACTTTAAAGTTGGAATGGTTAGTCTCGCTGGAATCAGCGGGACTTTTCCACGAGGACATGGTAATTACTTCACAGTTAACTACGAAGGCAACGATGCGATTGTGATCAACATGTCACACGAGGATTTTTGTGATGCACAATCAAAAGGATTGACGAAAGGTGGTTTGGAATGCTACGTGCTGGGACATAATAGCAAATATGCGATCTATGTTCTTGATGAACGTATTCCCGAAAAGGCTCGCAGTTGTTGGCATACCTATTTCATGGAAGGTGAACATGTTGCAAACGCTTTACGATATGTCTACAATATCGAAGGCTATGATTGTATCATTAAAACCAACCCAGAACTTGCTCGTAAAATTGCACGTCAGACATCATATGACTATGACAGCAAACCGGGATATCAGATTCCTACAATCACTTGTGGGTGTTGTAAAAAGAAACACGTATTGAAACCAGTTGAGTACACTCGTCCTGATTCTATTCTGTATAAAGTTGAAATCAATCAGGACAGTGGTGTATTCTACGCACCGGAAATTCTTGATGATATTACACACTAGTGGAATTGTTTGTTCTAAAGGTGCCGGCGGATTTGCTGGCATCATTTTTCACAATGGTAAGACGCTTCGAATGACAGTGGGACAAGGTAAGAACGTTACTAAATCCCAGATGGAATTGTATGGGGTGTTAGAAGGTTTGAAATTAGCGTTGATCAATCTTCAACCAAATGATACCATTCAGTTATTCACCGATAGCAAATTCGTATCGGAAGAATATTTGAAGATTCCTGCATATCGAAGAAACATGTATGCAGGAACAAAATCTCCGATGATCGTTCGCGAACTTCACGAAGTGATGAAACTCGCAGGGGATAAATTGTTCGTTGATCATGAAAGCCTCAGTGAGGAAGATCTTGTGAATCATATTCACAAGGCGGCTGAAATCGCAAGACGATTGGAGCTTTCGGATTATGCATACAATCCAGATACACCCGAAAACATTATTCGAGGAGTTCAATTGAAATGAGAGTGATAACGTATCAATATAATTTGTGTCGAGGAAAGTTTGAGCAAGTCGGATGGGCTCATAAAGCCGAGACATATTTTAAAATGATGGGATGGAAGATTCCCGACGAGATTCATAAAGTTAACGAGACAAAGAAACTCTACTATTGTCTGCATGAACCTTGTGGATCATATCATTGGACTAAGGAGGGTTTGCTTGACGAACTCAGAGAAAACGGTATTATTTCTTGATATCGATGGTGTATTGAACAGCAAGAAATCATTAGGGGTATATGGGGTTCACCTCTCCTCCGACATGGTCCGCTGTTTAAACAAGATAGTGAAGCTAACTCAGTGTGATGTAGTGTTGAGCAGCTCCTGGCGCAGCCTGTTCACGCTGGACATGTTTCATGCAATGATGTTTAATCAAGGAATGACCTACTGCCATAAGATTGTAGGAAAGACGGATAATTTTTCAAGTTTCAGAGGAAAAGAAATTCAAAAATATCTTGACGAACATGATTATTCGCGTTATTGTATATTAGATGATGAAACGGACATGCTCGAAAGTCAAAAACCGTTCTTCATTCGAACCGATTGGAATGTTGGTCTGACCGACGAAGACGCCGAACAGGCTATAAAAATATTAGGTCAAATCAATGTCAAATGTAAAAACTGTAATGGGTACGGTGTTCAAAACGACGAACTATGCCCATGTCGTGATGGAATTAAAAGATGAACTGGAATAAACTGACAAAAGAGTTTCAAATTCTGTGTGTGTTTGTAGGAACAGTAGGTTTTTTGATCTCACTTCTGGAAGCATTCATGATTATTTCGCCAGAATTCGGTCTTCTGGCAAATGTTATCTTCTGCATTGGATTTTTAATTCTGGCGTGGCGTGATGTTAATGCTCGCAAAAGGACTAATATAGTAGCCGCGTCCGGTTGGTGGTCTCTGTTAGGTATTGCATATCCTATCGCAGTTTCATTTAAAGAAAAATCATGGAACTCAATTTTATGGTATTCAGTAGTGTCATTCTTTATTCCTACTGTTCTTCTTTTCATGATTTGCTTCGGTGCTGAATTAATGGGAGTTCTTCCTGAATGAAATGTTACAACTGGATTAACAGCTACACAGCTGGCGGGCAAAACGCGCCAATTCAAATTGCTCATGCTCAAGTGGGTATGATTAAAAATTTTCTTGATCGTCCTGAAATTCACGAATTCATGGAAGACAAAACGACGGTCGTTCTGAAAGGTGGTAATCACAAAACAATGACTGAACTTGCTGAACTATTGGAAATGGGATATATTCCATGGTATGCATTCAGAGAATCGATGGACGCTGGTAACGGAATCATGACTTGCGTGGGATGTCTTCCTACTGAACGTCTGATCAACGCAGCAGCAGCGCTTCGTGTTATCGGTAAAAAGAATTTCATTTATCATGATAATAGCATTGTGATGCAAGTTCAAGAAGATGGTAAATATATTGGATTCGTGAAACGTTATCTGGATATGATGTGGGGCGATTGTCTCGATTTCAAATCAAATATCGAGCGCGTCAGGTATTGTGTTAAAACCGAGACGTTTACTCCGTGGGAAACTGCGTTGATTGAGATCATCGCATCTGGAAGGACTGCGTGAATACATTAGAAAACATTCTTAGTTATCTTATGTTGCCTGTTGTTGTTTTGCTGTATTTCGTGAGAAATAAAAAAAGCCCAGGAGATGTTGTGATCTCTTGGGCTGTCATAAGCACTTTAACATGGATTACCGGACTATACGGAATCATTGAGTTTTGGTAAGTGTTGCCGAACTAAGCTTTAAGCGGGACATCAGTTCTCGCTTAACTGTTTCGGTCGGTTCCTCGTTGAGTGTTACAACTATAATTCCTAAAAACTTACCCATGTATGGCGGAACAGCAACAGCACACATATAATTTCCAGACTGTTTATAGATGTTTAATACTATGTTATCATCCGTAATATTCGAACATGCGATCTGAGCGTCAAGAAGTTTGACAATAATCTGAACTTGCTGAACTGAATCGGTGAAAAGCTGATAGCTTGTTACCTCAGGAGCTTTCGATGTTGAGTGAACTAACCAACGACGATTTGCCTCAAGATCTACCGACCAGACGTAGACTGCATTAACTTCATCCCTTTCCTTTAAAAAGCTTACAGCTTCAGGAATCTTTGTTGTGTCCATAGACACGGTTCCTCGACTTATGTACGATTGAATAAAAGAATCCCTATACTCATAGACAGTATAAGCCCCTCCTAGAATCAACGTCGCCAAGACGAATCCTACTAGCTTCCATGGTGTGTTGATCCACTCCAATACAGCTTTCAGAAACTCAAGCTTAATCATTTTTAACTCCTAATTGTTGACATCATTCCTCATTCTGCTATTCTTATCACATCGAAACGAAACACAGATGAGGATTTAATTATGTATATGATTTCAACAGCACGTTTTGAGTTCTTCCAGAAAGACTTCGCCAAACTTGTTAAATTTGCTGAGAAAGTCGGTTCTGAAAAACCGTCTTATACTGCCGAAATGGTATACGAAAAGAAACGCGGGTACTTCTATAAAGTTGAAGTATCAGGAGTTGCTCCTAAGTATGATGGTTGGGAGTTCGTTGCTCGAATTGATAACGTTGAACACGTTATAACCGGCATCAAAGCTTTCCCTAATCACTACTACGACGACCACGGTAAATGTGAACACTGCAATGTTAATCACAACCGTGTTAAGACTTACATTATTCAAAAAGATAAGAAATTCATGGAAGTCGGTGGGTCATGTCTGAAACAATTCACGGGTGGTCTGACACCTGATAAAGTTGCTCGACATTTCGATTTATTAAAAACCATCGTTGATATGAACTACGATTACGATCTACGAGGTTGCGGAACCTCAAACGTTCATAACGATCTTCCTCGCTTTATTTCAATCGTAAAATCTTTAAAAGACAAATACGGTTATACTAAAGCGGGCGACGAAGCCGAATCGACTGGAAAACTTGCTTACAACATCATGACTGGTAATCTGAGTCGTGAAGAAAATCAGTTTTATTCACAGTTTCCTGAGTGGAGAACTCAACACCAAGATTATGCACTGGAAGCAATCGAGTATGTAAACACCCTCGAACGTGCAAACAGTTTCATGATTAACTTAAAGCAAATTTGCAAAAACGGTTTCTTCACTGAAAGAACCTCTAAAATTCTCGCTGCAATCGTTCAGGTTTACGACGCCTACAAGAGTTCAGTTGAACTTCGTAAGACAGAACAGAAAGTTTCTCAGTATCAAGGAAAAGTTGGGGACAAACTTTCCTTTGACAATGTAATCATCATTCGCAAACGAGTAACCTTCGGAGCATACAACATGCAAACCTGGTTACTCATGAAAGATGATTCTGGAAACGTAATCACTTGGTCAGCTTCCAGAGAACTGGAAGAACTGTTTGAAGGTGATACGATTTCAATCAAAGGAACTGTAAAGACCCACAAAGATTATCAAGACATCAAACAAACGGTTTTAACACGATGCAAATTCGAGAAGAAATAAGAATTGCCACTTTAATAGGGAGCCGAGAGGCTCCTTTTCGCATGTTAACCTTAGCAACACTTATAGGAAGAAAGCTTGCACGAATGAACTGCATATGCAGGTCCGGAGCAGCAGATGGGATGGATCTCGCGTTTGAAGCGGGATTTAAAGACGAACTGAAAGAAATATATCAGCCATGGTACAACTTTAACAACATTAAAACGAATGGAAAAACCCATATCGTTGTGACTGATAAAGAGATTTTGAGCAAGGCTCGACTAATAGCTTCGAAGATTCATCCGCATTGGGACAGACTAAAGCCTGGTCCCACAAAAATGCATACGCGAAACGTCTTCCAAGTGCTGGGGTCAAATTTAAATTTAAAGAGCGATATTCTTATTTGCTGGGCTCCGATCGAAGGACAGAGCATCACAGGCGGCACACGAACAGCATATGAACTAGCAAAACGATTAAAAGTTCCCGTGTATAATCTAGCGAACGAGGAAACAAGGGAACTTTTTATTAGTTGGCTTAAAACTTAACTCGCACGAACTGAGAAGCCTCAGATTTGCCCATCAGTTTATTCCAATCATCAGCCCCAACGATTTCACGTTCTTCTTCTGTTAGATTAGAATAAACGTTATTGATTGACAGAGCATAACGAACCAAAACACCGATTCTAGGCTGGAAATCAGAAGGTGGATTAACAAATGTCAAGAAACCGGCACCGTCGTTTTCTGTATATGGTGAGTAATATAACGAACCGACAGATTCGAGTCCTTCTCGTTCATGTTTACATCCTACAACAAAATATTCGAACAGAGGGAATCGATCAACATATATTTTCATTCCATTATTCATAACACCAGCCAGCGTTGAATTTAATGTTTCGTCGTCTTCCTCACTTTTAAAAGGTTTTACCCATCCTGAACCAGTAAGAATACTGAATACCATAGGACTACAAACAACATACGTTGCAGCATAAGTAGTTCTCTCGTAGATACGAGAACCAGCCAAGCAAATCAATGCATACAGTTCACGAGCTTTATCGGTTACCGATTTTCCTGCGCCTGAAAGATCTGCAATTCCGTTCTTAACAAAAAACGGGTCTTCGAAACGATTGCTAACGTTAATCAGTTTCTGAATAATATCTTTGTTAATGTCCATTGCCACAGAGCTGGCAACAATATCATCAATCAAAGCATCACTATCCATGCTATTAAAATGCATATCTTCGATTAGTTCATTTGAGATCGAAACTTTAAGCTTGCGAGCACCGATTTGTAAGTCCCATTTGCGCAGTGTAAAATCAACACCTGCGATCTCTTCACGAGTGTCTTCACCGTAAGGGATTGCGTCGGTAAGAACACGGGCTTTTGCAAGTGTGATACCAGTCATTAGTTTCTGATAATCATCTTCACCGTCTAATGAGCTAAAAGTGACATTCTGTGTCACCTCGAAGAAAAGACCCTTACTTTCGACTTTAAATTGATCGCCAGCTTCATAAGCTTTTGATACATCAAACTCGTCTAGTTTGTAACCCTGAGTAATTCCCAGTGCGCCTGTTGAAGTGCCTGGATCATGATAGATATCCGATTTAATTGAATCATCTTCTTTCTTTCCGGTGTTGTATACTGACAATCCATATACCGAAGCGTTAGGTGTTTTAGTTACTTGGGTAGCAACAAGATCCGTAAAAATAATGTTATCTGCTTTACCAGTTACGGAGACGAGCGTAGGACGACCATTCTCGACGTTACCGGTTTGATTCGATTCGTGAATCAATTGTTTAATGTGTTTGTAGCTCATAATGTCTCCTGAGTTATTATGAATTATTTATAACAAAACCTATTGGAGTTTTTTGTTATAATTTATGACATACTAGGTTTAGCAATGAAATATTCGGTTATCTAGAACTATTGTTTGAATTTCGTATTAAACGAATCGTAAAATCCCAATAAAAAAGGGACTCCCGAAGGAGTCCCTTAAAGGAGTTAAAACTTAAAGTCCTACAACCGTAACACGACGGAAGTAAGCGTTTTTACCGAACAATTCAACACCTGGCATACCGCTAGAGATTTTGTTGAATCCTTTGAACTTAGTAGAATCGGCCATTGGGTTAACACCAACTGCATAGCGAGTCTTGAATCCAAGAACTGGCTGCATGTTTTTCGGATCAGTTCCGCGCAGAGGAGTCAGAGCAACGTATGGGCTGTAGTAGATACCAGCGTCCATCTCAGTAGCACCTTTGTAACCTACAGTGAAGTAGTCGTAAGTTGCATACATGTCGATGTATACGTTATATTTACCAGCAAGACGTCCAGCGAAGGTCGCTTTGTTAGTATCGCTATTCAGCTTATCACCGTTCAGACCGTGAGCAGCAGGACCTACGAAAGCGTCAGTCTGACCCAGAGCGTTCACAATGTTACGTGAAGCGATTACGAAGTTACCAGCACCGCGACCAGTCTGACGACCAATTTCAGTTGCTTCTTTCTCGATTTGGGTGATCAGAGATTTGTATGCTTCACCTCTCCAACGTGCTCCACCGATATCAAACGGGTTACGCAGATCGAACACACCAGCTTTACCGCCCTGAGTGTTAGTGAAACCTGTTTTACCGACCTGTGCAGTAGCGTTAATCCACAGCAGAATTTCTCGGTTGATTTCAAGAAGAATTTCAGTTGCCAGAATTGAACTCAGTTCCTGGTCAGCATCCAGACCGTGAACAGCGCGAAGGTCCTGAGCAAGTTCGATTGAGTATTGAGCTTTCAGCTGGCGAGATTTAGCTTCGACAGTTTGTTTATCAATACGGAACGACATTTCTTTCCATGGGTTGTTCTGAGAACCGTTAAAGCCTTCTTGCAGTTCTGCGATAGAAGTTGCCATACCTTCAGCAATCTCAACAACAGCATTTGCAGCCAGCGCTTCGGTCGCAGATTCAAACTCATTAGCAGTGATATCACGTACAGCCTGTACGTAACGCAGACCATCTTTATCCAGATCAGCTACAGCAACAGTACCAGAACTGATTTCAGCAGTCAGATTCAGAGCGTCAAACACGGTGTGTGAGCCTTTACCGGAGTACATTGAATCAGGAGTACGAGTTGGGTGGAATGCTTCAACAGCGTCGGAAGCCAGAGGATCTTTACCGTACATAGAGCGCAGAGAGAAGATCTGACCAGTTGGTCCGTTCATAGGCTGAACACCGCAGATGTCAAGAGCCAGCATGTTAGGAATAGCACGACGTACCAGACCCATAACAGTTGGTCCAACGTTTGTTACTGCACCAGTAGTTTCACCAGCAGCGATTTTCTGAGGATCATAACCGTGATCACCATCAACAACAGCTTCTGATAGAGGAGCAATGCCTTTCATCATCGCTACCAGATTGTGATCGGTGTAAACACCTTCAATATTACCTTCGATGTCTTTATGCTGGTTTTCCAGAATTGCAGCAACGATGGTCTGACGAGTTTCACCGACGATAGCTGGAACGTCTTCGTGATTCAGAACTGAGTCCCATTTCTCAACGATCATAGATTGTTTCATTTAAAATTCCTTAAAAATTTGTTTTGATTAGATACAAGTATTTAGAACGCCCACCCATTAAATGGCGCGAGCGTATTGTTCCATATAAGACGGAGTTTTCTTAGCTTCAACAATTGGAGCTTCTGGATCACCGTTCAGACCGTCAAGATTTTCATCAATTTTACCTGATTTATTTCCAGCAACGTCTTTACCAACTTTTTCAGTCGCAGCTTTAGTCTGAGACTTTTCCTGTTTTTCGGTATCAGCAGGCGAATGAGCTTCTTCCGCAGGAGATTTAGACTCAACCATTTCCACGATAGCGTCAAGTTTGGCTTGGAACTTATCGTCAAATTTCAGTCCTTCAACAAGCGTTGCAACTTTTTCTTTCTGGGATTCAGTCAGATTTGCGGTTGCAGTTTTAACAGACTCAGCCATTTTCAGAGCGTTATTTTCTTCACGCAGTTGTTTGTTTGACTTAACAACTTTATTTAGTTCTTCCGCCGATTCAGCAAGTTCAGCTTCCATTTCAGAAACTACGTTTACAGATTCCGCAGGAACTTCGATGTTATGCTCAACAAATACAGCTTTCATAGAAGCCATCAGAGATTCAAACAGGTCAACTTTCATACCGTTTTCTAGAGCAACTTTGTTGTCTTCTTTCCAGCTTTCAACCAAATGGTCGAAATAAGTGTTGACACTTTCGTTAATTTCTTCTACTTCTTCTTCCACACGAGCTTCAACCAGTTCGTCAGCACGAGCGGAAATTGCTTCGATATGAGATTCTGCCAGAGTTAGAGCGCGAGCTTTAACGGCACTTTCAAAAACGGCGCTGAATTTAGTCTTAGTATCTTCATTCAGTTCGACGGATTCGAAAATGTTATCCAGCTCAATTGGGGTATCAATATTCTTTGATTCCGCCAGCAATTGATCTTTTAAAGACATTTTGTTTCCTCGTTAATTAAAAATCTATATGTATTTATAGAAGTTTTTGGAGATTATTTGAAAGTTGTTCAAAAATCTCGTCAGCGCCTCTTTTCTGAGTTGGCATCTCAATTTCTTTGCTTTCTGTAAAGGCTTTCGGATATGCACTAGGAGCGCTCGGACCCCATACAACATCCACACCTACAGTAAGCTTAAATCCTTCTTGAACTTCGTTAATACCAGCGGAAGTTTTTTTAACGCTTCCCAGTCCACGAGAAGAAACACCAGGTCTCCATCCTGCTCGGATTAAAGCGGCAGTTTTATCCCCAGCACCATTATCCCCTTCGATAATACGAGCGCGTCCCATCACGTTATCACCATCCCACCATAACTTTTCAATTAAGATAGCAGCTTGAGCTGGATCAACAAAAGGACGTGGAGGATGATTCAATTCACCGAGAGCTTGCTTCGTGTTAACTTGTTCTTGAATGTATTTAGATACGGATTTTTCAAGCACTTTTTTAGGATATAAGCGTTTATTTCCGTTTAATACATTCGCTTGCATGAAAATGCCTTCGATATAAAGCGCGCCTTTTCCATCATCAACGACAGATTCAATTAATGATTGATTTTCGCCGCTTCCAACAGGACATCCCCATTGCTCAATAAGCAATTCTTCCTTCATTTTGAATATCCTATTAATCTAGACCCATTGATTTGCGGCGGCGTTCAGCGCGTTTTTTCTTACGCATTGCACGAACAACAATTGTTGGGTTGGCTTTACGAGTTTTTGCGGCTTTGCGAGCAATCAGACGACGTTTTGCAGTTGAAAGACCGGTGGTCTGATATGCCAGTCGTTTTCGAGTTTCTCGGTCTTTCGTGCGGGTAATATTTCCCTTGGCGTCAACGTGCTTAACAATTACTTCTTGAAGGGACAAACCCTCCTGCACCGACAGCATCGCGAGCGCAAGTGTAGCATCTTCATCGATAATCTTATCAATAAAAGCAGGAGAGTCTTCTCCGAAGATTTCCACTTTAGTTTTAGCTTCGTCTAAGCGAAGCTCCAGTTCTTGTTCAGTCATTGTCCGCCTCCATTGAAACCGGAACTTCAGGAAGTGCAACGCTGTTAGCGATTTCTTGCTTCATTGCACTAAGGGTTGACGCTACGCGGGTGGACATTTCTGCGTTAAAAGCAGACTTAGCCGCCATTAAATCACCAGCGCGAACGGCTTGTAAAAAATTATTGTTCATTAAAACTCCTCAGGTTCTTCGTCTGTTTTAAAACGATCAATTTTCGATTCTTCCTCGATCAACTTGGCTTCGCGCTCGATTTCTTCATCGGACATTTTAAAGATATCTTTCATAACATATTCGTTAGAAATGTATCGACCAATGAAAGGCTCAAGTGATTGCATTGTTGCCACTCGACGTTCTAAGATTTCAACGTCTTTCATTTCTTCGTAATAAGAATTTTTGTTAAAAACAACTTTAATATTTTCTACGTTTTCTTCCCATTCTTCTTCGGAAATAATACGCTTCATAATCAAGTTAGTTTTAAGTGGATCAAGGAATATATCTTCAAATCGCGATTGTAAACTGGTAATGAAATCTGCAAATTTAAGTTCATCTCGCGTAATTTCAACACCACCACTAAACGTTACACCGCCCTGAGTGTTAGGAATACGACTCAACGGAATCTGTAAAGCTTCATACAGTTTTTTATTGAAATATTCGACATCAGTGATCTCACCAAGCGATTGCGCCCCAGGCAAAGATGTAACCTCAGTTTTCGCATTACCGTCACGACGCATCAGGAAGTAATCTTCTGTCATAGACAGATTATTAAACTGGTTTTTGACCTTACCTGTGCTGGAATCATAAACAACGCGATTTTTAAGCGTCTGCATAATTCCGTTCGTATACTGAATAGCTTTCTTGTTAGGCATCGTTCCTACGTCGATATAAAACACACGACGCTCAGGAGCGCGAGTAATACGATAGATAACCATCGCATCTTCTAACATTTTTAACTGGTTTGCAGGTTTAACAGCCCATTGCAAATGTCCGATAATTCTTTTACCGCACTGACCTTTAATTCCTGAATGTGCGTAAACGATAGCGCTACGAGGAATTTTAATTTTCGCAGAATTTTGTTGGGTAATTCCAAACTTAAATTCATCACCTTCTGTAGTATATATGAATGATTCCTTGATACCGACCACGATCTTAACACCCTTTTCGGTGTCGGTCTCGATCTCGCGCAGAAATTCCATTCGACGAGGATCTAACAAACGAAGTTCTTTGATACCATCTTTGGGATTATTTCCGATGATCTTATGAAAAAAGATTCTCGAATCAATATACCACTGACGAAATAAACTCGCACCTTCTTTTTTGAATTTTAATAATGAAAGAACTTCGTTGAATTCTTCATTAATTCTGTCCTGAATCGATTTACTGAATTCAGTAGAATCTAGATTCAAGAAAACAGTATCTTTGTTATCTTCGCGAACAATAGCGTCCGAGACGATTTCCTGAACGGCGTTATGCACTTCAGGATACATGGCAATACCTCGATACATGTTAATCATGTTTTCGGTGTCATTTGCCACAGTTGTGTGATTAAAGAATGATTGATTAATTGCAGCGTAAGGATCAATTGTTCCTAACTGACGTTCAACTTCAACAGCACCATCGGTGTTAGCCGGGGCACTGAATGATTCTATTCCGTCTCTCAGCTTTTCTTTATAATCTTTTTCATCCTGTTCACCGAATTTCTTTAAGAAACTAAGCATTCAAAAATCCTCTCAATTTTCTTGTATTTATGCTTCCTCAAAATAAGAGGACTTTTGAATGGGCAACGAATTGCCCATAAAATTAAATCCACCAGTCAACAGAAAGTGTAACTTCGAAAGTTTCCACTTCGTTGTTGGTATCCCAGTCAAGAGCGACTTCGCCAACATTGGTCGGCCAGCAGCCGTAGATAGTGTGAGAAGCAGTTGCCTGACCCTGACGGTTAAGCTGTGTAACTTGAGCCTCTTTTTTGTACACATCTGGATTTTCACCGTAAATCTGACGATCAAGAGCATGAACTTGGTTCTGCCAATCAATGAATTGCTGGCGAACTTCGTGAGCAACGTCATTATATACGGTAATGGTCCAGTCTTCGAATGTACGATCACCACCTAATTTAATTTTTTTATTCTGATAACCAACGATAACTGGGTCGGTTACACCCGCTGGCATCGAACCAGCTTTACATTTGAATTTGATATTACGACCTAGGAATGGGATTTCAATCTCAAACAAGTTAGGACGAGCAAGATCACCAGATTCAAATGCTTTAGTCAGATCTGTTAATTCCATCTTTTCTCCTAATAGGGAGCTTTCGCTCCCTTAATTATTATTGCTGTGCACCGATAATTTCATCGAAGTCAGCGCCGGTAGCGGTCGCGATGAAATTCAGGGTGATGAAGTTAATTGAACGAGCTGGTTTGATATAAATTGAACACACGAATTCATTACGATCAATGATAGTCGGGGTGTTATTTGTTTCATCACACACAACACGGAAATCATAGATGCCGCCCAGAGAGCGAATTGTATCCAGATAAGCGTTAACTTCTGAACGGAATGCAGCACGAGTAAACGCATCGTTTATTTCGAACAGAACGAACTTCGCACGATCACCGATTGATTTTTTCAACAGATTGAACAGACGACGAACGTTAATACGGTCGAATGGAGATGGAACTTGCGTACCAGTTTTATCACCATACAGAACGAAACCTTGTCCTGGGAATCCAACAACTGGGTTAACACCAACTGAATAAAGTCCGTCGCGCTGTGCTTGACGAGTTTCAAACGCAAGTTTAATAACACCAGAAATCTGCCCACGATTGAAACCAGCCGGTGACATCCAAGGCTGTCCAACGTTATCAGTTTTCGCACACAGACCCGCAATATCACCAGCCAGAGGCAACCAGCGATTCACATCGTTGTATTTGTCGTACTGATATTTATAGTTAGCGTCAAACGTGATATAGCTTGAATCAACATTCAGGTTGTCTTCTACGAAGTCACCCGATGCATCAACACCAGAACGCCATTCGGTGATAGCACGATATGCGTCCGAGCTTGAACGATTCACAAGAAGTTCGCGCGGAGGAGACAACATAGCGAGACAATCTTTACGAGTCTCAGCAACGTACATGGCAACATAACGCTGAACTTCCGAAGCGATTTTGATTGATTCTCCAGCAACGTTACCAGCAATCAGCAAGTTAACGTAAATTTGTTCGCGATCTGAGAACTGATCCCATGCAAGAGTATAGTTACCAGCTGTAACACTATCGTTCGCAGAGAAGCCACCAGTCAGAGTCAGAGCACCAGAGAAATCAACAGGCCAATCTTCACCTGAGATCTGAACAAATGCCGAACCGTTATTACGGAAGAAATCACCCGCATAAATGTTATTTCCGTACATATCTTTGTCGCCTGGTTTACGTGACAGGACCTTAGATTCAGTCATTACACCGTCGCGCATCAGAATATACGCAAAGTGGTTTTCATTTTGTGGTCCGAATTCGAGATATGAACGCAGATTAAATTTCAGTTCTTTACCAGATGGGAAAGCCTGAATAGTAACGTTGCCGCGATCTTTAACAAAATCTTTGTAAGAAACGATACGAACCTCAAGATTATTAGCAAGCGCACCTGGATATTTTGCAGCAATCAGTGGAATACCGAATTTCTTCGACAGATCACGGAAAGTTTCTGTTCCAGTCAACTGACGTTCCATTGCATCATTCGCTTCGTCGTCATTTGGGAAGTAAATGCGAGAATCGGAGATAATTGGACCAAGTGTTACGTTACCGTTAACCCCAGATGATGGCAGTTCAACAGACCAAGAACGTGACAGACCTGGATATTGACCAGACTCCTGGGCTTTTTTGACAATAGGACCCGCCGGGAAGAACAGACGCACTAATTCACCCTGAGGACCAACTTCTGTGATAACACCCTTTGCAATCTCAACTGGACCAGAAGTCTCAGTATATAGAACACGAATCGGATCACCGACAGCAAAGGACATACCCGGAGATTCAATGTTGTAATCGACTGCATTCATCAGAGCGGAAGCGTTACGTGCGCGGGTTTCATCAACCACACGAATCAAACGTAAATCGTTACCGTACTGAAGGAAGTTAACACCACTAAAGAAGTGTTCCGCAGTGTCATTAGTCGGAGCCCCTACACGATCAACAAGATCCACTTCCGAAGTGATTTGCATGATCTGATTAACAGGACCCCATTCAAACTTACCGACCATCGCAGCACGTCCAGTTGATGAACGAACGATGGTGGAAGTCAATGATACTTCACGAGTATCAATACCTGGAGATAGAAGCATTTTATTTCCTCTTTGTTTTCTACTATTTAGAAAGAAAGTCCATGTGGGTTTGAATTCAATTCAAGCGTTGAATTTCCGTCCATGACGAAAACTGCCGTTTCGAACTCATCCATCATTTCGTCCATTTCATTGCGGAAAATATCCTTACCGACGTGTCGATCTGAATCAACATATTCCGAGAATCTTTCCTGTGTCGTGAGATATGCGAAAACAACCAGACCCATAACCAAGTCGTCGTGTTTATCGTCTTGAGCAGCCCACGAAACACCTTTTTCAACAAAAGTCCTGAATTCTTGAACCGTTTCTTTATGACGAACGATTAATTTATCCTTTTCGATCAGGTCTTTTAGAGTCGAACACCCAACAGCTTTCGTCGATTTAGTTTGTTTCAGACCTAGGTCCTTGTATGAATCTACGATTACGTTTTCATATTCGAGATCAATATAAAGCGTTTTTGCAACAGTGTTACCAATCGAGTTTAATTCAATATAAACCCAAGCATCATTATATTCCATTGCATACTTCATGATGATAGTAGGCAGCAACAAATGACTGACCTTATTACTATGAAACACACCGACTTGCTTATACGGATATTCTGTAACGTCGATTACCTGAATAACTGAATAGTCCTGACCTCGACCTTCAGCAGGATCGACTGCTAGAATATATTTATGATCAGCAATTGGCTTCTCGTATCTGTAGAAGTTGTCAGTAGGAACCATATCAACCCAGGTCATCTTACTTAACTTAAATCCATTGATAAGCGTACCTTCGCTTCCCATGAATTCTCCGCAGTGTTCTTGACTGAACGCTTCAAGACTAGACGCGCCTATTTGCATTGAGGACCATTGCATACCGTCGTCAAAATTGTCGTCCTTGTCGTATAGACGTTCTTTCACGGCTGTCCAAACCGTTTCATACGGTACGAAGCCTGATTTACCGCTTAATGCAGCTTGCCACAAATCATAAAAGTGGTTAATTCCGTTTGGGGTCGTGGTCAGTATAATTTTTGATTCACGACCGGATGAAATAACAGGCAGAATCGCCTTCCATGTATCATCAAATCTTTCAACGAACGCGGCCTCATCGAGATATATTAATGCGAATGAGTTACCACGAACAGCATCTGGAGAACTTGAATAAGCCCCGATTTTACAACCATTTTCCAATTCAATATCACCTTGGTTCCAGATAACAATTCCTGGTTGTAAAAAGTCGGGCAATAACTCAATCGCTTGTTTTGTACGCTCCAAAACTTCTCGGGACATGTCTGCTTTATGAGCAAGAATACCGATATTTTTAGCTTCGTTGAATACAACAAAGTGAGCTAAGAATATACCCACAACCGTAGTTTTACCCAACTGACGAGATAGACTGTTAATACTCATTCGATTTTCATGCATAATTTTCAGCATGTCTTTCTGATATTGACGCAATTGCAGTTTGATAATACCATGGTCGATGTGAATAATCGAACAATAGTTTTCCGCGAAATATATGATATCGTCACGACAACGACACCATTCCTCAACCATCTCTTTCGTCCACTTAGTCTGAACCCACGCACGACGCAAGTTAGGGTTATTCAAATAGCGAGATCGACGATTCGTTTTATCCTTAAAGGTTTTGAAGTCGGATGGATCTTGTCCTTGTAGTCGAACTTTACGAACAGGATATTCCTGCATGTATACTTCGAATTTCTCTGGATACCAAATATCGTCGTGTTGAGATTTGTAATATTTCATCTCGGTGTATTGACGAATACTTCCATCTTTATTTCTAACAGGCTCACCTGTGATTGTCTTAATTACTAGAGGCGGATCAAACTTTCTGATTTCGGATTGAAGTTCTTCCCTCGGGGTCATATTATCTGGTAACATAATCATTCTTCCATATCAATTGCAACATTTTTCTTAGAACTTGCCTGATGTGTGCCCATTTGTTGCATCAAATCAGCTGGAGTACCAATGAAAACCGTATCAGCTTTGATTGTAGGAGATTCAGTAGTCCCGGATGACGAGGTCGGTTTAACGTTCAGTATCTCGTTAATATCTTTATGCAACTGCATCATTTTTGAAATACTATTGGTCATTTCAGACATCAATTTGGTGAAAGCTTCCACTTGCTTAGGACTTTCGGAGTTCTTCGCATTCTCAAGAGCAATAGTGGAAATGTTCATCAACATCTGGCGTTGAAACCTGATTGTTTCCCTGACCATTTTATAATCTTCATACAAGTCAGCAACTCGATCATCAGGATGACTTTCAACCTGTTCCAATTCAAGCTTTTCGTAGACGACAACATCCTCCCCGACAACACCAGGGAGTCCTTTAATGTCTAGCAAATTTTGCAAGCTGAATTCATCGTTCAATTTTTCCATTCGTCAAATCACCTCTAGGTTTAGGGGGTTCGTCGTCAGAAGGAATATTTGTATTCTCTGACACACCCGTAATATATGAACCGTCCCAATCATCAGGTGAAACATCTTCGGGATCAACTTGAAAATCAATCGATTCGAATGCTTCATTTTCGCCTAATGTTTTCTCGTTATTAAACAGGTTAATGTAAATCGTTCTGATCTCACCTTCCAGTTTCGTAGCAGCAGGATATAACCAGCCTTGCACTTCAACAGTTAAAGTCCATTCGAGTCTGCGTTGTGATAATCGATCACTCTCAAGCTGTTCATCGAGAATTACAGAAGTAACAGTAACCGGAACGATTCTGTCAATCGTTACGTTATTCTCATGCAATTCTTTTATTTTGCAATTAAACGTAGGTTGAAAGTACGGAAGAATCTGTTCAATGATTTGAAACATATCATCTTCATATCGTGTGTAAATTCCTACTTGAAACGTGAACTTATAAGGCACTGGATTAAACTGTGTGTGAAGTTTAACGTTAGGTGCAACTGTTTTTCTGTTCTGAATACCAGTTTTAAAAGTTTCGTCGTACATAACATCAACCAACTGCAAACTCATTCGAGGCAGAATAGTATTAATTTTTGCAAGCTTCTCTGGATTATCACCCGCTGTATTAAAAGCATTTGTCATTTTCTGAACAAAATGCTCTTTGCTTACATAAGAGATGGGCACTTTAATATATTTATCCTTGCCTTCCCTCACTCGCTTAACTTGGACATGTCCAAGAAGTTCTCCCAACAAAACGATATAGTTTCGAATTGAGGAGTTATAAAAATGTCCGAACACGGCTATCTCCTGTGATTTCAAAAAGTGATCGAGTTATTTCTATAAGACTATAAGAGATAACTCGATCACTTTTGTATTAAATCTAGTCAGCGCTTCGCGCGTGCGCAGCACTGTTTGTTTTGTACTTGGATTGATCGAGTTATTTCTATAAGACTATAAGAGATAACTCGATCACTTTTTACAAGTCTGCAAACGGATCTTTGAACACATCCTCAGGTTCTGATTGACTTTGCTTAAATCCATTGTCATACTCAGTACCTCTACCGTTTATCACGGTAAATTCTTTGACAAACTCTTTAGCTTCATCGTGATTGTTTTGATCTTCTTTGAAGTCTTCAATCGTGATATCTGCTTTTCCGTCCAGAGCACGAACTGGTTCCAGTTCTAAACTGCTTACATCAAATTCCATGTCTAGACCGGTGTTTTGCAATTCAGGTTGCAGTTCTTCACCGGAGTAAACGAATTTGGTTGCGGTGATTTTTCGAATTGCGTTTTTACCTACTTGATAGAAAGGATCTCGCGGCTCAACCCATACAAGTTCAAACAAGCTGTTATCCATCGGAAAATAAATCAAGTCACCTTCTTTTGGCTCTTGACCGTCTGCTTGATGTTTGAATAATCCTGGATTTATACTGAAAGTGATTTCATCTTGAACACTCATTTGGAACTTACTGAAAAACTCACGTTGTCCCTCATAGCTATCAAAGCTGTTAATATAGATTGCAACTTTGTAAGCTTTCTTGAATTTATTTTGTAAGTCTTCACCGAATAGAGTGTCAAGCTGAACGAATTCGCGACGAATATAATATGACTCGACTCCTCGCATTTGAATACTTTCAGCGACTAAAACGTCCGCAAGCGTTTGAGTATTTTCATGCTTATGAAAATTAACATACGGATTGAGAACGTTTTTCACGCGAGTTCTTTCGTAACCGTTTTTTTCTTCGAGTGTTGCGAATAAACTCTGATTCATATTACCCCATTAATACTGGAAGTGGCTCTTCTAAGTTATACAATTCATCACGCAAGTTTTTAATTTCTTCATCAGCTTGCAGAAACAGCTTATCACCGTCGATTGTCACACCGCCTGGTAATTGCATTCCTTGATGTTTACCCAGAATATGACCGTTTAAACGTTTTACCAATGCGGTTGCATAGTCTTTAACCCAACGAACGTTATAGACGTTCTGGTCTTGAAACTCGTTTGAACCGCAAGCACCGACAACAGGTGAGTCCATTCCTACGTATGGATTCTGCCATGAATTATCAGCACCGACAACGTTCGTTGCACCACATGCACCAACAATCGCATTTGAACTTCCGACAATTGTTGATTTTTTACTTTGATCAAGCTCCATGTAATATTTATTGAACGCTTCAACGATGATCAATTCGCCTTCTTGATGATTTCCCTGAATATTCAAATAACCTGTGTTTGCGTTAAAACTATAATCGGGAATAGGACTAAGCTGATCGAACATCATATTTTGATAACTCATAAGAGAGCTATAGTAAGACAAGTTGCCGAAGACACCCATAGGTCCGAAATAACCACATCCACCGACCGGAATACCCGAAGCTAATCCACGTATGAAGTCTGTGAAATAGTTCATTGTTGTATTTCCGTCCATCGTGAACATTGCTGCCCCACCATGACGAACAATTTTAGTAATAGCGAACAACTTATATTGGCGTAAGTCTATGAGACCGGAGGCAGCTTGCTCCTTACTTAAATTAATAACGAGATAGCTTTTGTTCAACGCTTCATAGTGATATTCACCGTAAAGCTCCAGCGCTTGCTGAATGGACATAAAAATCTGATCTTCCGTTACTTCGACATTAACGATTGGAGCACCCAGACGCTGTAATATAATGTCTTTCAGTTCGCGAGGATTGTTTGCTGTGTTGTACATAAAACTCCCTAAAGGGGCAGAAGCCCCTTAGATTTTGTGAATAGTAAGACTAGTTGCGATTGTCGCTTCACCGTTCATATCTTTTAGTGACAGCTTGGTGGATTCTGAGATATCGAAGATACCGGACACAGTGAGATTTCCTTGACCCTCGACTGACATTCCCTCAACACCTTCAAGTTTAACAACAGTATCTGCTGTTTGAATGTTGACAATCAGTTGAATGAAGTAGAATCCTGCTTCTTCAAAGCTGATTACCCCGTCTGCTACTGAGGTCTTTACACCAGCTTTCATCGTGATAGGAAGAGATTCTCCCGCAGAGGTGGTTCGTTTAGGTTCATCAACAGAATAGAACATAGCAGTAATAAGACGAGTTTCAATTTTGTCGATTGAATCCTGTGCACCATCTGCTTTTGATTCGATATTTTCTAAACGAGTTTTAAGACCGTTAATAGAAGCAATTTCATGATTGTGAATCTTTTCAGCTTTCGTGTCGATTTCATCTTTCAATTCGACTTTTACATCATCAATTTTCGTGTCTAAATCGGATGTTTTTGTGTCTAGCCCAGTGAGTCTATTTCCAAGTCCGTTAATAGAGACAATTTCATGATTGTGAATCTTTTCGGCTTTTGAATCTAATGCATCTGTTAATCCATCGATATCGGTCATTTCATGAGTTTTTTGATCGATATTAGTTTGTAAAGTATCAAGACGAGTTGTTAATCCTTTAACATCGGAAATTTCATGAGTGTGAACCTTATCAGCTTTTTTATCCAATTCGACCTGCATACCAGTTGCAAGAGGAATCCACACACCATCACGACTGATATATGAGACACCATCACGATTTTCGTTATCAACGTGTGCACCCACATCGTGCGCTGTGATTTCTACTTTACCGCCGCCCGTTGGAGCGGAAACATTATTAATTTGAGTCACCGAATTTCGAATAACCCATTTATTGTTAATGCGAGAGTAAAGATTTCCATCTTCAATAACGCCTTCTGTAACGATGATTGACGAGTCCTTGTATAAAGAAACTTCTTTATCACCGATGAATACTGTAACAACACCGTCAACAACTTTCGCCGACATCAAATTAATTTCTGTACCTTCAACTTCGGTGACAATTGCAGCATTTTCTGGTACGTGTACTTTTAATTCCGAATCTGTGAACAAAGGAGACGCTTGAACCGTGTCTCCGTCCTGAACGATTGGAAATATTTCATTGCCCTTGTACTTTCCAGCAAGGGGCATTTGAGAAATTTTAATCATTTTATGCCTCTGTTAAGATAATAATTCCGTCTTCGGTCAAGATATATTGACCATCTTCTGTAGCCATTCGTTCGGAACGATCGGAAGGACTTTTCAGTCTCGCGATACTTGTTTTAACCGAACCGAATTCATTCTGAAACACACAGAAGTATTCACCGTAATCCTTAGATGATACTGAATTGATATACAATTCAGGTCCGGTAGCACCGACTAGAATTGAGTCGTTTTTATACCATTGCGCATTTAGATAGAACGTTGCATCCGCGTAGAATCTTACTTGACTTCCGATATCCGCAACCTGATCAAATGTATCAGTAATAATAATCGGAGGACTCATATCTTGAATCCAAACAAAGTCGATAAATTCTGTTCCGTAAATTCTGAAAGATTCATCGGTATTACGATCAAACAGTTGATTTCCTTTACCTTCGTCAACATTAAACGCGTGAAGTTCTTTCAGTTTGAGATTGAATGATTGAACTGTTAAATTCGTGGTTCTATTTCCCGAATATCCAAAAAGACAATCTATATTTCCAGAATAAAGCGTTGTGGGAATGCGTCCTATTAATTCACCGTTAAGATATAAACGTATATCAGAAACATAGTTGCCTGACTTATGCCATATGATTTTCAGTCCGATAAGACGATTTATAGGAATATGCTTACTTAACGCGGCAGATCTGTCACGAATTCCGGAACGATACACGAACATATTTCTTTCATCGAATCCTAATCCTGAGAATCCGGACGATTCGTTTCTTCCGAATAGCATTATTGGACGATTGAAATCTTTTTCAATTCGAATCGTCATATCAAAACTATATTCACCATCACCGTATGAAAGAACATCTTTGGATTCGATATAACTTTCCAGAAGTGTAACGCCATAATAAGGTGCGATTATGGGCGTCGGTTGCCATGGAATATCCATGAAACTTTTCGTAATTTGAGGACGACTTATCGTTACATCACCATCTCCTTGTCCGTCAACACAAGCCCCGATTCTGAATTGAACAATGCCCGATGTTCTGGCGTAAAATTGAATTTCATTTCGACCAAGTTTCATATTTTTGGAGATATCAAAGTCAACGTCAATTTCAATAGACGCGGTTTCTCCGGTAACGGATAGAACTTTTCGACCGTTACGAACTCCAAGTTGTTCAATCATCGCACTAGCGGTATAAGTATTTCCTTCTTCAACCGAGATGCGAGTAATATAATAGTGTCTACTTTGTTCTGATATAAATCGAACACTTTTCACCTGTTCTTCATCGGCAAAACTTAAAGTTGAATAGCTTGAACCCGCTGTCATTGTGCCTAATGTCCATCCAATTGGAGTAACACCGGAAATTTTTCCTTGTGATACTGAAACGTCTGTTCCGTTGATTAATCTACTATTCGTGACTAAGTTTACGAAACCTGGATCATACGTTCTTCTCCACATTCCATCCGAAAACACCCATGGAATACATTGAACCCATTCTGTCTCTTTGTAAATAAGAGGAAGCACATCCTTGTGCTGTCCTCCGATGTTGATTAATGTTGCCATAGTTCCTCACATGTATTGGAAGTAAATATCACCTTCTTTTGCTCCGGTTGAGGATGGTGCATTCGAACCGTAATCGTAGGCTTTACTCCATTTCTTATCTTGTCTTACATATTTAAAGCCGTCCGCAGGAGCGTCGTCGGCTTCAGTAATAACACGTTTATCGTTGAAGCGAAGTTCGGAACCATCGATTCTAACTTTTTTCGATACATCTGAAATGGTAATCAAATCGTCTGATTTTCCAATCAGATTAATTTTACTGCTTCCTTCTGTAGAAGTCAGACGAACTTTATCATCCAGATTCAACAAACGAACAGTAGAACGAATATTCATTAACGCATCTGCTTGTCCCAGTTCGATCAGATTATTGGCTCCTGACGTTGCAACGGACATAAGTTTGTTATTTGAATCGACGACTTTGAAGCTGTATCCGTTATTCAGAATAACATCTTGGGTTCTGTTAACAGAGAATACAACCCACTCACCGTTTTTACGACCGTAAATTTGTCCATCTTCGACGGCATCGTTCCCTGAATGCCAGATTTTAAATTTACCATCTACAGTCTGAACACTAGGGTCTTCCATAGAGCGAAGAACTAACTCTTTGTGATTATCTCGATCTCCGATAAAAATGTTCTTATCAGAATCGGTCATAATCAGAGTTGATAGTCCTGAACCAGAGCGTTGATTGATCGAAACATCGGAATCAATATTAAGAGTTGTAACATCACTCAGAATATCAACTTTAGCACCTGAACCGCCTAGACTCAATTTGTTTGATGTTTTGTTATACATCAAACCGGTGAAGTTATTAGACTGTGTTTCCCATTGCAGAGCAATATCAGATTTCATTTCAATAGGAACTTCACCTAATACAGACCATTTCTGTCCTGAACGAACATACTGCAATGTGTTGTTAGGAACGTCTTCGATTCCACCACCAGAACCACCACCGGATGCGTTGATTTTAGCCCAGGTTCCTTTATAACGAGCGTAATAATCGTTATCATTAGGTGCGTCGTCGGCTTCTGTTAGAACACGATTCGAACCCACATATACAGGCTTATCGACGATGTTGATTTTATCTGCACCAACTTCAAAAATAACATCAGTATCCGACTCGATTCTCAGATTCTTGGTGTGAATCTCGCTAACACCTTTTATGATAGTAGGAATATCATCCGAACCGAATGTGAGTGAAACAGATCTTGTGTTTTCATCATCTGATTTACCATCTTGATAATCGAACACATTTGTTCCGTCATGAGTGACGATGTGTTTAAACTGTAAAGTTTGTTCTGTGTCAACCCAATCACCCTTTCTTCTCATATAAATTCCATCATCGAAGACATCAGGAATTGAGTTTTTGGAAAGATCTTCTCCGTTAACAAGAACAGTTTGTCCAATAACGTTTGTCACGATATTGGCATCACCGATCGTTAGCGTTTCTTGACCGCTAGATTTATCATGATTGACGAATTCGCGAAGAATTTCTTCTTGTGAATCAACAAACATCATTTTGATCGTATTAACAAAAGTCAGATCTTTAACTTGACCTTTTACGGACAGAGAAGTTCCCTGTTCACCGATTTCAATTTCGCTGTTATTCCATTTTGCGAAGTTTTCACCGTTAATTTTCAACACCGAATCTCGCATATCGATATCAGTAGTACCGATCTCGACCCATGAATCTTTGGTGCGAATATAGTATTTGTCGTCCTCTGTATCTATAACAGGTTTATTGTTATAAAGTTCTGCCAGATACGGATAAACACCTTGTTTTTCGAAATCGTCATGTCCGTTAACGTCACCGTTCATCTGGAGTTCTAGTTCAGTAACGCGATCACTGAATGAACCTGCGCTGTTTGAGTTGACTCCTAGAATATCGTTGATTTCGTCAATGTGAAGGTTCAGATCTCGAATACCTTGTTCTGTTAACAGAATGCGGTTTTTAACTGTTCCTGGGGTAGAATCAGAACCGATTTCAGTTTCGAGAACTGCAACAGAATAACGCAGACCTTCGGAGTTAGACTTACCAACAATATCGTGAAGATCTGAGACATCCTTCATGACAACTTTTTGGTTATACAGAATAGTTCCTGATTCGTTCGCATCTCCAATTTGTTGTTCGACAATAACCAATCGACTGTCGGTAGCTCTAATGGTGTTCGCCAGCTTTGTTAGATCTCCCGACTGTGAATCTACTAAGTCGATTAGAGTTAACGTCGAACCTCGAGGGAAGGACGCAATTCCAGTGTGTTTATTCAGACTCTGAACATCAGTCTGTCCAGCGGATGCTACGTTTTCAACTTTTTTCAGTCGATCATAGATGTGATGACCTGGAACCTTCTGATCTTTCGGACCGACTTCTGAGCGAATAGACTGAACTTCGCGAGTCAGTGATCCGATATCGGATGTTTGCCAGTTGTTTTCAATCTCATTCAAACGAGCATTATGATCTGAAATAGCCATGCTGTTATTAATGATACGAGATTTCATTCCTGAGCCGCGAGAATCCAGATTCGGTTTACCGTTGTAATCAAAACCCGGATAAGAACCCATTTCTGTTTTCTGCCATTCTAATTCTTCACGAACTGAACGTTCTGCTGTATCATGAGAAGGAACAACACCGATTTCTTCGGTATTTTTGTGCGCGACTTTCGCAATTTCATCAAATCTTTCGGAGTTCTGAACAACCGCGAAATTTAATGTTTCAATTTCTTCATCGTGTTTTTGAACTGTTTGAATGAGATCAAGATCGTCCGCCTGATTTAATATCTCATTGTGTTTGTTTACTTGATCGATTACTTCATCCAGAGAAGTCTTAACAGTCTCAACGTTTTTCTGAACTTCAACAACGTTTTTCTGAACACTCACTCCAGCACGGTTCAATGAACCTTCATTTCCGATGCTTGATTGTGCACCATCGGAACATTCACCGTTTTTGATCCAATTAATACGAGTCTGATCAGGACGCGTTGTAGGATCTGGCGTACCGTCAACAAACGGTAACGCTTGAATATCTTTTTTCTCAATCATGATTGATCCTTTTGATAGTAAACCTATATTATTTATACCAAAAAAGCCCCTGAGGGGCTTTGAATTATGCAGATAAGGTGATTTTGGCTATATTCTGTGTGTCCATATATCCGTTAACACGCACTAATCTAATAGTGTCACCAGTATTGAACTGACGACCGTTTGCTAACATACAATGACCCCAAGTGCGATATTTCCAAGAGTGACCTCTCGAACCGCCCTTATTCACATAGCTGTTACATCTCATTCTTCCGATATTTATTCCGTTCACGTAAACATCGAATTCTACGAAACGTTCCGCTGAACCGTCGCGAGCGTCAAAATAAGTATCAACTTCCGCAGTCAAATGATAATAACGTCCGTTTACGGTCCAAGTTATGTCATTCGAATATGCGGCGCGAACCATACAACCAGCTGGTACAATCTGATATGTGGAATATTTGCTATCGGATTCTTGTTTCGTATATGCGTTAAAATCTCCCGCGGTGAAACTAATATCAGATGTCAATGGTTTACCGTGAACTTTTCGACTCTCAGGAACAACAGAAGCATTTGCTGAAAGTGCTAAGTTAGCGATGCCTTTATTTGGTGTTGCAGTTAGCTTAATCAGACCGTATCTTGAGTCCGTAGCTGTTAATGCAAGCAGCTTTTTAGGAGTAACAGCGACGTTATCGGCTGAACCAGCTTGCATTTCAGAGGCGTTGGCGATCTTAATAGTACCGTATTTCGCTTCTGTGGCATTTGTGCGCGCGAAGGCGTAAGGGGAAACTGCTGTTCCTTCTCTTGAATTACCATCTTGAGTCTCTTGTAGCGTAGCAATTTTAACTACACCCTTGACTGTTTCCGTCGCGGTTCCTTGAACCGGAACAAGTGCGTCAATAGCAGCTTTAACTTTCTTCGCTGTCATGATCATGGTGTCTTCAACACCTGCTTGAGCAATCGCGATTGTTGCTATTTTGGCCGTACCTATTCTAGCTTCGGTTGCCGTTCTATTTTCAAAGGCATAATGCATTGCTTTTGGTGTAATAGCACGAGTGTTCCCGTTTACGTTCATTGCTTCGCTATTAATCGCATAACGAGTAACACCGAATACAGTTTCAGTAGCTTCAGGCTTAGAAACCTTATATTTAAGCATTGCGGGAGTAACAATTTTTGAGTTATCGGTGCCAGCGTCAATTTCTTGCTGACTTGCGATCATTGCAATACCTTTAACTGTCAAACTTGCATCTTTAATTCCGACATCAGTGCGCGCCCAAGGACCAATTAATGCTAATGCGTCCTGAACGTTTTTAATATTAACGGGCCACTGGGTGCCCGCCGGATTAAAAAATGTATATTTTGCCTGATCTCCAGAGTGTTGAATAACTGACGACATTATGAAATCCTCTTGAAATAAACCATTTTAGTTTTTTGACCTGAACCGTTGTCAATTTCTTGTTCTCCGATTCGAGTCCAAGTGCCATATCCCGGTACAGCTTCTTGCTGTGTTGAACCGTTAATAACAACTTGATCATATACTTCATTGAAATTATCATGAGGACGTGTATCTAAGAACTGAATATCCAGTTCGTTGTCAACACCAGAAACTTTTGCAACCATTTTGAAATATTTTCCTCGACCTTGTTCAATTGCAAGTCTATCGAAAATACGTTGTGTAATAGTTGCTTGGTTATCACCAGGATTTAATTTCACTGGAAATCCGTATACGAATACAGGCGTATCGGTTGCAGTTCCTGAAATAGTCAAACGCTCAATCATTCCTGAACCTGCAGGATTGACCTCAGAGTCACGAATAATAATATCGTTGATTTGATGTAGACCTAAATGAATGATATCTTCCAGAGCACCTTGAACGCTTGACTGAAAGAATCCTTTCTCACTCTGTTCGATAGAAGCAGCCCCTAGAGGCTGAACTCCTGAAACAGTCGATTGATGTAAACGACTGGTATCAAATTCAAGACGATTACTATCTCTTGACCAGTTTTTTGCTGAATCTCTTGCTTTTGTAGTCATTATTGTACCCTTAACCATGCTGCAACGGTTACATAAGGTTGCAGAACATTGACTGGAATTGGTGTTTGTGAATCAACGTTTACACGAAGAGGATCTTCACGATATTTGAAATATCCAGGACCCTGTCCATCGGGTTCAACTTGACATTGACCGACCATGATTTCTCCGTTCTCGTCCTTAATTAATACTTCGTCTTTTGATACCAAGGTAGGAACGTTTGCAGGAGTAAGACTGATATCAACATGACCGCCTTGTGTACCCGGTGCACTTAATTCACCACATTCACCTACATATTTGCCGAAGTTATTATCGTTGTCACCTGACCAACCCACAATAGCACGTCCTTTCGCATAAGGAACCCAAGTTCCGAAGCCCATATAATCACGAGGATTTGCTCTATTGTGTGCGTTAAAATAAACTGAACCGATAGGATACATCATGTCAAACATCATTTCGAACGAACTAATGTTTTTGTGTGTTTCTTCTAAGGGATCATTAACAACGGTACACGGATTGATATTAACAGTATCAGTGTAAACGATAGTATTTTTAAGAGTGAAAGGCTCGTCTTGTGCTGTGACTAAGTAACGATCATCAGCTTTATCGGTAATTTGTTCCCATGAAAGAGTTGTACCGATGTCGTTATTAAACCAACGAACTGTCAGAACATCTCCTGATTCCAGAGGAGTCATTACTTTGATAACGCGATATTCACCCGCGGAGTTATGAATAACGCTGAAATCTTCACCTGTTTCTTTCCATCCACCGATTGGACAGCTTTCTTCGTCTGTCTGAGAAGGATCAGATTCACAATGCATAGTTTCTAGACCAGCTTCACCGGCTTTTGTTAACTGTGTACCGTTAATTAATACTTCCGTTCCCATTGGGTTAAATGAACCGTCTGCTTCGGTGAATCCAAAATCTGCAAAGAAGTCCCATTCTTTTTTCGATTTCAAATTGGCAACAACAATTTGACCTTCAACAGGAAGCATATTCGTTTCGGTGTCGTAAACGCGAATACTTCTTGACGTATAAGAACTACGATATACCGCTAAATCATCGGTATAAGTTTTAACGACAAGAATATCACCTTCTTTTGCTGCGAATCTAAGTCGAATATTCCTTCCGTCTAGTGCAACTATTTGTCCTGGGGCGGCACCTGGTGAACCGTAATCCGAGCGGTCGGAGAACTTGTCCCCGTACCAAAGCAGGTTACCTTTGTGATATACTTCTAAACTTGTTGAGTTAAAGGGGGTGTCTCCGAATACGTTAAGAACGTCGGTCTGACCTTCCTTTAATTCATATTCTCGCTTTGAAACGGTTGCAATATTAGAACTTGAAATTTTACTAACAAGTTTGTTATCTGCATATTCCCAACGTCCTGGTGAACAATATACAAGTTCGACGTCCATTAAATCTCTGTATAATTTCGCACTAGGCTTACCTTTAACGGTATCACCTTTTGCAGGAACAACTGTCACATTACGTTGTGCCCAGGTTGACCAAACGTCACGCAATTTAATTACTTTACCGTAATCAGCGCTTGAGCCTTTTGGAAGATTAACAACAACATCATTTGAAATAGTGTTAACACTGTATGAGTCGCCCCATGTTGGATTTAATTGACGACTTGTTTTTGAGTCGTGAATTTTCCAAGCGCCAGCAGGAAAGACGGTTGACCCGTCTCCCAGTTTACCGAATACTTCTTCGGTGTTCTCGTTAATTTTTTTGGCTCCGATTCTTAGATAATCACCGCGACCATCATCAACAGCATTACCTAATTGGATAATTTGCTTCATTAAACACCTTCTTTCATTGTTTCGACGGTTTTAATTGTAATTTTTGCAGACGTTGTATCAACGCCTTTAACAATCATTGCTACTTGACCACCGATAATTGCATATCGTACAGCGTAAACGGTGAAGTCTTCGTCTTTAATTCGTCCATATTCGGTACTGAAAACGTCACCGTCTTTGACGAGTAATAAAGTCTCGCTTATCTCTCTATGTTTAGAGTTCAAGGTGGTATCGACGGCTAAAAACATTAATTTTGCCGCATCATAGGAGTTGGCATCAAATAATGGAATAGTGACTTCATCTTTACCGGAGATCGTGGTCGTTTTCATATAAGGACGAGCATCTTGTCCGAACATAGGGGCAGTTCTGAACATCCAGCGACCGGTTGCAATACCTTCGTTTGCAACCCAAAGCGTGATCTCGGTGTACGGTTCTGTAATCGTCAACGAACTTTGTTCATCAATGGAATCAGCACCAGTCGTTTCAATAATAATCGGGTTATTAAAGCTAACACTTCCGCTTGAGTTAACAATTCTAATGCATTCTCCGCGCTTACGAGTTGATGGTGTCGAAGGTAAACGAACACGAACAGGTCCAGAAGTTGTATCAATGTCATGCATCGAACCGATATCAATAATATTCGATGCATAATATTGGTTAGTCATTTTCTGATAATAACCGGTAGCGTGAATAATCATTTCACCCACACCTAAGTTACCACTCGGACTAACAAACATTCTATAGTCGGCAAATGCATTATACAGATTGTCCATGTTTGTATTGATTTTGTTACCACCTACGTGAATAGTATCCCCTGAGTCAGGCTTATCCGTTTCACCTGTATCAATACGAGTTTTTGGTTCTTGAATCATTTTATACCTCAGAATTCGAAAATAATTGAAATTTCTTCTAGTTGATCAGGAGTACGAGTAACAGGCGGTCTGTTCTCCATGTAAATCATTTCTCCACTATGCGGTTCAAGTTGATCAGGAGTCGTATAAGGAAGATTCATCTTGACGTCTGGATCGATAGGATTTGTCTTCTTCTTCAATGGATTCATCATGATTGAAATCTGTCTAAACGTATTCTGATTAGCAAGCAACGTTTCCGGAAAATATAGACTGTCCATATAAGCCCTGAATCTAAGTGTGTTAACTTTCATTCTATAAAGCAAATCGGAAGAACTTGGATACCATTCCAAAACATTCTCATAGCCCCATTTGTCCTTTTCTGCATATAACTGATCAGCGAAAGGAACAACGATATGTTCATTAGTACAGCGGTTAATAGCAACATCGATAGGAATCGTGTACAGATATTCCCATACATAACCATCTTGTGTTTCTATTGCATCACCTTCACCGATAGGTTCACTTGAACTTGGATTAGTAGGAGTCCATTTACCGCCCAGTGCGTGACATTCTTCTTTATTCAGGGGATTATCAGGCTTAATGGAACATTCACCCACATCAGGAACATCAACAACGCGATATACCATCCAACCTCGTGATGGATCTGTTCTGTTATGAGCCGTGCTGTTAACGACAACAACATCACCAATAAAGAACGTGTAAGGGTTGTCAAATCGAACATCACCGTAATCTTTGCGAGGATATACAGCGTCGAGCATTTCTCTGTTAACCTTGGCAGCACCCATCATATTAGTCCACATATCAACAACACCATCAAAGTTGTCGAGAGGATAAGGAGGGGCAAAGCCTGGGTCGTTTTCCGAATCACTCCATTTTTCTGAACGACCGAATGTTACATAAATGGAGTGTTTGTCGGGGGCATCCCCGACAAGTTTATAAAAGTTAACAAGGTTTTCAGTTCTGAATTTACTTGTAATTATTGAACGATAGATCATTCTGGCACCTTATATTGAGTTGGTTGACGTTTCGGTACTGCGTGACTTACATCACGAGGATTACCCAAATCGTCTTTATAGCGTTGATCAACTAAGTGACGTAATGCACTGAATCGGCTCCATGAACCGTCAAACTGAGGACTCCACTTAACACGTCTTTCAGAAGGTTTTTTACCATTTACCGTAGCTTCAATAGAGTCATATTTCACGGTTAAACCAAGTTCTGATTTTGCTTGATCTTCCCATTCTTTGACATCGTAAGCACCTTTTAACGGATTCGGATCTTCTAACATTACGTTGTATTCATTGAACATGATATTTCCGTTCAAGTCTTTTCGTGGTAGCATTTCCGGATATTCAGAAGGAAGTCCTGCATCCCATCTTAAAGTTTTGAACAAGGTCAGAATCGTTTCACTATGACGCATTGATAGACCTGCATTAACAAACATTGTTAACAGAGTAATACCAACAAATCCGAAGCCTACCGGATGAACAAATCTGATTACGTCGTCTTTATAACGGGACATACTAAGTTGAGATTTAATTTTCATCACGTAATATGAACGCTTACGGTTCAGATAGTCGATAGATGAATAACTCACTTCCTTACCACGAACACCGCGAGTAATCGTTCCGGTGAAACGTGTTCTTTCAGATTTAAGTTCTTGACCAGCCATAAACTCACCGATTAAGTTGTGAATGGTAATCTTCCATTTCAACATACCTTCTTCGTAAAGTCTTTCGTAATACGTTACGTTAGCTCTACCGGTTGGTGTGTATACGGTGCGTCCTACGATGTCCTGATCGATGTTAGCCGATTCTACGATGATATCATAGTCGATACCCACGCTTGATTCGAAATCGATTTCCACGTCTTCGTTGTACAGCAATTTAAACAGGAAAGTATAGCTTTCCTTAATTCCTTTCGTGCTATAGAAATCGGTTGAGCGGGTTTCAAAAAACTTGGTCACTTGTTCACGTTTTTCTTTGTCAAGATAGATGTTGCGGCGTCTGATTTCTGACCACAAATACTCATAAGAATCGGCTTCTCTAGGGTATTTATTCTTAATCAGATTGAGCAGTTTGTTATAATAACTATCTGTTCCTTCAGAAATGAATTGCAGATAATAATCATTAAACTGACGGAACAATCCATCGTCGTAGATATATTCCTCAGGAGCCATTGTATCAATCAAAGGACGTAAATCTGGATCTCTTAGACCGTCTTCGAGTTTCGGTTTAAATGGTTCAACTCGCTCTTGATTTTGTAGTTCGCAAATCATCATCGTATTAGATGGTTTCCAGAATATATTCAGTGTATCTTTCGAACGATATGGAAGTTCATAGTATCCGATAACATCACCATTAATGTTATGAATCATTATTCCGTTTGTGTATTTGATAAAGTTCTCAAATCTCACATCAGGAAGATTAAACGTGACCGTACCAGTATCCCAGGTTTCTTTCTGAATTTCTTTATCGGGATCTAAAGTTTTAGTATAAGCGAATTCTTCGTATATAACCGCGGCTCTCATATCGTGGGTAATCCATGTACGCGTGTGACTACGACGCATCCATGAGAAAATGGCTTCATTGTAATAACGTTGATAACTTCTTTTCCAGTTAATACCATCTTCTGAGCGCATCAGATTAAAATGAATCTTTTTCGTGCTGTTATATCCCGGTACTGAGTTAAAACGGACCGCATCGGATACCTTAGTAGGATATTTCTGCATGGTATGTTCATCTTTCAGAGTTCCTGGAAATTTAAACTTCATACTTGAGAAGAATATATCTTTACCGTTTGTGCTCATGTTGCTGAATTCGTTAATCAGGTCTCTTTCTTCTTTGGTATTACCGAAGACTCTGTTCCATTTCAATGCAACATCATCAAATTGATACACACCTTTGATATCGGCATTATAGTCAACATTTTTCTGAATAGTTGGATCCAGATTAGCACCTTTCAAACGTCCTACTACCAGAGCGTACATCTTTTCATTCAGCATGTCCAGCTTTTTAGTAATCGCTAAATCGTCACCTGTGATTCTATACGTTTCTGGATCCCACGCATTTCGTCCGTCAGCGTCAAGAGGGGTAACAACGATATCAATTCGACGAACTTTATCGCGAGCTACTGCATATAACCAACGAGAGTTACATGCCTGAGCTTCCACTTTCATGGTGATATCCGCTGGATATAATGCGAAGTGACTAAACAACTCTACCGGAAATCCAACTTCACTATTAAAATCTTGCTGTGCGAACGTATCAATGTTATTCGACCAACGTTCAATATCAGAGCTAAAACGAATAGCAGACGGTTTACGACCGTAGAAAACTTCTGTATATCCTAAAACATAAGTGGTGCTGTCATTCTGATATGTACAAGTTTTAGACATAGGATTACCTACGCGACCATTAAACGCTTTGTAATAGATCCAGTTCTGTCCTCGGTCGTTACTGACTTTAACAACAGGCTGCCATCTTTCCATCGCATATAATACACCATCGATTTCGGTCAACATAACTCGCTTTTCATCAGAACATACTACAGGAACAGGTCCTTGAATCTCATGACGTTCTGGATCGGTCATGATGAATCGACTGAAATTGCTGATATTCTGAATCTCGGGATCATAACGGAAGTTTTCGACCATTAGTGACGCTTGAATAGTTTCATCATTAAAATCGATATAGCGTTTGTCATTCTGACCGAGCTTACGACGAATAAAATAGTTATTAGGTAAGAATTCAACCATCTTGCTGATCAAATATACGTTGGTGTCGAATGTTTCAAATACTTCTGTTTCAACCCAATCGGATGGTGTAAAACCATTGAAAGTTGAACTAATGCGGAACTTATACTTCGTATTAGGCGCAATAGATTTTTCTTCAAACCACATGGTGTCTTTTGTATAACCTAGAGACTCCCAATGCAATCGTCCCGAAGTCGGGACATATGCATATTCAATAAGATAGTAGAAGTTACCGCCCACACTATCCCACGTTAACTGAACTTGGTTTGCAGATAATTTTTTAATTTTCAGACCAGTAATGGACGGTGCTTTTATCATTGTGAAATTGCCTCCATGTTAATTGTTGTATACTGAGGACGTAATTCGTGCTCGAATACAATCAAAGAACCATCTTTTGTGAAAATGTTATCTTCTGTAGGAATTGCGCTTAGTTCGATATATGCACCACGAACTTGTTCAACATCGATATTAAGAATACCCAAATCAAATTCGATATTATCTGTTACGTAGTTGATAGTTCCTACAGAATAGTATTTTGTATATCCAGGACGAGTCGTTTTATTGAAATCAGTTCCTGTATAAGGATTAATAACCTGATTCTGCCCGTTTCTGAACACATGACTGTCTTTAAATGGACCAACAAGAATCTTACCTTCTTGTTTGTTTGCGCTGTTTGCGCGTGTTGCTACGTATTTAATATCATACATTTCGGTCGAAGACTCGACGAAACTAAACTCACTCGATACTACGCTTCCTTGTGTGATGGTGTTCAAGAATTTAATACCAGACATAGGTGACGCATAGAAGTTGGTTAATTCACGAACAAGACCAATTGTCGCGGAAGAACCCAAGATAGAAATGTCCGAATTATCAACATATTTCAACATTTTAGAAACATGGAATGATTTGTTGAAAATTTCTACTTCATTCTTGTAATATGTATCGATAGAATTCAATACTTGACCTTGCAGCCATTCTTCTGTTTCGCTTAGTTCATTCAAGTTATAGGTAACTTTTACATTCTGACGCACGAACAAGTAATTCGGGTCCAAGACAACAGGAGAGATGGTGGCGATGTTATAGTCTTTTAAGAAGTTATGAATGTCTTCTTTCTGGACAGTCGTTAGGGTTAATCCTGCTGTCGGTTTGATAGCGATGAACGCATAACCTGGCTTCTCATTGTCGGTGAAACATTGAATTGCTTGTACCACGTTACCGAACTTATATGAAACGAAGGTTTCGTAATCTCTTGCGGTAACACAACGACGCTGGGCTTCGCGTAATACAGGGGCTAGTTCCCTAATACGTTCGGCACTCTCAGGCTCACCTCCACCCAATGCACCAGTAAAATCTTTATCACCGAATGGATTTTCTTCTACACGTTCAACAATGACTTTATCTATCGTATCAACGTATGTAATATCCACAGCACCGTTACCAGACTCACCATCAGTTGATATATATTCAACAACGATTTCTGAACCGACGGATGGTTTTAATCCGCCCACATAGTTGTTCATCATTAATCCTTTGTCTTCGTCAACTTCTGATTGACCTGCGCCTTCACCGAAATAAATTTCAAGATCACCGTCAATAGTTTCTCGCATGTAATATACATTAGCCGTACCTGTAATGGAGACCATAGGTTTATTTGTCCAATCAGTCCATTCGGCACCGTTAACATATACTCGAACAAGATCACGATCCAATGTTTGATCTTTGATGATAATTTTACCATCTTTTTCGTAAATCATACCAGTTCTTACTAGATTTCCCTGATACAGGTCTAAAAGAGCTTGATATAATCCGTTTTTGCCCAGTTCAATAACGACATCTTCCCACGTACAGAATTCATACGAATCAACTCGGTCAACCATACCTACGAATTTAGTTCCCTTAGGAATAGTAATCGCACGAACACCGGTATTTGCATGACTTGCGCTAAAACGTACAGTTGTTTTTGATGCCTTTTTAGCAGAAGGGAAATAACCCATGTCTTGTGCATGTTGTACGATACTAGAACGCAGATTGGCGGTGCGAATAAAGCTTTCGTATAATGCAGAGTTTGCGAACTGCTGAATATAAAGAGTATTATAGGCAAGAAGATCGACTAGTACGCTCAAACGTGAGCCTGCAAAGTCATAATCTTTGAATTCATCTTGGTTAGATAGCCAGTCTAAAAGTTTCTTTCTAATTTCTCCATATGTACTTGCGTCAAAGATTTTAGGTATTTCGGAAGTATTAATTCTGCTCATTGCGTAATCCCAATTTTAATTTGTAGATATAGTTAAGATCTGTGATCAACGCATAATAAATCGTAACGATATATTCATTCTGATCATAGTTAGGAGTAATTGTAACGTTTTGCAGTCTTACCCTTGGTTCGTATTGCTGCACAGCGTATGTAATACTTTTTTCAATTGTAAACATACTGGCGTCCGTCATGTTTTCAAACAAACTTCCATGAATGTCACAACCGAAGTTCGGGTTGAAAGGTCTAGAGCCTTTCTTTGTGTTGATAATACCGACCATTGACTGCTGAACGGCAGCGATGTTCTTTATAACACCCAGGTCGTTGTTCTTCTCGTCACGTCTGAAATCGGATGGAATGTCAGAGTAAAAGTCCATCTGTTCAGCCGCTAAGATTCTTAAACGGTTTCCAATCATTTTTATCACCTCTTATCTATTTAGCTTGACATCAGCCTGTTACTGTGTATGATGCACGTATACCAACTAAGGAGCTTTATATGTTTGATGAACTTTACTATTTACTGAGTGACTTTAATCCGACACTTACCAAGCACGCAAACAAGTTCAATCTTGTTTCTGATATCGTCGTGTTAAGTCAAGTCGATTTTAAAGATGAACCAATTCTGTTTGGTTACGTTGAAGATTTGACAGGTAAACACGGTTGGATTCGTGTAGCAGATAACGAGCCGAGCATGATCGCAATCATCGAAACTGTTAAAAGTCAAATTGCACTGAGGACTCAAGCATGAACGAAAAACAAATCAAACGTTTCTTCGAGACATACAAATATCCTGTCACTGTCGTAATGAACGATGATCGTGTTATCGACGTGATGAATCATCATTTTCATATTTCAGAAGGTGTAGATGGTCGTCTCTGGATGTCATACACTGAAACAAACGGGGAACTTATTGAATATGATTTCAATTATGATATCGATTCCCTGTATAGCATGATCATCGCTGGATGGTCTATCACTCATGATTTCTCTAACATGATAGACAATCTTCTGAAAACAGAAATCACCAAAGAACTTGATGATCAAATGATCACATTGTTCGAAAAATAATCGAAAAGTGATCGAGTTATTTCTTATAGTCTTATAGAGATAACTCGATCAAAATGGGGCAAAGCCCGCGGAGCGCAACTTGGTAACATCTTTTAAACTTAATACATGGTATCGTTTCAAGAGTGAGAAACACATGTATGCCTTTTTGAACGCAAATCCATCTTACGGTCGATTTGTGTCTATTGTCGGACTTGAACGTTTTAAGTTTGTTCAGTTTCTACAAACAGGACGTCATTTTAAAAATAAAGAAATTTTTGTTGACATCATGATCGTTTTCAGCGAATATGACGAATCGAAGAAAGACGATCAGATCTGCGCTGTTCATGACAGCATGTTTGAATATATAGAGGTATATAATGGCTAAGCAAGAATCTCCAGTAACTAAAGCACGTCCGGGTCAAGTCTATCGCATGAAGCCTGGTATTGACGCGGGCGAGTTTCTAAAGCGTTATTCCAGCTATCGCGCTTTCATAAGTTCGATTAGTAATGGACTTTCGTTCACTTTGACTCAATTCAAAAACAATCGCACAAGCATTGACGGTGATGGTAAAATCGATGTGTTCGGATATTCCACGATTCATCGTGACGGTCTTGAACTCGCGATCAGTGATCAAATGATTGATCGATTCTTTGACGAAGTGAAAGAACTGAAAGAAGTTGTTTCCGGTCGTCGTTACGTGAACATCGAAACCGGTAACGAATACATGGTTCTTCATCTTGCGAACATCGCTAGTCCGACTAAAACTCATCCTGTTCAGGTTGTCTATATCGGTGAGACTGGTAACGTCTGGACTGAAACGCTCGATGTATTCAAGCAGAGATTCAAAGAATGACAAAGAAAGAGTGGGAAAGAAAACTGGGTATTTGGCAAGGTCTTCTTGCCAATGCAAAGAAAAATCAAATGACCGCTTTGAATGAAAACTCAAAACGAGTTTGGGGAATGTCCATTCATCGTTGTGAGAAAGGTATTCAAGAATGTAAAGCGGGCCTTGCTGAATTCATAGGTAAGAAATGATTATCTTCCGAGAAGGTATATATCGTGTGTGGCAGCATTCCCACTTACAGGTGTATCATATTCAAAAATGGATGCTAGGAGATTGTCCACGTAGCTACGAACAAACGTATGACTATAGAACAATCAAAGAAGTCTTTTCAATCGACGAAGTTAATGAGTGGTATCGTGAAACTAAGAATTCTAAAATTAACAACTGATCAAGGCTATCTCTACAAAGTTCAACGTCGAATCTTCTTTATCTGGTTCGATTGTCGTGACGGTGTAGATGAACATCCTTTTGTTCCAACATTCAGTCGTTATCAGGCAGCCGAAATGTTCGGTATGCATTACGCAAAAATTCGCAAAACAAAGGCAGTTTTCCTATGAAACTCGTCTACACTATCGTTACCTACAACGGTAGCGGCGGCTATTCAGTCGATTCTGGTCAATTTGATATTCGCTTGCAAAGTGACTTAAATCGATGTCTCGCTTTACTGGAACGAACCTGCGAGCGTGGTAAATCTACACTAGATGTTGACTTGATCGGTGGGTTTGATCGCGACATAAAGCTTCCTGTTCGTTATATGAGAATCGGATTATGAAAATGCAATCAATCGTACAGCGTTACGAAAATGACATAACTGTGGAAGTTCACGCCGATAAAATCGAGATTCAGACCTGGCGCATGTACATGGCAAACTTTGCACCGTACAAGCTTTATGATGAAGATTTTATATGGGAAGTTTCTTTGCAAAAAGCTATTGACCTTCCTACCGAGATTCTCTACAATGATTTTGTCATGACAACTGAGTACGCCATGACATTCGCAGACTTCGCGAAAATCATGCAGAGAGCAAGAGTCGGGATTACTTGCTTGATTCACTAAGAAAGGGGGACGAAAGTCCCCAGTAAAGAGGATAAATTATGGCTACTTTAAACGCAGAACGTAAAGCAAAAATTGTCAATCGTATCCAGCTCGGTGCTGTGATATTGTTCGCTATCGTTGCATGTATGAATGTGGGATGAAAATGAAAGTTAATTATAAAGCAAACGGTATTGAGTTCTTGATCAACAATGAATCCATGTTTGTTCACGTTGATCAAATGTATTCCGATCTTCCTATCACAAAGGCTCGTATTGACAAATTTTGTGACGAACATCGCAGAGAAGCCTACGGTGCAATCGCTGCGTATACCAAAGAAATCATGCACATGGTTCAACGTTTAACGGAGAATCATCATGATTAAGGTATTTGTATTGATTATCAGTATGTCAAACGGTTATCGAGGTTCAGCCATCGATCATGTTGAGTTTGATCTCAAAAAGGACTGTGAAGCCGCGGGTGAAGCATTTGTTCAGACGAATAAACGCTTTGATGATTCTCGATTCATCTGTGTAACTAAAAATAAGGTGCAAAAGTGAAACAAGAAATTGAAAGTATTAAAATTGAGTTCACGTTCGGTGAAATGTCATGGGATGGTTGTTATGTAACATTTCAACAAGACTGGTCCGATTACTCGTGGTTTCGTTCAGAAAACAGTTTCGTGACTTCTTCTGACGATGAACTCTGGAAAAGTTTTGAATCTGTGTTCGATGATGTCAGCAAAGACGAATTCCTTGTTGCTATTCGCGCGATGGAAAAAGGTATATTGTTATGCAAGTAGTCTGCTCAAAAGCTGGTGAAAACAGTAACATGACAGTTGGAAAAGCCTATGAAACGCTTTATGTGGAACATAAGAACTTTCTCGACTACAAACATCCGTATATCGAACTGATCGACGACACAGGAGAGCCTATTGGATGGGCACCTTGCGATGCGGAACATATCGACTTCGAAACTCGCGCAACTGTTCTAGATCAGCACGGTATCGAATCCCAGATTCCGGTCGAACGCCTGCATGAACTGAATGCATTGAGTCGCTCCTTGTTCAATGACGACGGTACCAGCAAGACTTGGCAAGAAGTAAACGAGATTCTTGACGATTATTATAAGGAATAACATGGACACATTATGGTTCTTTCCATTCGCTGTAGTATGGGCTACTCTATGCTCCGCGTTTGTTTACAAGATCAAATGGAAAACTTCTAATAGCCAGAATCTCTCGGTGTTCATCGTGTTCATTCTGAGCATGTTAATGGGAATTGCTGTCGCGGAACTACCGATATGGCAATAAAAATCTATGCGGTGCTGGTCGCCGCAGTTCCTTCTGTGTGTGCATGGATAACAATATGGCTGAACTTGAAAAGCTGAAACTCCAGCTTGACGTGACCTTTTATGCCGAAGTCAAAATGCAACTTCACATGGCTCGAGGTCTACCTATTACTGAGCGAGTTGCATTCATCAAGAGTGTAAAGCGTTTTGAACAACTTTGGAAAATGCGAGATCAATATGAAAGCACAAAATGATGTAGGCAGAAATGAGCGCGAATTCATTGCATGGATAAACGACCGCACGGACGGTGTTCCTTGTGCTATGCGTCAAGTGTTCTTTGATGCATGGAAAGAAGGATACGAACCCTCCGCTGTCTTTGAATATCTGTTCACTGAGATTCACATGGCGCGTGTTGAGTTCGGAATGAAAATGACCTCGATGATCCCACACTACGGTGAATCAATCAAAGATCAACGTTCTTTCGATTACGCGTATGATGAATATCGTAAGCAACTCGACAAGCAAATGGCGGAGACAAAAAATGTCAAAGATCTGTCCCGACTGTAAAGAAGAAAAATCCATCTGGGCGTTTGCGATAAGCAATAACTCTGATGATATGTGTTTTCCTCTGTGTAAAGTATGTGTGAGTAAACGTTATCAAGCGCAGATTAAAAACTATTTCAGATACTTTCCGACACGTCGAAATGTAGGTTTATCCGACTTTGTTCGTAAAAAGTGTCACGATTCTGTATGGCGAGGTAAGATTCATGGCTAACAGAACAATCTCAAAGCTTTCTCCATACTATGGAGGTCTGCGTCAAGGCGTTCATCTGAAAGTTGAGCGAACTGTAAAAGATTTCGGTGATGGTGTCGCTACTTACGAGTTTAAGATTCCAAACAAAAACGGTGATTTCATTTTGCGTGTTGACAAAGATTTGGAACTGTGTAGTATGCAGTTTAACGGCTCGTCAGGTCGATGGATGAAAGAAGACCTGGTAAAACTGAAAGCATTACTTAATTCGTGTAACTTTATTTGAGGACTTTAAAATGACATTCTTATCTTTGGTATTAGCGATTGCTTGGCTGGCTGTTATGTCTAATCTGCGTGAGACCACCAGCTACAAATTCAATCTGTTTACTGGTATCGTGTACGAGTTCACCAAGCTATCCGCGAGTATCGCGATTGCTTTTGCTCCTTATCTGTTAACTGTATTTGGTATTTTGTAATGTGGGCTATCTGTTCGTTTGTAGATAATAACATCATGCGTGTCCGTCTTGCTGGGGAAGTGATTTGTTGCATCTTTGGCACAGACAAAGAAGCCTATGACTTCATGCTGAAATATGAAATTCGAGGCAGAGTCGAACAAATTTCTATCCAAAAGGCTTGATCTTTCTCCTTGTTTTGTTATTATGCTCTTGCAGTAACGAAACACGAAACGAAACAAGGGGAATATTATGAAAATCAATCTGAACAAAACAATCAAAACCAAAGATCACGACGGTTACAAAGCGCAAGTAGTTCACGACAAAATGTGGCATTTAGTAGCTGTTCAAGGTGATGTTGTTGAGTGTATGACTCCTGAAGGTCCTTCAGACGATTTTTGTTATCATATTCAACTGATCAACTTCTTCACTAACGAAGTTTATCAACTCAAGCAAGTGATTTACGGTCACATTCGTAGCGAAACTTACGAAGACGAAGATTTCTGTGAGGATCACACCTGGTACGAAAACGCTCGTATTCGTTGTGAATCTCTGATTGAAAAGATGTACGCGAAAGGTGAAATCAACTTAGATTTCTGGAAGAAGGTTCAATAATTGAAACGAGGGTCGAAAGACCCCTTGTGAGGAAAAATGATTGAGTCATGGGTTCAACAAACGAGTGTTTATCCTCCTGGACACATTTATGCAGGAATGCCACAAACAAAACAGGAAAAGCAAGCAATTGCAACATGTGAGGAACTTTATAAGTTCAACTTTGGCAAAGAACGAAATATTCTTGGAGATTTGAGAGCAACATGGCGAGAAGTCGAAATAACTCATAAACTCTCCCTAACGAAGCCATATCTTCCCACTCGTCAGGAATTTCTTGATAAGGTGTTCAATGAGTTTTTGGAAGCTGCTCAGGTTGCAGTTAACAAGATGGATTCTTGTTTCAAGAAACATCAAGCTGTGAACGAGTATTACAAAAACTGGAGAGTCGGATATCAAGACATTAAGAAAGTCGCACTAGAATTAAAAAATTCTATAAAATGACTTGCGCAAGGGCATCTTTGTTGATAAGATGTCCTTGCAGTCAGAAAACAAATCAACGAGGATAAAATTATGTTAAACTTCACTAAGAAATACATCAACAATCCAAACTCTTTCGCCGGTTCTAATAACATCATCACTGTGCATGAGCACAAAAACGGGGAGACTGTTGTTTTCGATTTTCCTGATATGATGTCTGATAACATGAATTACATCGGGGTGTTCTTTGAAAGCGGTCGTTGCGTTTCAGTTGAAGTTAAAGATTTCGAAGTAAAAGTTGGAACAAATGATGATTTTCGTAAGCGTGATTTCAGCAATCACAGCGGAATGAAATCTAATCCTCATCTGTTAGTTAAAATTTATCTGCGTCACATTCTGAGTCGTTATCTGACTGAGAACGAGCGCGAGGCTTTATACGATGCAGTCAAATCATCAATCACGTTTTAAAGTTGGTACTTTCTTAAAGTTTCACAGTAATTTGGGACTGTCCTTAGGGATGGTCTCAGAACAAACAGAAAGTCCTGTTGGTAATATTTTCAGTACGGGCTGGTTGGAAAACGGTGAAGGAACTTTCGAAATCGTAGAGACGCCCACTCATATGGCTGGTAGCATTCATTGGTCAACTCGTATCATGAGAAAGCACAGCTTTAACGCAAGTTATATTGAAAAGGTAGAGGTAGTAAAATGATGATTCCAATGGGTGGTATCCTAGCAATCTGGTTTGTTTTAGCGATGATCTGGCATGGTGTCTATCGTCGTTTCATGGACGAACTCGGATACGCAGATTCGAGTCCCTTGACCAAGACCGTTGTTGACATCTTCAAGCAAGCTGTTCCGATTTGTACGTTTGTCTGGCTCGATCTGGGCACCTATGTTTTAACTCTTTTTGGAATAACACTGAAATGATTAGCTTCTTTATTGTTATCGCGATAATTTGTCTGATGTTCATCTATGCGAATTGGTTCGAGGAATTGGTTCGAAAGCATAGCGAGTACATCAATAGTAAAGGCTTTTACTACGAATTCTTTATTCATGTGATTAAAATCGTTGTAGGTCTTGCACTGCTGCACTATGTCAATTTCATTGGACATCTTGTAGATCTGAAAACATTTATTATGACCTTGTGGGGCTAAAATGAAAGAATTGATTCTGATCATTAAACTTATTCAAGACGGTGAAACGTTCTTTGAAGTGATGGGTGCTAACAGTCTAACAGTTAACAATCTAATTAAGGTATATCAGATGGAAGATGATTTCGCCGATGCGTATGTGTATTCTAATTCACGGGAATTTCTTCTCGACCATCTTACCACCTGCACTGCTGAGAGCATTCAGGAATATATCATCGATAACGAGAAATACAGGATTTCTCATGCGTAATTTGCAGATCTATGATGTGATTGAGAATGGTAAAATCTATCAGTTCCAGTCTCTGTATGCGCTTGACATGTTCAAGCGTAAATCACACTCAATGAGTCGAATGGCGCATGATGTAGGTATGAATCCGTTTCAGATAGTGCGAGTGACTAAGCAAGCTACAGGTGGAGAAATCCACGTTCAGTATCAGACTGAGTTCAAAGGAGCTATTCGTAGCGCTTATATCGATAAACATTCGGTCGCCTTCTTATCCGCTACGATTCGCGAGTTTGAACCAGGTGAAGTATATCGAGCCGAAGCTTGCAACAAAGCATACATCATCACGCGATACGGTCAGAAATTCTGGGATCATATAGGCGTTAATGATTTCGTTGTAGAGAATCTGATATGTGTTCCTAATCCAAACGCGCCTGAGCTACGTCTAGCGACTATAATCAATAATAATGGTATCACTAAAGAATTCAGTCTGAACGCTTATGATGCCCAAGCGTTCACAAGTAGAAAAGGTTTTACTTTGCCTAAACCTGTTGACAAATCTTCGGGTTCTGTTAGAGTACAGTCTCTTGAGATTGCTCCTATCACTAATGAAAAAGAGCGTCTTGCTGCAATCAAACTTTTGGAGAGTATTCGTTATGAAACCACAATGTGAAACTGAATATCAATTTATTGACAAAGATAACGCACCTACCTGGCTGGGAACACAAAAATTTGTCGTAAGAAGTGTTTCGCGTAAATCAAAACTATTCGACGACAACGAATACAATCTGATTGTTTTCGCAAATAATCAGTCGTGGGTACTCAATGTTACCGAAAACGCGTGGAACTCTTATGTTCGTCCTGCTTCATGGATCATCAACTCTGATTACTTCGTTGTTGGTCAAGCAGGTCAGGAGCTTGCGCATCGTGAGTATCCTTCACTCGGTAAACAAATCAGTATCAAGCGTAGTATGCCTATGTGGGTAGAAGTTATTAAAGCGGCAGATGGTTTCGTTCAATTCACGTTAGATGGACGTTACGGTATTCATCGTCGCGAACATAAAATGTCCGTTCATTTGTTTCATGGTATCTTCCAGAAAGCACCTCGTGCGAGTCTCGAAGGTTATATCATGCGTAAGAATGACATCTATCAATACGGTAAACCTTGCAACCTGAACGAAATGAAACATCTGAGCATGAAACCAATCGGTGTTACACCTGCTGATTTCAAACGTGTACTAGCAGAGATTCATCCGATGAAAACTTCCGTTCACGTCGAATTTGATTTCAAAACTGACGAAGATCGCCTAAAAGCGATTGAGTTTTTACAGAAAATGAAGGTACAATAATGCCATTATATCAATATCGCTGCTCTTGCGGATATGAGTTCGAAGCGATTCAATCTATCAAGAATCGCGATCATGCCGCTTGCAAGAACCCAAAAGGTTGTCTAGGAGTTGGCAAACGTCAACTAAGCGCACCTGCTGGTATCGTTAACGGATATCTAGATCCTGGAAAGATGTACGTAAGAAAATGATCGTAAGTGTATCAATTAACAGGGCGCGAGAAATCGCGCTTTTATCTGATATCGCCTCTTATCACAGAACTCCTTTAAGCTTATGCTTTACCGTCCATATGAACGAAGGCGATTTAATCCGTTGGTTCAGAGAGCATGACATGAATCCTTATGTCATGAATGCACCAGGTATGAAATGGTATGAAATCCGATGAAAATAGTTATTTGTGTTCTTTTGGTTTTAATCGTGTTACTATTAGCGGCTATATGCTGGATTTATTCTAAACTGAAAAACGTAAAGGTGTTTAAATGATCATTGTTACAGGTAATACCCACGATGAACTCGATGAAAAGCTACACGACACGAGATTTCTCGTTTGTTCTGTTGGTTCATTAGCATATCTCCAGGTTGAATGTAAATTCAATCGTCACACAGTTGATGATGTTCTTGATGAACTTGAAGATCGCGAAGTCACCGCATTAGGTATTCACGATGATATGTCGGAAGACGATCTGAAAGATCTGATGTTTTTATTCGGCAGGCAGTTGCGAAATCAGCTTGATAAAAACGAATATGAACAACACTGCTTAGACTTGAGGCATGCATGAACATTGATAACATTCGTACCGTGTACGAATACGACATTAAGTTTGAATTGGGCTCCCGCATTGCTGTTCAATTCTTTCGAGATAAGTTAAGCAAACAGATTCAGCATATCTGGGAACAACACAGTGTCTTTATTCAAGAACTGGAGTTCGACGCTTATCATCTACGCGCCACCAGTAGATCATCCGAAAGTCTTATTCGTGCTGTTGTTGCGATGGAAGAATGGTTAAAATCTGAGTTAAAAATTCAATAAATACTTCCTTTAACGAGGGAGTTATAAATGAATAAATGCAACGTATTTCCAATGCCATGGGTTCACACAAGTTTTAGACCTCTTGGTTATTGGGTATTAGATGAACTTGAATCACAGTTCAAAAAGAAAAAGAACTTCATGACCGATTACGCCGAGTATAAGTATTCAGACGAAGTTGAAAAATTGGTTTGTGCTATGACTAATTACGGTGAATGTCATGTTCAGGACTCTCGTAACGGTTATTTTCATAAGCTGAGTAAGTTCTTAGAAAATCTTCCTATTGATCCTATTGATCCTGTTGTTCCACCTATTATTCCTCCTCGCCCTATTATGAGTCCTGCTCCTAAGACAACTCATATCGCAGGTCAAGGTGCAACGACATTAACTATTGTCGCGGGCGGTTCTGGATACAAATTCGGTGACGTGTTGACAGTTGATACAGATGTTGAATATCCAGCGCAGATTCGAGTAACTGCGGTTGATACTTCGGGCGCCGTAACTACTGCACAAGTAAGAACTCCTGGTGTTTATCCAACTCCTATTACTACAGATTTGGATACTAAAGGTGGTGCAGGTGCGGGTGCTAAATTCAAACTGTCTTATAATGCAAGCTCAGGAAGCTCCATTTACGCAGGTAAAGCTATCGGAAGAACCGATGCATCATTCACTTATTGGGGCTCCGATGTCAAGGACGTGACGCCTGGTTATCGAGGCAACGGTGTTGGTAACGGCACTCAAATGCGAGTTAACTGGAAAACTGATGCACAGACCTTTGACATCAAGCTGGCGGGATTGAATTCGAAATACACTCTTTATGTAGACGGACAGCGTATCTCTGCAACCCCGTTTGAAACAGGTTCAAACGGAGCAATCAGCGTTTATACCGTGACGTTTGCTGATAAGAAAATGCGCGAATTCAGTCTGGCAGGTATTAACTCCGCATTCGGTGGTATTATTATCGGTGCCAACGATACTGTCGAAAAATCTGATGCAGTTTGTAAAGTATGGCAGATGGGTGACAGCTATACATTCGGTACAATGGCTACACAACCAAGCTTCAATGACTTCCGCGTTATGTGTGATCAACTGAATGTTAACGGTCTTGCGGATGGTATTGGCGGTTCAGGATGGACTTCTACTGGGTCAACTGCGCCTCAGCAACGTATCACTAGCAAGCTGAATACTCTGACCTTTACCCCTGAGTTCATTATCTTGAGTCTGGGTTATAACGATGCACCTGCTGGAAGAATCGATCTACTGAAAACAAACTTTGCCGAGTCTTATGACTTGATCAAGACGAAATTCCCTGATGCAACTGTTATTGTAATCGGTCCTGCTACACCACAAGGTGCAACACCAGAACTTGATGCAATCCGAGAAGCAACGATGGGTCTTTCTAAAGAACGCAACCTGAAGTTCGTAGACGTTCGTAATCTAGTGAATAAAGACAATGAACATCTTTATACCTCAAATGATAACGTTCATCCTAACGATGCTGGTTACGCGTACAGAGGTTCGATCTTTGCTACTGAATTAAAAGACATTATCAAGTAATTCATGCCCTCTACGGAGGGCTTTTTTATGTTTTCCATTCAAAAGTGTTGCAATCTATCCTCAAGATGTTATTATGACCTCATCGAAACGAAACAAATTGAGGAAAACATTATGTCTAACGAACGTCTGCAATGGTTACTTGTTGGTCAGTTTGAGCAAAAAGCTGTTAACGTGAAAGATAAATTGACTACTAAGCCTGCTAAACTGGGTATCGCAAAACCAGGTGTGAAAGTAGTTAAAGCTGATCCTTCTTATCACAACAAAGGATTTAAGTGGTAATGAAATCATCCATCTATAAAGCGAGAACTATTCTCAAGAAACACAAAGCCCTGCGTCAGCATAAGGCAGAAGTAAAGCGTCGTCGTGAACTGCGAGAATTCAAAGAATCGGTTGAGCGCATGGATTTATTCGGATTCTCAATATATCGCTATGCAGAGATCCAAGAATATCGCAGAGAGTTGGATATAACGTTCATCGAGATTCGTGAATGTCTTCGTTATGCTCGTCCTTATCGCAATCGTCAATACAGGGTATATCAGTTATGAGGACTGAAAGAAGTCAGAACACGTTTCCAATACAAGTAAAATTCATTAACGGTGAAACATTCAGAGAAACGAATACAGCCGTAGTCTATAAAGATTATGATACCGATATTCGTTTGAAACTAAACTCATGCGGACTAGGCTTTCATTTGGAACTACAGGACGCCATTCGAGTTCGTGAAGTATTAGACGCTGCTATAAAGGAGCTTCAAGATGAATCTTGATGCAATTATGTGGTTAATCGTGCTGTTCGGTGGATGTTTTGTTCTGATTGGAATCACTCGTTCATTGTTCCTGTTCGGATTGAAGGTTGACTCATATCTGAGAAACAAATCAACTCCTATCTGGCTAGATAACATTCTGATTAAGACTTGTTTTTTCGTACCGATAACTGTATACTGTTATTTCTGGTATAACGCGGCAATGTCATTAGCGGAGCAATTATGAACTGGAAAATGTTTTGGTTAGGCAATCAGCCTGATTGTGTAGAAGAACTGCAAGATCAGTTAAGCGACTACACCATGTTAAAGAACTATAAGGTAGGTTATCGTGCTAATCCTCGTCGTTATTACGTAGTAAGCCAAGAAAGCGCTGAATATGTGATCGAGCAATTACGCAAAGCTGGTTATCAATGTTTGGAGATCACAAACTATGATTAATCGTGAGAATGAATCAATCGAACAAGGTATCAGCGTTAAAATCAGCGATTCGGAAGATCCAAGAATCAACGCTCGCGCTGTTATCAAACACAACGGTGAAAGTCAGGATCACGTTTGGCTTTCTGTTCCTACTGATTACAAAATTTTAGTAGATCAAGAGGAACTCCAGAAGTTACACGAAGTAATCGGTGCAATGCTGGTGGCCTTAAATGATTAACTTAGCCAATCGCTTCTTGAAAGCAAGAAATCTTTATCTTTCCGATTTGGAAGACGTTCATCGTCTAGCGCGTTGCGTTGCTCGCAAGTATGAAGGTGTTACTGTCGATTACGACACGCCTACTACGGTAGAAAAGGGTGATACCCACGCAACGCAGGTCAATCAGAACGTGTTTGAAGTATCTACCGATCGATATGACATTATTCTAACCCGTGAAGAAGCCGAGCGTCTTCGTGATGTGTTAACCGTTATTTGTGCTCAAACTTGAGGTTATTATGAAACTGAATTGTACCTATGAACTCTTAGAACCAACTGCATTCTGCAACATCGCAGGAGCCGAAAGTAGCAATACCCAATGGGCGAAGTTTATCAGCAATCACGGTCATTCGATTCGCGTTTCTCATATTGATGGTGCTGGCTCTGTTACCGGTGTGATTGCTGCTGACGGTACCAAGTATGGACAGCATTACACGGAGAAATGTGGTCAGTATATCAGCACGTCAGAATTCAAATACTTTCGCAAGATCAAAGAAGGTTATCCAGAACGTGTCGAATCTATGAATTTTCCTACTGTAACTCTGACCATAACGAATCGCGAACAGGCACAGAAAGCTATTTCAGCACTTCAGGAGCTTTTGAAATGATTCTATTAAACGCTATCTTAATGCTATTCGTGGTTCTTTCTTCAATAGCAATCGTTGTACTAGGCATAGGAAAAATCATTAACGTATTCATAGAGAAAAAGTTTAGCGGATTCTTGTGCTCCTGGATTATCGTAGTATGGTTATCCATATCGATCCCTGTGTGTGCGTATGTCTCGGCCTATCTTCTGAAATTAATTAGTCCATTTTGATAAAAAGCCCTTGCATACGTGAGGGCTTTTTAGTATCTTATGTTCATCGAAACGAGATAGAGGATAAGATTATGACTAAGGCTGAACTGAACAAAATTCTGAAAGACCTCGGTAACAACAATCTGCGTTTAAACGGTGAAGTAGTTCGTAGTCGTCTGAATAAAATGATCAAAGGTATCAGGTTGTACTGTGTAGGTCCTTACACTGTTAACGAAATGCAAGTAGAACGATTCAAAGAACTGGTTGAAACTGTTCGCAAAGAAGTTAACGGTTATACTGCCGACAGTCTACCAGGTTATGCTCGCATCGAAGTCCAAGATCGCGAAATCGTTATGACCCTACAATCTTTCAACAAAGGCGAATATGTTCACTATTATGCCGCGTTCTCTGTTAAGTGAGGAACTATGAATATCATCGAAATTCTTGCCCTGATTATTTTTATCATGATTCTATTGGTGTTCTTTGCTCTGTATGCGCATGGTAAAGCTTACGAATGGATGACAGATCCAAGAAACGTGAAAAATCTTCAAAAGCACTATAGTCAAGAAGGTATCAACACGTTTACCGACTTTCGTGAACGTTGTGTCGAAGTTAGTTTTCATCATGAAGGTCAGTATTATTCCAGAAGTATCTCCTTTGTAAACGCGATGGCTTACATGGAGAAAACACCAAACGGTGGCATCAAAAAACTTTTAGTCAAAAAGTTGAAATAATGATTGCACAAGGACATGGTTGTGATACTATGTCCTTGTTGAAAGAAAACTAACTGAGGATTGAATTATGAATATCATCACCGAACTGCTGAACACTCAAGCTGAACGTATCGAAGAAATCAAAAAACTTCCTAAATTCGCCTTAGTCAATAATCTGGGTGAAATGGTTAATCCTACCGACTACGGTTACGAAGTTGGTTTCTACGCCGAATGGACCTGGACTCTCGATGAACTTGATAATGCGATTGATCTGTGCGTGTGGATGTCCGAAAAATGGAACAATGAAATCTACGTTGTTCCATGTGCAAACATTGACGAAAAGGTTTACTAATGAAAGCTGTTATCGTCTTTGTTCTTTTCTGGATAGTTGTAATATGGTTGTTTAAAAAATTGGCCGAGGCGTTATCATGAGTTTTATTCTGTTCGTTTTCTTGCTGTTTGTTATCACAATTATATACGTGTGGATAACTCTGGGAACACGATACGTTAATTCATTCGAAGACCTAGTAGTAATGATAGTAAGTTATTGCGCCTGGGCGTTCCTTGATTTCAAATACATTTTACAAGGTTTAATACATTATGATTTTACTGGCATTCTGTCTGTTTTTAATGTTTTTAATTAACGTTGTTATCTTCGGTGTTCTGTCCGACAATGTTGATGGAGACATAGGGGCATTGTTCGTTTGGGGTGTTGTCCTGTGTGTAATGTTTTATACGGATGCCCATGTCGTTGACTGGTTAGTTAATACAAAACAAATTTTATCTTAAGGAAAAACTATGTACGGTAATCAATATCGCTACGGCATCGAAGTAGCAAATGATGAAACTCTCGTTTTTGAATCTATTGCAATCGTTAACGAGCCATATGAGGTTATGCCTCTGATGCGCACGGAAGATCATTTTAAAATCGTTGTGTATCGTCAGGATGCACAAGGCATTTATCGTAGATCAACCGATTTCGTTGTCGTTGATTTTGAAGGTAAATCAATTACCGAACGTCAGATTGAACTGATCAAACAGCTTAATTTGCTTTCGGATAAATCATAATGTTCATCCTTTTAGCTTGCGTTGTCTCTCTGATCTGTGTATCATCGTATGTGAAGCCGACAAACAAGACTGAAAGGGTGATAAAAGCAATTAGTCTTGGTTGTTTTACTCTAGGTATTTTAATCGAGACGGGAGCCTTTAAATGACACACATTTTCAGTCTTAGTAATGATGATGTTCACGTTAGTGATTTTAGTCTTAAAGCATTGATTCATGCATTTCTGATGCATTGCAATGCTCACGATATTCCAGCAGGACAATTCGTTCTGACTGAATATAAAGCGAGTCACGACCAACAACGTGGTGAGTGGGAAGAGAAAAGCGAAACTAACGTTTGGATTGACCCTGTGGAAGATTTTGATGTGATCTATGAGGCACTGAAATGAGTTTCAATCAGGTAGTAGAATTAAAAATCCAGAAGCGTGATCACAGAGGATGGACAACAATGTTTCATCAAGATATTCATGTAGCCCTGAAAACTGCTAATGTTATTCCGTTTCGCAATGGTCTCAAAAAAGAGATAGAGAGAATCATCAATGAGGCATGGCTTCTTCGTCATGTTAACATGGAAAGTCTGAAACGAAACGGTACGGTATTAAAGTTCATCTACTATCATCGAAGTCAAGTTTCAGGTTATCAAGACGAGATCGTAACTCACATCAAAATGTCCGAAGAAGGTTGGCGTACCGGTATTGTTATGTTTGCAGAAAAGATTTGGAGAAGTTAATGGCCAGAAAAACATTTATTTTCGAAGCGAAGGGCAAAGCGTTTAATCTTGAAACATTTGCTACCGAAGAAAAAACGTTTTTGACACAGAAAAACGATATCGAATTCAGATCAAAAGCGGAATTCATTGAATGTATTAATCACGCGATTACATCATTCTATGAAAACATGATTGAATATCTAGAAGAAGGTACACCTGAACTAACCGTTTCATATCGAGATCATTCGACTAATCTGATGTTCTTTAATATCAAGGATGGTAATTCATTCTGTATCAGCAACAATAAACTTAATGTTCGTAATAAGATTTTCGAACTGGTGCAAACTACAGAAAAAAAACTTTCCAAGATTCAGGCTCGTGTTGTCGATGCGTATGAAGATCTACCTGTGAGTTTACAACGATGATTCAAATTAATATTATCGATGGATTAATGGAGCCTGTTGCCTCTATCGTTATGCAGGATTATATGCTTCGCGAAATGCGAGATCATGTAATCGGTATTATCTCAATGTATTCCGACGCTGAGAAAAGTGTTAATGCTGAGATTTTGGTAGCAAAGTACGGTGTTCATAGTCGTCATTATCTAACCCGTTCGGACATGAAAATCATTCATGAGATGTTTGATGAAATCGTGGATGTTTTGAAAGAAGAAGTTCAAGAAATTCTGGACGACCGAAACAAAAAAGCCCCGTAAGGGGCTTTAGTATTTTATGGTTGGTGTACAAAGAGACATCAAAGCATATTGTATGTTAAGTCCGATAATACTTAACAGTTTATTCACCCATTGAGTAACTTTACTCAATGATAACGAACAACACTGGTTATAAATCGTTTTACACACATCCTTGAGACTTCTCGTAGCGTCAACAAAATCCTCATAAAGAGTGGTTAATCCTGTCTCTGCGTTTTGAATGATATTACATATATCATCAAGACTTATCCCGCAATATCCCAACAAAGTATTAACTGTGGACATCAAAGGCAGTTTACGTAATTGTTCCATGCCCATCTTCATAATATCGTTAATACTATCCAAAAGACTTTTCCTTTCTTTCTTTATTTCAGAGATATTCTTTTCAATTGCATCAACGGCATCATCTGCTGATTTAACAGATTTCTTGTAAGCCGCGGTCGTTTCTTCTTTGATACGTTCCCACATTCCGCTTAGATATTGCTGATATTTGATCAGTTTATCGCTTGCATCTTGTTTCAGTTCAATAGCCTTTTGTTCTAATTCATCTATCTGTGATTCCAACTGCTTCACCTGCGTCAGGACAGCTTCTCTTTTATCATTGATAAACTTCATCAACTGGGTGTATAACTCTGAGGAGGTGAAGCCTGGGAAGTTTCCTGACATAATAATATCAAGAGGCGGTATCTGACTAAAAATCTGTCGAACTGCTCTGATAGCCAGCCACACAGGATTAGGCACTTCGGGAGGCATACTCCATATTTGAGCAAGTTCTCCTAACAGCTTACATAAAGCAACACCTGCATATTGTAATTGACTCCAACACCAATCGTAAAAGTCTGTCAAAGCGTCAACGATATCACGCGAGGTCATTTTCACATATTCAATCGCATAATCATAAGAACTACCGATTGCTTTATAGATATCGTTGATAACTCTTTCTTTCTTATCTTTTGTTGCTTCTTTTAATTTTTGCAGACCGTCCGGTGTCGTACACAACGTAATAATATCAACTTTTACTCCTCCGATACTAACAGAAGGTAAAAATCTTTTTATCATATCCCATCCACCGCCTACGATATTCAATGCAGCGCTTATGACTTTCTGAAACTCAGCCCACGCTAATTGCAATGCATATTGACTATATGCTAAAGCCGATTGTCCTAATTCTTCCATCGATACGGACAAATTATCATACATCGTTGCTATTCTGTCACCTGCACCTTCTACTAAACCCGGTAGAGAATTCCACATTACTTTGAAATCGCTTCTCGTTTTGTTCCAAGTCTTCATAATACTTTCACTTATATTCGTATAAGGAAAGCCGAAATTAACAGGTAAGCAAGCTGCTTGATATACTAATGGTAACGCTGATACTCCTACGGAAACTGCTGCCGGTACAGGAGGAATGCTAGTGTCTGCGTTGCTGTTAACTCTCATTCCTACGTAAGTGCAAGGCTGTTCTTCATAGTGTTTTAAATATGCGCTGCGTGATGCGCCCGTACCGTTGAAATCTATCAGTGTAGCCGACGCGGTGTTGCTGTCATATCTCATACAAGTACGTTTGTCTACTCTAGGACCTGAAAGCGTCCAAATTGCTCCTGTGTTCTCCAATCGATACATTTCTAACTCTTGTGAGTTCTTGAATAAATCTTTCTTACTCAGATCGGCCCCGTACCAGTTATTATCAGGTTGTAAAGTTGATCCGATACTTTCAACATATTCTTTTAATGCTTGCTGACTAGGAAAACAATAGCCTATTTTTGCAGACCAAATTCCTCCACAAGTCGTAGAGGGATCTTTTACTTCACCAGTATTAGGATCAGTCGTTGTAGGATATGGTAAAGGATCACTTTTAAGATTGAACGGATTCTTATCGTAAACGCGTTTTTCTATTTTAATGATCTCTGTTAACCATTCTTCACCGACTGCTGGTCTTCTGTTGCTTAAATCTGTGTTATATTTTTCCCACATAACACGACGATATGATCCTTGAGGAACCTCAGCATCACAAGGATGCTGATAGTTTGCAACGATATCGTCCACGATCTCGTTATAGTTCATTATCCTACCTGTACAGTACCGCCTGTAATTTTAACTAAAGCTGAACCATGCATGGTTATATTATCAGCTTTTGCGTCTAAATTACGTGCTTTGAGGTTCATGTTTTCTTTAACAGTTACATCGGCGTTTTCTGCTGTGACTGTTGCTTTTTGAACAACATCCACTGTTGCATTCTGCGCGATCTTCGCTGTGAGGTTCTGATTAACGGTTGCATCAAGATTTTTCTCTACGATAATTTGGGCGTTTTGTTTAACGTGTGAACGAAGTTGTCCTTCGATAGTTTGATTAACATTACCACGAATAAACTCAGTAACGTTTCCATCGACCGTTTGTGTCACGTTACCCATGTTATAGATCTGAGCATTACCTTCGATAACAACATTCAGATTGCCTTTTATGTTGACATTACGTCCTGATTGAACAATTAGATAATCATCACCAACGATTTTCGTTACTCTTTGACCAGAAGGACTAATTTCTGTATACGTTCCTGCTGGATGAATTCTGCGATATCGTTCATGACCTGGAGTATCATCGAATTCCTGAATATGACCGGATTCACTTTCATAAACGTGATTATATGGATATTCCGCTGCGTAAGATGAACTTGGCTCCTCGAACATTATTCGACTATCTTCAGGAGTAAAAGGAGCTTCTGGATCGTCGATATCGGCTTTAGGCTCTGCATACTTTGTATACATAGCGCTTAATGATTTTCCTTCAGGCTCTTTAGGCATAATACCATAGCTTTCCAAGTTACCGGTTAATACAATCTTAGCAACTCGATTAGAACGACCTGGTGTTTGTTGAGCATAACGAGAGTCTAAAATACCTCTGTATGCATCTTCCCAGCGTTCTTCGTTCATTGCTTTTAATGTATTAGTGAATTTCGCAAGACCTCCAACACCCATTTGAAAGCTCATATTCTCCATTGCCATCTGTCGGCTTCTGTTCATTTTCTTATAAACAGGTCCCGTTTTAGCATTGAGAACAATATCTCGCTGAACATCACCTAGATCTTTTGCAAATAATTGACTTATTTCAGTTTCGTTAATTGCACCATTAACTTGACGACCTACTTTCTGACCCAGAATGTTATTAATCTTGGACATATCTCGTGTTTTCTCGAATACAATCAAGTGTCCGATACCGACTGTGGGATATCCCTCTGAGTCCCAATAAACTTTCGTTCTTATACCTTCATCGCGTGCCAGCATTTTTTCAATAGTAAAATCTGGATCATCATCTGCTATCCATTCACCATAAGGCGTGTCGTCAGGATTAACTGCTATATCACGATTTGCACCTTGCAGTTTGTTGATTGAGTTATTCTTACCATAGTCGCCATTATAATCAGGTTCTTCCTGTTCATTTAAACTAAAGTCTCTTGCTAATTTGTTAACGTCTTGTTGACCGTAATAACCTTCTCGAGGATATTGTCCGAATGGATCAGAGAATCCTTTAGATGAATCTGTTTTGTGTTCTATTCCTCCGATAGAGCCTAGAATAACACCAACTTGACACATCGGATCTCTGAAATATCCGAACACTTCGCTTCCTTCAACTAATCCCGTAGGACTGTCTCCTAGACCAGAAGTTCTTGCAGACGTTACGGGAGTTAATACGTTCATCCACAATAATTCGTCTGTAGGAATACCTTCTTGCTCTGACTTTACTTTTTGTGATGTATGAATACCATACACACGAACCCTGACGCGACCAAGTTGTAGAGGATCAAAACGATCCTCTACAACTCCTTCAAACCAGGATAAATCTGTGAATCCCATGAACATATTATTAGTCTCTTGTTATATTCGAATCGCTGATTATTTCCATTTCTTGGGTATAACGTCCTGCGTTAACATCGATAACATGACGACATTTTGCAACTAACCATTTACCGCTATCAACGACTGAAATTTGTCCGTTTTGATTTAATACTTTTAAGTCGATAATCTTACCTACGCCTACGTCAGAATCACCTGCGCAGGAAATAAGGCTTCTTTTTGTATATAGAGAGTTTCGATTTATCTCGCGAATCGCTGTCATGTTACCGTAGGAGCTTTTATTATTGAATTGATACATCTGCTCTGTCGATATCAAATGTTGTCTTGCGCCTTTAACCTCCTTGGGGGAGACGATAGTAGGCGAACTATTCAGCATAGCATATTGACCTTTTAAGCTATCAAAGGAGACTGGTTCCTCTCTGTATCCTTTACGAAGACCATCGCGCATCATCATATTAACACCTATCGCACCTGATGCATATGATTCTAAAACGTCATATCCTTTCACGCGCTGATAGTTGCTTATTTTGTGGTACATCTGCATATCAGTTGGATTCGTACCTTCTACAACATATTCAAACGGTTCGTCCTTCATCAAGGTTACACCACTTTGAAAATGAATACCGTATCTATTCTCGAAGAAATAAAAGTTGGAATCACCCGTGTCTTTACTAATAGACGTTTTAGCCATAAATGAAATGGTTTCTAACGGTGTGATACCAGGAATAATTAAATCCTTCATAAACAGCGTATCTTCGACAAACGTATCAGACTCAACCTTTAAAATCTCCAGCATTTCTTTTACGATTTGGTTACTTGATGCGTTTTTATACGATTTTCTTATGTTGCATAATTCATTGTATACTTCGGCAGGTGTACAGAAATATAACTGAACCGCTCGGCGGGTACCCAAGTTCTGCTCTGTTAATTCCATATAGCTGTAGATACGAAACAATTTTGCATAAGGATCTTTTTCTGATAAATCGTGATCGAAGCTGTTAAAGCTGATGAACAAATACTCCTCGCCTTTCATATCTAATGATTCGGTGATGTTCATTGCATCGATAAACGTTAATGTACCTCTCAGTAATCCTTGTTCTATATCTTCCTCTACGATCATGGTCTGAATCAAAGAAGTAATGTCAATAGAAACTGTTTCTCTGACCATACGCACTTCATTAAGCGACCAAGATTCGATTGCGTTTTGGGACATTCCCTTCATTTCACGTTACCTATAATTCGTTTAAAGTTTGTCATGAACGTGCTTAAATCACCAGGTGAGATGATTTTAATAACGCGTTTATCTTCATTCTTAGCCAGCTCATCTTCAATAATAGTGACAGGAACTAAAACACCCTTATATTGAAGATGTTGACGTTGCTTATCTATTTTATCATACCACATGCGAGGATTGTTAGGATCTTCATATAAGTTATAATGACGCTTACCTTTTTCATCAACGTGATATGCAATCTGATTCACACCGCCTGCGTTCTCGTACTTATAATTAGCACTCTTATGAACTGCGTCCTGACTTTTAATCCAACCATGAAACGGATCATAGTTAGAATTCAGCATAAGCAATAACCAGTAATACTGTGAATCATCGTATAATTTCCATGAGATAAGTTCAGGACGATCCATACCCTCAATCAGGTAATCACGAAGAATGATATCTTTTGCTGCTGCCAAGACATATTGACGATAATTTCTGAATATGTCCGATGTAGGTGTGCCGTCGTAATCAACGGCAGGAAATGCACTAAAAATCATTTTTTGTAGCTCCCAAATGGATTATCGGTATCAACTTGATATTTACCCAAGTTCTTGAATGCTTCTTCCCAATATTCCGCAGTAGTCGGACGCATTTCGCTTAATTGAATCTCGAATTCAATTGTTTTTGCATCACCGGCTGTTCCTGTTAGAGTTTGATACACCTGTTCAGGAGTTTTGTTCATTCTTATGCCAGTAATAACGGCAGGACCCATCTGAAACTTAGGAGTGAATCGAGGACCTGAGCTATTTTTCGTGCGTTCTTCTACGTACCAAATTGGTGGGACTTCATAGATAATCGAACTGATATTGTCGAAATCCTGCTTAACTCGAGGACTTGAGTTAATATAAAAACTCTTGATGATATTAGCGATTGACACAAGTTCGTCCCTGTTACGAGGACTTAGATAGAAAGTAAACGTTTGTTGACGTGTATTTGTTCCTTTATAAAGAACAACGTTTTTATCACCAAATACTTGACCACGAGTTTGTGTATTGCCTTCCATCATTGCTTTTTGGGTGTATTCATCAATCTTACCCATAACGACCCCACCCACAGCTTTACCGGCGTTAACAACACCTCCACCTATTGCGCCTGATTTATCAACAAATCCATCTGCATTACCGATATTAGATATACTTTCACGCATAACAGGAGCAATAGCGTTGGCAACATCTTGCATAAAATCGGATTCGTTCGAATCATATGAATGATTCAATGATTCTGTTAAGTTAGGCATATAAAGCTGAATAATGCTTATAATCTCCTCGGAGAATTTACCCTTAACAGAGTTTAACGCCCTGTCTGATACTCCTCGAACGGTTAAGTTACCTCCGGAGCTAATAGGTTTAACAGCATAAAACACCAGATAGTTGTCGTGAATGTTGCTATCCAGTGATGAAGGATATGCAATAGGCACGACACCTGATTTCGGACCACGACCAGTCCATTGCTGCTGGAACTTCTCAACTTTCTGTTTCGCCGCATCAATCGAACTGTCTAGGACTCTTGCTTTTAAATTGGACATGATTTTTCCTTCAGATAAAAACTGTATTTATAAATAACTCTAGGAGGGACTTTATGAGTTACATGGGTAAATTTGTTCCGCAGAACAAACAAAAATATCGTGGTGCGTGGGATAAGATCACGTATCGTTCATCATGGGAAAAGTTCATAATGGAAATGCTTGATCGTAATCCTGAGATAAAAGAATGGTCTTCTGAGGAAGTCGTTATTCCCTATTTCAGCAATGCAGACGGCAAAAGACGTCGCTACTTTATGGACTTCTATTTAAAAACACAATCAGGTGAAGTATATTTGTGGGAAGTTAAGCCTAAGAAAGAGACTATACCTCCTACACCACCTGCTCAACTAACAGTAGCAAAGAAAAAACGCTATATGAATGAGATCTATACATTTCAGGTCAACATCGATAAATGGAAAGCTGCCCACAAACTTTGTAAAAAGAAAGGTTGGGGATTCAAAATCGTGACGGAAGACGGTCTGAAAATGATGGGATTTAAGGGGTGTTATGGAGACAAATAATGTATTATATTGTATATCGTATCAGAAACAAAATTGATAAGAAAATCTATGTTGGTGTTCATCAAACAATGAACATCAATGATTCTTATATGGGTTCAGGTAAAAGAATCATTAGAGCAATCGCAAAGCACGGTGTCGAAAATTTCGATAAGAAAATTCTTTTTGTGTTTGATAATGAAGTTGACATGATTAACATGGAAAGAAAGATAGTTACCGAAGAGTTTTTGGAGCGAAGTGATACATATAATATCGCACTAGGAGGATGGGGAGGTGGTATAAAATCGAAAGAACATCGAAAAAATCTTTCACTTTCACAAAAGGGAAAGCCTCGTCCTAAAGCGTCCGAAGAGACAAAGAAAAAAATGTCTGAAACTCGAAAGAAACTTCCAGGAAATAAATGGTCCGATGAATCAAAGAAACGTTTCTCGAAGTTAAAAACCGGAGTTAAAACGGGGCCCGCATCGGAGAAACGCAAATTGAATATCGCAAACGCATTGAAAGGAAAACCATTACCTAAAACTGGACAATGTGTGTATTGCGGAAAGATTATGCATCCTTCTCACATTTCCAGATTTCACAACGAAAAGTGTAAGGAGAAACCATGATTTTCGAATTTGATTCCTTGACTGAGGAAGAAAAGAAAGTATTAGCGAGAGCTAATAAAACGAAACAACAATGGATTAAACTCGGTGTTGAATTCGTTCAGAGTAAGAAAACAGCTAAAGAATTTGCCGCTGAAAAGGGAATCAATTACGGAACATTCACCAAATCGATGCACCGTTACAAAGCTGATATCACTGCGGTATTAAAGCTTATGAATCCTAACAAGACCAAAGAGCAATGGGTTGCTCTGGGTGTTGAAATGATGATAGCTGTCGAAAAAGGTTCAACTCAAAAGAAATTCATTGAAGATCTTGAACTGAATTATGAAACAGCCTCACGCGCTTTCAGAAAATACAAAAAAGATATTATTCTGAAAAAGGCAGCTTTCGATCTGAAAAGTAAAAACTCCAAGCTGACGAAAGAAGAAAGAAAAATCAAGATGATTAACTCTTTCAGAAGTCAACTAAGAGTTAAAGCGAAAGATTCCGCCGCTGCGAATAATAAAAAGTCTGTTGCATGGTTCAACGATGTTATTAAAACGTCAGTTCGAGGTCATAAAGTTAGCAAGCCTGTACCGGGTTCTATTTATGCTTATGTGTATGACGCAAAGCATAAAGACACCTTGCCGTTCTGGGATAAGTTTCCACTGATGATTTACTTAGGTGATTACACAGCGAAAAACGGTAACAGACTGCTTCTCGGTTTGAACTTGCACTATATTCCGCCTAAAGCTCGTCAAGAGTTTCTGGAGAATTTACTTGTTCATGCAACCACTAATACAATCACGAACAAAACGCGCTTGAAAATAAATTGGAGTCAAGTCAAAAATATGAAAGGGGCAGATCAAATGATCAAAGCATATCTTCCTGGACATATCAAAGGATCAATGACTGAAATTAAACCATCTGACTGGGTAAACGTTATTTTTATGCCTGTTCAGCAATTTATGTCCAAAGGCAAGCGTTTTAGTTCACGTAAAGTTTGGAGTCGATAATGGCAGCTAGTACAATTGCGGGTGCAGTTCAAGATGTTAAACAGGATGCTTTAAACGGATTGACTGATATTCCCCCACTGGACACATATCAAGGTCCAGATTTAAGCGGATTCATGCGAAAGATTGAGCGCGTAGATCTTGCGCGTTCGAACTTATTCACAGTTAACTTCACAGATTTTCGAAAGATTATTAACTTTGATGGTGTTGTTGACTTTGATAACGAACCGATTACAACGAATCCATTCGGTTACAATAACATGGAACAGGGTACAGATTTTATTTGGAACAAAGTGACCGACAAAACAAAAGATTATCTGTTGAAAAATAGTTCAATAGGCATCAAAGCTATTTTCGGTGCATATGATCCGGAAATCATTCAAAGTATTTTCGGTAAAGATGTCGTTGATGTATTCAGCGGTCCCGAATATGACGTAAATAAGGATGTGAACTTATTAGCGAAGGCAGTTAATATTCCAGGTTACAGCTTTGATACCGAAAAGACGTATCAAGATCGTAGACCATTTACTAACGTGAAGGGTCGAACTGTCGATAATATCACTATGACGTTTTACTGCACACCTAATTATGCAGAAAGAAGTTTGTTCATGACCTGGATGAATAAGATTCACAATCCCAAGAAAAACACTTTCAGTTTTTATGATTCTGTTAAACAACGTATCGAAATCGCCACGTATAACAGAAAGGGAAAAATAAGTTCTATCTCGATTTGTCAAGACTGTATTCCGGTTCGAGTAGGACCTGTTCAGCTGGATTTTGATGCAAACAACCAGATTGCAACGTTTGATGTTGAATTTGAAGTTAGTCACACCATACATGTTCCATACGATGATTCATACGGAACTTGGAACGAAGCAGGTGGTATGTTGAGTCGAGGAATTCAGAGTATCGAAGCGATTAGGCAGAATCGTACAACTAGTACGATGGGTAAGATTGCTCGAATTTTACGCTAATTTTGATCGAGTTATCTCTATAAGACTATAAGAAATAACTCGATCACTTTTTCAGATAGTGCTACGCACTGCGCGAAGCGCAAACTAAGGATATTAAAATGAGTAAAGTAGATTTAAAAAGTCTGGTTCTTGCTGGTGTTCCTCAAGCTGAGTACACCTTAACCGATGGTCGTGTTGTTAAACTTCGTGCGTTCTTAGTCAAAGAACTGAAACTCCTTATGCTTGCTAAAGAAGGTGGCTCTGAGGATAAGACTTTGATTCAGGTTCTGCAACAATGTGTACTGACCGAAGATATCGACTTGGAGATGATTCCAAGCTTCGAGGTTGAAATGATCTTCCTTCAGTTGTTCATGCTAAGTAAAGGTTCTGCAATTTCAGAAGTTGCTTTTATCTGTCAAAACGAAGTTGATGGAAAAATCTGTAGTCACAAAGTTAAAACGCGCGTTAATTTGAAAACCGTTAAACTTGATCGAGATATCAGCAAAGAGAATCGAATCAAAGTTAATGATCAAATGGTTTTAGAAATGCGTTATCCTTCCGCACTTGAGCATGACTATTTCACCGCTGTTAAATCTGAATCTGAAATGGCTGGTAAAATTATCGATATGTGCTTGAACTGCGTTCAGACTATTACAGCAAACGGTCAGATTCTGAAAGTCGGTGAAGATATCAGCAAAGAAGAACTTGCGGAGTTAATGCAACTGATGTCCGGTGATGTGTTCGAAAAGATCACGAAATTTATCGAAAATACCCCTAGAATTCATACTCATATCGCTCTGAAATGTCCAAAATGCGGATACGAAGATGCGGTTGAGTTAAAAGGACTAGCGGATTTTTTCGATTAACGCTCGCCGAATATAGCATTTTCAGTCATTATAAGTTAGTCAGTATAATGAAGGAATATAATTGGGATGTTCATGAGCTAGAAACTCTGACTCCCATGGAATTAGCCATTTATCGTAGATTGTTAATCGACGAGCTAAAACGTAAAAAAGAAAGGGCAGAACAATGACAGACCAAGAAAAGGCAGATCTTGAATTAAGTATTGCACTTATTGATCAAGCTGTCAGTTCCGATAGTGTCACCGCTGCGAATAAAGATCTAAAAGAGGCTGTTAATATCGAAGTTGACGCCTCGTTAGATCTGAGTTCATCTAAAGTTGACGCAAAGAAGGCGGTCGATTCTGAAACGAATGTGACCAATAAAAGTGTTGACATTATTGATGATCTTAATTATTCGAGAAGTGAACAAGCAAGAGCGGAGAAACGTTATCTTAACGTTTTAGATCGTCGTCTTGACATCGAAAGTAAAATCGGACTTACCGATTACAGCAAGATTGATAAGGAACTTCACAGGAAGCTTTCCGAGGAGATTGCAAAGCGAATTAAAGCGGAGCAAGAACGAAATGAGAAGCAGAAGGAGAACGACGAGGAGCAAGAACAGGAAGACAAAAAACAGCGTAAGTCTGATGCCGATTATCACAGAGAAGCCGAAGCGATGCACAAGAAGCGTCAAAGTGTTTTCAAGCGTATATCAGACGGACACAAGAATTACATGGAGAATTCTTCCTCGTTTACGGGTCGACTAGCTGCTGGATCATTGGGTAAAGGAACTTCCGAATTAATTAGTTTGATCGATAATGTCACGGATCAGATTCCGGGAATGAAAGTCGCTAAATCAGTAGGCGGATTCGTTCGTGATCAGTGGCGAGGATCTCGTGAGAATAAACGTCAGAATCGAATCGAAAAAACTGCGGGATTCTTAAAAGCGAAAGACGTAGGAGAAGAATCTGAGAAGGCGAAACAAAAAGATCGCGATAAAGATCAGAAAAAAGGTACCGAAGGTATTCTACAAACAGCAGGAATATTAGGCAAGATTTTCGGATTCTTGAAAAAAATGTCCGAAATGATGATGATGGTGGGTATATTCAAGGGCATTTTTAGTCTGATGGGTTCAGCATTATCAGGACTTGGCGGCATTATAACAACTGCTTTCACTGCTGCACTGAGTTCTTTAGGACTAGGAGGATTGTTATCAGGATTAACTGCTGTTTTAACATCAATAGCCGGTAAGCTTGGCATTAAACTACCTTCGACGCCTAAAAATCCTACTAATCCGAATGAGAAAAAACCTCCTGTTTCAACTGATGCGGAGAAGAATAAACCTTCAGAGATCGAAAAGGCTAAAAAGACCGAGACTAAAACTCCTCAAGAAAACAAAAAGTCTCCTTCAAAAGTCCCTGCTGAAAAAGCCACCGGTAACGGAATGAAAAAGGCTGCTACTGAGGCTGCAACGAAAGGAGCTGGCACTGCGTTGACTCGTGGATTAGCTGCTGGTGTTCGTATGGTAGCGGGTCCTGCAGGAACGACATATATGCTCCTTGAAGCATTTGATGCGGCGGAAACTGCAACTATGCAACGAAATATGTCACCGGAGGAAGCTGAACGTATTAATAAACTTCGCGAAGATGCACACGATAATTATGTTGATTCAACAGGATTAAATACCGAAGTTTATGATAAAATGGGTAATCTTCAACTTTATCGCGACTCCGAAAATGATCCTCGCAAGAAAGCGGAAAACGAAAAACGTTATCGCTTCGCAATGGATCAACAAGGAAAAGAATTTGATCAGAATGAACTGAATCAAATGGTTAAAGCTGTTGATGCCGCGAATGACGCTGAGAAAGAAAGATATAAAGGATATTTCCAAGCGAATAGCGCACTTCAATCTAACATTCACAACACCACGGTTAACAATCAAACGAAAGTTAATCAGCTTGTTGGTTCTCCGAATGAAAGAACTAAGCGAGATACGGATAGCAGAGGAGTAACAAGATGAACCCGATTCCTAATTACGTTCAAAAGACGAACTTTCGACTGGATATTCCGAACAGCATGGCTTCCGACTTCGTTATTAACGTTCAAGAAGTAAATGTGCCTAGTATTAATATTCCACCGACAAGATTCACAGTCAATCCTCAAGCGGTCGGATCCTTACCTGGATCTGCTGTTGAATTCGATCCAATGTCAACTCGAATTCTACTTGATGAAGATCTGCAATCATATGCGGACATTTATCAATGGATGCTTAGTCTAGTGGATTATCGAGAGTCAAACGCAACTGCATGGTACGAAGGTGGTCAACCTAAAACGATCCTCCTTCACATTCTCGATAGCACTAAAGAAAAGATATTACTTACATATCGATTCTTTGGAGCTTTTCCTCAGACGTTAGGTGAGATTGAATTCAACTACTCGGATCCTCAGAATATCGCAAGTTATTGTCAGGTGACATGGGGTTACAAATATTTCGAGATCGAGAAAAACGGTATTGTTATTAAACCTAAAGTTATTCCTGAGAATCTAAAAGGCTACGAAAGTAAGCGAGCGATAGGTATGCATCCGACATTAAGACGTTGACAAAAGCTCCTTATCGTTTATAATCGAGTAAACCCAATAAGGAGCCTAAATGATAGTTTTATCTGGAAAGAAACGTAGCGGTAAAGATACTGTTGCGGGATTTATGCGTGACGAAGGTATGAAAACTTATGCACTGGCTGATCCAATAAAAGATGCTCTGTTTCATGCCTTCAAACGTAGTATGTACGAAGGAACTGTCACTCGCGCAATGTTAAACGGTATTGATTACGACCGTGAGCAACCTATGAATATGACAGTAAACGAAGTTCGCGACGTTCTGATCGAAGCTGTTTTCTATACGTTCAAAGATGCTGGATTGTCCGATGCAATGTATGTCGATTGTATCGAACATATTACAGATTTTATTCTAAATATTGAACATGTAGAGAATTTCTCTATAAGAAAGTTTATGCAAACCTTCGGAACTGATATTATGTGTAATATCGTTTCAAATCATCATTGGTTGGATCTAGCAGAGAAAAAAGCTCCTGCTAACGCGATAATCACCGACGTGCGCCAACCCTGGGAAGAAGAATACTACCGTAATAAAGATGCAACTTTCATTTTTGTTAAAGGTGCATATCCTGGATATATCGAACCCACCGATAATCATATTACGGAACAAGGTCTGACTCCTCGAGATGGAGATATAATTCTTGTTAATGAAAACATATTAACCTTGGCTAAGGAAACCAAATGTCTGCTGAAAAAATTAATGAATTAAAAATCCGTATTTTTGACCTGCAAGAAATGCTGGAAGGTCGTCACCAGTTCGAAGCACAGTTCTTCGGTGCACTGGCAGAACTGCTGGCTATTCCTGAAGAAAGTCGTCAGGATCCACAGGTTTACATCAATGCGGTCATCGCATTGAAAGAGCAGATTCCAGTCGAAGCTGCGTCTGATGCGGAAGTTAAGGCTGAGTAATTGAAAACATTCGCCCAACTTGTTGAAAGCATGAAGGGCGCCTATGTTGGGGTAAGATTTGACGATGAATCTTTAAAGCAGTTGCAAAACTTGCAGAAGATGTACAAGATTCCAAATCCAACCCCGACTAAAGACATGCATTCTACTGTGATTTACAGCCGAGTGCCTGTTGATTTTCCGATTTGTGATGAAGTAAACCAAGTTGTTGATCGTCAAGTTCAATTCCATGTTTTCAACACCAGAGACGGTGCAAGAGCGTTGGTGTTGAAAATAAAATCTGATTATCTGACGAAACGACATGAACTAGGAACTGAACTAGGCGCGACCTATGACTTTCCTGATTACATTCCTCATATCACTCTGTCTTATGACGTAGGTGATAAACAATTCTCCACTAAGCCGTTTAAGCTTGAAAAAGACTTGATTATCAAGAGTGAATATGCGGAAGAACTAAATTTGAACTGGAAGCAATCAAAAGATTGACAAACGTTCCTTTAGTCAGTATCATGTTCTCATGAATCAAAAGTGAGAACATTGTAATGGCAGTAGGATTCGGAAACGTAGATAACTTTCAAGAAACCATCCAGGCAACTGTTGATAATGCTATTGACTTTGCAAGAAGTCAATTGTATAAGTTTAAAGAAAGTTTAGAATTTTGTTTGGATTGCGACGAAGAAATACCCGAAGCGCGAAGAAAAGCGTTGACAGGGGTTTGCTATTGTGTACAATGTCAGTCAAAGCACGAAGTAACCCAGACAAGTTATTATAATCGTCGAGGTTCAAAAGATAGCCAACTAAGATAATGCGACGGTAGCCCAATTGGCAGAGGCACATCACTTAAAATGATGAAAGTTCGGGTTCGAATCCCGAGCGTCGTACCATTTCGCTCGCGTGACGCAATTGGCAGACGTGTCCCTCTCAAAAGGGGAATGTTGAGAGTTCGAGTCTCTCCGCGAGCACCAAACAAGTGAGAAAAATATGATCCCTGAGCAAAATAAACAAGACATAATCAAAGCTGTTCGAATTGCTGTTTCGATGTTCTGTATCGGAACCCGAAATTTCGAAATGCATATGAAATGGGCAGTTGACGGACGAGAAGTTCCTTGGTATTCTGATTCTGATATCGACAAACACGATTTCGACTCGATGAAAGTTGCAATTTACAAATTCATGCGAGATAATCAGGACGAATTCTTGAGTGAAGAAAATAAACTCATGAAACATCACGGTGCTGTTCGAGTTTACTGGAAGTCAGGTGGTGATTCCGAAGCTGTGATTTATCAAACACAGACAGGTGAAAGAATGCTTTGTTGTGCTAATTGGATTAGTGGTCCTGTTAGTCTGAAAGAACAAATTTACTCAATCAAGTCAATCGAAAAATTGGTCCCTTAGCACAAAGGCTAGTGCGCCCAACTCATAATTGGAACGATGTGGGTTCGAATCCCACGGGGACCACCATATAAGGTATTAAAATGAAGTGTACAATTAACAGAACAATGCCTGATGGTGAAAGCATTGAGATTTATATGGAAGACGCAACCGCGGTCGAAGTTGTTGCGGTCGTTGAATCAATCTTTGGCGTAGCTGATGATTTTCAAGACGAAATCATTCCAGAACTTCTGCACTAATAAATAAAAGGAAGCTAATTTCAGCTTCCTTTTTTTATTGGGAAAAATATGAAACTGTTGAAATACATTAGTTGGATTTTTCTGATCCCGCTTGACTGGATCAGTATGTGCTTGGCAGTTCTGCTTGCACCTTTTGTCGTTCCGTTTTATAACGAGAAGAAAGGTCATTTGCCTTATATTTTCAGATGGATGGAAACTTTTGATAACTCGATTGACGGTGACGGTGGACACATCGAACGCTGGCAGGGCAAACCTCGTTACTTCCAACGCGTTGCATGGTTATGGCGTAACAAAGCATATAACTTTGCGTACTACGCTCTAGGAAGAGAGGTGACGAAGACCTACAGCAAAGGAAGATCAGACGTTGAATCTGATAAGAATCACACAGGTCAACTGTTGATGTGGAACGATAACGCGTGGGGATATTTTTGTTATTATCCTCTTGCATTCGGGTTTTATCTTCGTGTATACTGCGGTTGGAAGCTTAAAGGTCCTGCAAACGGGTCGAAAGATAAACGCGCTATGTTAGCGTTTCATATTAATCCATTTAGGAGAAAATAATGTCAGCACCAGCTTGGGCAACATTTTTCAAAGAAAACCAAGCTGAAATGATTCAGAATTGCTTCATCAATACCGGATGGGTGTTTGATGAAGCAAAATTTCTGCGTCAGATCAGTGAATATCTTCAAGAGAACGAATTTGATTATGATTATTTCGTTGCATACGGTGAAAAATATTACTTGCAACGCGATGAACTTCAAGTTAGAATCGCAGAACTGCAAGTTGAACAACGTCAAGCGTTTAAGACGCGTATGGAGACAAAATGAAATTGAAATTTGGTCAGACAATTCCCAAAGGCTACATCGTTGAAGTAACAAGCTGGGAAAATGATGGTGACGATTACGACACTATTCAAAAATTTGAAGCAGATAGCGGGTTCGTTGAAGTCGTTAAGCGTTTAGCTCCTCTGTTCAAGAGTCGTTGTAATAACAAAGGTTGCTTCGGTAATACAATGGACGGCGAAGTTGACATGATGATGTTGGCAGAAGCTGCGTTTATTGCATTAGGTCCGATGGAAGCACCAGTTGTTTACAAAGTCCTTGGCTATGATATTCTGTCTTTAGATTTCGAAGGCGAAACAACTCCTGATGAAGAATTCGAAAAAGCCGGTGAAGCTGTAAAAGAATTCGTGCGTAATCATATGTCAGGTTGGTCAGAGTATTATGATTTTCGCGTTATCGAAGAAGTTAAAGTTTACTATCTGCCTGAAGATGTTATAATTCCTCAAGTAGAAGAAATTAGCAAACAAACTTTTCGAGATTAATTAAAAAGTTTGTTTACAACTTAATTTCGTTATGCTAAATTATATAACGTAAGCAATAAAATTTCGGTCATTAGCTCAACGGTTGAGAGCAATCGACTTTTAATCGATAGGTTTAGGGTTCGAATCCCTAATGACCGACCAATTTCTAATTAATAACGTTCATTTGGACGTTATTGCTGAGAGATTGACTACAGCAAACATCTTAAAATCCAAATCTTAAACATTTGAAATTAAAGAATGTCAATCTGATATTTTATCCCATTCGTACTAATGGTCAGGTCGTCACCCTTTCAAGGTGAAGGTACGAGTTCGAATCTCGTATGGGATACCAATTTAAATGCGTCGTTGGCAGAATGGCTATTGCAGCGGACTGTAAATTCGCCCTCTTCGGAGATTCCTAGTTCGAGTCTAGGACGGCGCACCATCTTCATAACAGAATGTTATTTCGATAGCATTCGATTATGAGGTTGAGTTCAGCAAACACTTAATTCAAATTTTAAAACTTTAATTTAAAAATCGAAAACAAGTTCAACCTGTTATTTTTGGTCGTGTAGTTTAGATGGTGAAAATACCCGCCTGTCACGTGGGAGATCGCGAGTTCGATCCTCGTCACGACCGCCATATCAACGTTAAAAAGGCCAATGCTATCTCGGGTGCCGCAGTCTGCCGGGAATACGACCGTTTTAATGTAGGACTGCATATCTCCGTGCGTAGCTCAGTCTGGTCAGAGTGCACCGTTTGGGGCGGTGATGTCGAGAGTTCAAATCCCTCCGCACGGACCAAATTCTTCCCCTCTTATTTTTGATAAGAGATTTGTTAGAATGTTCCCGAAAGGGGCTTGTTAAGAATCATTACAGCAAACTCAAACAATTAAAGAAAATCAAACTATAATCGTATGAGATGTGCTCGGATGAAAGTCTTTGATGCACTCAGCAGAAGGTAACTGTTTAAATCTATCATACTGAATTAAGCAATCAGTTATGATTAAATGATTCTGTTGCTTGCAAAGTACACTTTGCGGACCATTAGCTCCAACGGTTAGAGCGGGGACCTGTTAAGTCCACGGCTGGGAGTTCAAATCTCTCATGGTCCGCAAAGTGTATTGTTCAATAAGGAAAATCGTTATGAAAGATTTAGTCGGTAATGAATTATCGATTGGTGATATTGTCGTTTACGGCAAGAAAGCGCGTAATCAAGGTACTCGCGGTGAAATCGAAGTCGGAACTATTACCGATATTGATAATCGCTATGTAACCGTTGATTCAAGCTATAATCGTCTTACATGGTCAAGCGTCAGGAAATGTTCTCCTAAGTTCGCTGCGATGTTTAAAGACGGAACAATCTATGACATTTAAGGGTATGTGGCGCAATCTGGCAGACGCGTCGGTCTTAGAAACCGAATGTTGAGAGTTCGAGTCTCTCCATACCCACCAATTCAGAAGTGTGAAGAGGAAGATCAGCTAAAAAGCCCTCATAAATCTTATAGAGTAGCGCTTCGAACTTTTGAGATAAAAATGTTAATTAAAATGTTGACTGGCATTCTAAAGGATGCTATCTTAGAAGTGTCAATTGATGATGAATACGGACTTTCTACTATCGACGGTTCAATCGAATTCATTATTAAAGAGACACAAAATATTGACTTTCCGGTCGGTATGAAGTTTAATATGTTAGACGACTTAGCAGAAAGTGTTCTGTTTGAGCGTTATAAAAGAGTTTAATGCAGATATAGCTTAATGGATAAAGCCCCAGCTTACGAATCTGGTGAATTTGAGTTCGAGTCTCAATATCTGCTCCATGCGGTAGTAACTCAGTTGGTAGAGTGCCGTCCTTCCAAGTCGGATGTCGCGAGTTCGAATCTCGTCTGCCGCTCCAAATTTGATAACAATTAGGATTAAAAATGAATCTGATTCCACGTATTTCTGTTACTGTAGATCATCACGCAAACGCACAGCATTCTCCTGCATCGTTTAACGTTTTCCAGGGAACTTCACGCTTTGCGATTCGCGCTGATAAAGTTGTAGGTCTGGTTGAACAGATGGACGGAACTGTTCTTATCGCGTATAAGAACAAAAATGATGTTGTACTGACAACGTTCGTTGAAGAAAAATATTCCCAGTTGTTTACTGAAATTAAGGACTTTGCTACACTGTAATAGTAAGCAAAGAGCTTAACAAAAATTTAGGATTGTTACAGCAACCAATTAAAAAATACAATCATTTGGCGATTAGTGCTGGTAATCACACAAAAGGTACTCAGAATAAACTGTAAATTATCGCTTATTGGGTTGACAACCATTAAGAGAAAAACAATCCTGGTCAAATAAAGAAGTCATAGACTTCTTTGCGGGTCCTTAGCTTAAATGGGAAAGCGGGTGATTGAAGATCTCCAGTTCACGGTTCGATTCCGTGGGGACCCACAAAGATGTTTTAGGGCGTGTAGCTCAATTGGGAGAGCAACTGCTTTGCAAGCAGAAGGTTGAGGGTTCGAGTCCCTTCTTGTCCACCAAATTCTTGGGATATCGTATAATGGTTAGTACATCGGCCTTTGACTCCGATAGCGGAAGTTCGACTCTTCCTATCCCAGCCAAATTTACTTAGAGTGACGTAATGAACCACTTGAAACTTCGAGAAATAGCTGGCTGCCGTAAAGTTCGTCATTGAACATGAGCTATTGAAGTGAGTAATCCATTTTCTAGGAGCATAGTTTAACAGGCGAAAATTTCGGTCTCCAAAACCGACGTTCTGAGTTCGAATCTCAGTGCTCCTGCCAAATCAAGTCTGCCTGGGTACCCGAGAGGTTAAGGGCGCGGATTGCAAATCCGTTGTGCGTCAGTTCGAATCTGACTCCAGGCTCCATAGTCCCGTAGCTCAGTTGGCCAGAGCAAACGACCGATAATCGTTGTGTCACGCGTTCGAATCGCGTCGGGACTACCATTTTAATGCTTGCGTAGCTCAACCGGATAGAGCATCGGTCTTCTAAACCGAGGGTTATGTGTTCGAGTCACATCGTGAGTACCATATCTCGTCGTTATTTCGCTACCGACGACCGAAGCCCAGACAATTAATTTTGTTTGGGCTTTTTCTTGCTTTCCGTCCACATTCTTGTATCATGCAGTTATTGAAGAGGAGCATATTATGAAATTTGATATTAACAACATTGAAGCGTTGATGAAGAAGGTCGAAATCGGTATGCAGCGCATTAAGGAAGCAAACCCAGACATTATTCCGATGTTTCATATAATTGCTAGTCGCGATACCGGTGTTTATTGGATGTTCGTGTGTGAAGTCACCGACTTCAATAATGACATCATTACGTTTGATTCCGTGAACGAACGTCAAATGAAAAAACACATAGAAAAGATTGGTGATGTGTATTCATGTTCCAACCATGTGGAAGCTTTCACGTTTCATCCTCACATTGAAAGAACAATTCGGAAAGTTAAAAACGAACTTGAAAAACCCACGTTGACAATCAAACAGCGTTTGAGTAAACTAGCAAAAATCGTAGGAGAAATGAAATGAGCATCAAAGAATCATTCAATCGTTTTCGCAACATGTTCAACTTCGTTCAACCTGAAAGTTTGTTCGATCTTGAAAATCTCGACGTAAATTTTATCGATAAAGAACTTCAAGGGAGAATGAATCACATTCGCACCGATTTGCTGGGACAAGTGATTCGCGTTGGCGATATTGTTTCTTACGGTCAGATAGGAAGCTATAAAGGTTTGTCTGTGGGAATCATGTTGGGATATACAAACGACGGTTATCGTGTTGCGCGTATTTACAAAGATCCGCATGTGAATCATTTTTATTGCTCAGAAATTCAAACTCCTGGTCAAGTAACAGTAATTAAAGGTAAGAAATAATGTCTCAACTTTATACAGGTGGTGGTGCTACAGTGATTAAAGGTTCTGGTTTTGTTGATCGCAATCAGATTAATCAACAAACGCTTCGTCCATACGGTTCAGAACCTCGTCCCGTGTCTCCTAGCGTTGTTCGTCAAGATCAGATAATGACAAAAGAACTGCTGAACGTAATTCGTCCTGCGTACACCGCTAAAGCGTCCACGAAGACCTGGTATGCGACTCTGCATATTGCTGGTAATATCGACGTAGCGAAAGCCTTTATTCAGAAACGTATCCTGAATGATGGTGCGTGTTTCCAGATTGCTCCTGTTGATTATGTCTACAGTGGTGGTGCTGAAACTGGTATGACAATTCGCTGTATTCATTATCCACGATTCGTTGAAAACGGACCTGAAAAGCTGCTTGAGCGATTGATGATTCTGGCAAATGATCTTGCTCTTGAACTAGGTCAGAAGTCTTACACGATTGAAACCTCCGATCGCACAACTTATTTTGACAACGGAAACAAACATGGCTGAATCTATTAGTGATCTTAAACAGCGTTTTCATTATCGTTATGAACATTTACGTTTTACCGAATATCGAGACACGGATCTTGAGTTAGAAATTCCTAAGCGTCTTGCTAATCTCGATGCGCGTCATGAACTGCTAAAGGATCTCACAGGACGATCGGTAGAAATCGGTGACATCTTAGCAGTAGGAAACAGTCGATACGCTGAGGTAAACGTTGTAGTGTGCGTTGGCTTCACTCCTAAAGCAATCAATGTTGCCCAGTTCGGTAAGTATACGAAAGGTGTAGGACTTGGATATATCAGTTCGTTTTGTTCCGGATCGAACTTTGTTATCATCAATTCAAAAAATAAATCTGTAAAATTAGTTGACTAATTATTTCTCAGCGTTATAATTAAGAAAACTAAGGAGAAACGCATGTTAGAGAAAATTCTACAAGCGCTCCGAGACGAAGGTTACGACGCTAACGTAATCAAAGGTACGATTTACGTTAGCGTTGAAGAATTCGACCTTTACAGAATCTATCATGATGAAACTAGCATTCGGGTTCATTCTGTTGATACAGGTCGGGACGTGATGTTCACAAATTACAATGAATTCCTTTATTTCCTGGAGAGCTAAATGAAAGGTTATATTATCGATTACGGTGTGGGTAAAGCTGTTGCATTGTGCAACGATATCGAATGTCGAATTGCAGTCAGTAAAGATCCAATGCTACCGGAAGGCACTGTTATTCCGTTTTCTGATATCAAAAAAGCTGGTGCAGAACTGCACGAAATCACTGTTGAAAACGTGCCGGAAGTTCGCATTGAAGGCGGTCAGCATCTTAATGTCAATGTTCTGAATCGTGAAACGCTTCAAGATGCAGTAAAACATCCTGAAAAATATCCTCAACTGACCATTCGTGTTTCTGGTTATGCAGTTCGTTTTAATGCATTGACTCGCGAACAGCAGTTGGACGTTATCAATCGCACGTTTACGGAAGCTATGTAATGGCTCAAATCACTATTGAAATTCCAGATCATTTAGTCGAAGAATTTCTTGGTTATATGTCAGACGGCGGCGGTGAGCAAATGTATATGGAAGCATATAGTATGCAAGACGGTCGCGAAAACAAATATGTTAATTTCGATTATCCTGGTTGGAAGGATAAAATCGTTATCACCGAGTGTGAGGAATAATGAGCGCAAGTTTATATCAAACTGTGTTCGAACGTAAGCTGGCAGAGAAAAGCAAAATTGATTTGCATTTCCACTGGCAAGATCGATTCAATAAGCGAGTTACTAAATTCGATATGGGTCGTCAGTCTGGTAAGTCTACCGCTATCGTTCGAACGATGTCCGATAATCATCAATATGATTATATTGTACTGAGTCACAGTCAGGACGGAGCGAAACGTCTTGCCGATCGTTACAAAAATCTGGAACAAGATCGCATTAAGTATCACGAAAATACCGTTCAGTTGTCTGGCAATCAGTTGAGTCAAATCACACGTTGTTATGCTAACTGGATTGATACTCGTTCAAAACGTAAACTGTGCATTTTCGTTGAAGAACCGATGGTTCAGACCAAGCGTATTCTTGACAATCTGCGTGATATCTTGGCAACAACCGATATCGACTATCAAATTTTCGTAGTAGGCGAGCAATAATACCGAACCTCTTCTAAATATAATTTTAGAGGAGGTTTTATGGTATCTAATATCTTTGAAATGCTTCGTTATGACGAAGGCTGTCGTCTTGATATCTACAAAGACACAGAAGGTTATTGGACGACCGGTATCGGTCACTTACTGACGAAAGATCCAAGTATTGTCGTAGCTCAAAAAGAACTTGACAAGATTATCGGACGCAGTACAATGGGACGTATTACACAAGAAGAAGCCGAAGATTTGTTCGCTCTTGATGTTCTACAAGTTGAAAAGGGTATTCAAGGGAATAGTACGCTTAAACCTGTGTATGACAGTCTTGACGCAGTTCGTAAAGATGCATTGAAGAACATGGTATTTCAGATGGGTGTTGCTGGTGTTGCAGGATTTAAAAACTCTCTGCGCTATCTGCAAGGCAAACAGTGGGAAGTAGCCGCTGCGAATCTGAAACAGTCACGTTGGTTCAAGCAAACTCCGAATCGCGCAAATCGAGTTATTGAAACTTTCAGAACGGGAACGTATAATGCGTACAAATGAGGAAAATTGGAATGTTTGAAGAAAACTGGGGATTCATTTCCGAAGAGGACTGGGGTCTTGATGAAGAAAATTGGGGTGTTTGATGAATTCGATGGGTTTTAACGAAGAGGATTGGGGAGTTTTCGACGAACGTCCCGATCTGATCAGCACCGAACTGATCTAAATAAAATTAAAAGTTGCTCTTGAAGCACTTCAAAAACCTGACCCGAACCTCTCACAAGCGATAGCCTCTGTTGACAAAGTTGGTTCTTTTCCTGTAAAAAGGTTTCAGCCCGCGGCGAGTAAAAAGTTACATACGGGATCGAGACAATTTTAATTAATTGTTTACAACAAACATTTATAGTGATATATTATATTTGTTGTCGCGAGAAGTTCAGCTTCTCGTGTTATTGCGCGGTAGTGAAATGGTATCATTTGGGGTTCATAACCCTAAGTTGGAAGTTCGAATCTTCCCTGCGCATCCAATGGTGAATTAGCTCAACTGGCAGAGCACGTCCTTCATACGGATGAGGTTATGAGTTCGAATCTCATATTCACCTCCACATCAAAGTGTTTTCAATGAGAATATTTTAATGTGGTCGTAGCTTAATTGGTAAAGCCCCAGTCTGTGATACTGGAATATGCGAGTTCGAAGCTCGTCGATCACCCCAATAAGGATTATTATGAAAGAATTGTGGAAAGATGTTGAAGGATATGAGTCATATTATCAGATCAGCAACTTAGGAAGAGTCTTTAGTAAACGACGAAATAAGATTTTAAAATTAAATCTATCTTCTGAGTACGTTACTCTATCAATAAACATTAACAAAAAGTGTAAATTTATACCTGTTCATAGACTGGTTGCTATTGCGTTTATACCGAATAGCGAAAATAAACCTTTTGTTAATCATATTGATGGTGATAAGCATAATAACTTTGCTGAAAATCTTGAATGGGTAACCTCTCAAGAAAATATCATTCATGCATTTGAAACTGAATTAAATGTTATTCCCAAAGGTGAAGATTCAAAGTCTGCAAAACTGACATGGGATAAAGTTCGTCAAATAAGACAAATGAAAATTGAAAATCCTAAGTTGACACAACTTGATATTTCGATTAAAATGAATGTTCATCGTAGCACAATAAGAAAAATTCTTAGCTACGAAACATGGAAAGAATAAACGGAGGCGTGTCCGAGAGGTTTATGGAACTGGTCTTGAAAACCAGCGGGTGTCGAAAGGCGCTCCGTGGGTTCGAATCCCACCGCCTCCTCCAGATAGACTGTTGTAAGAGATGGTTTGAACCGTAAGTCAACTGTCCGCGGGAACATGAATCATCCCACGTTAGCTTTATGCGCTCATGCATATCGCGAGCCGTGTTCTAGTGCAATGTGCCGAAGTTTCACTCTTACAACCCGGTTTTGCTCCTATCGTATAACTGGCTATTACGGCTGACTTGTAATCAGCTTATCAGGGTTCGAGTCCTTGTGGGAGCACCAGAATAATAAAAAGAATAAGCTGAGAAGCTAGTAGTACGATTCCTTATGGTAGCCCACAAAAGTGGGCTTTTTCTTGCTTTCCGTCCACGATTGTGTATGATGAAGACATTGAGAAAGGAGATTATTATGAAATTGCTTAACGTTATCTTTAAATGCTTCGTAGTGTACGTGATGATAGTCATTATCAATAGTAATCAAATCGTTATAGAAAAACACATAGAGATTGCGTCAAAAAACATGACTAATATCTCACAAACTTTCAAAGATGCGGACAAAGCTGTTCGTGAATATAGTAAGGAATACAATGAGTACCTCGATTCAACATTTCGATAAAGTCGGTAAAGAAATCAAGATCGGAAGTCTGTGTGCGTTTCACAAAGGCGGAAAGTCAGCAGATTTAGAGATTCTTCCTGTCAGTCGTATGACTGCAAAGCAGATCATTTTTGAACGTCCAAACGTCAGTTGGGACTGGAAGTATCAACGAAAACCTGATCAAGTGATCGTGATTGACTAACAAAAGGGGACCTTCGGGTTCCCTTTTTTGGCATAAATACAGTAAAAGGAGATCCAACATGAATTTTAAAGAATTTTGTCAGCTGGATGAAGCTCTTATTACGTTCGGAAACAAAGCATATCCTAAGTTTAATCAAGTTGTTATTCTTGCAGGTGGTGCTGGTTCCGGTAAAGGCTTCATTTCAGGCAAACTGATGGGCATTGAAGGTCAAACACTCGATGTTGATCATTTAAAAGAACTTGCTATGGCATCAATCAAGCTCGCAAGTCGAATCAAAGATGAAACTGGTCACGATATCAATAATTTCGATATGAAAAAGCCAGAAAACGTGTCAACGATTCACGGTCTGTTGAGCGGTAAAGGCGGTATCATCAAAGCAAACGAAAAACGTATTTTCACATCGGTTGCTCTTGCTGCGCCTGACCGTAAACCGAATCTAATCTTTGACGTAACGTTAAAGGATATGAAAAAAGTTGTTCAGATTAGTAAGCAGGTTGAAATGCTAGGTTACGATAAAGGAAACGTTCACCTAGTGTGGGTAATGAATGATATCAACGTAGCTATGAAGCAGAACAAAGAACGCAGCAGGGTCGTTCCTGAAGACATCCTCGTTAGTACCCACGAAGGTGCTCATATGACTATCAAGAAACTTTTAGCAATGGGTGAAGGCACTCGAAGCTATCTTGACGGTGATATGTGGATTGCATTCAACAAGGTCGGTGTTGACACTGATGTTGTCAAATCGATAGCTGGCGGAATGTATATCAAAAAGGCAAATGCGATCAAAATCAAACAGAAAGGTAAGGCTCCGACTCGCGCTACAGAACTGGAAGCTGAAATCGTTCAGAAAATCGCAAATTATGCTCCTAACTCTGAAACATGGTCAATTGTCTTAGGAAAGAAAGACATACCTGATTCCTCTAAGTAATTCCCTCCTCTAATTTGATCGAGTTATTTCTATAATACTATAAGAGATAACTCGATCACTTTTCTAGATAGCGCGTAGCGCGTGCGAAGCACAATTTTCTATTGACATTATGAACCTGATCGTTATAATCAGTCTTACATTAACTAATTGAGACAATATTATGAAAATCGGTGATTACGTTCGAGTTAACAGTCCAAATTCAAAAAATCACGGTAAAGATGGTCGTGTAACAAAGTATCAGGCATGCGGTATCGTTACTGTGAAAATGCGGCATAACGGATCCTATATCAACATCAAACGATATCATTTGATTCAACATCCTCTCGTTCTGTGGATGCGTAAAGCTGATGGTGCTCTGGGCACAATGCCTGCAACAAACAAATTTATTTCTTCTCTCGGTGGTCAGGTCGTTTATCCTGCCAACATTAATATGTTTGTTCCGTTCTTCTTCAAAGTCGGTGAACGTGTTCGACTGATGCACAACTCCGTTGGATACACAGGTGATGTTATCGAAGTGAGTATTCAGCATTCTCGCGTCCGTGTTCGTTTCGTGTCACGTTCTGGCGGTGTTATGGACGTTTGGCGTAACATGAAAGATCTGACTCTGGCAAAAGACACTGATATTCCAGAGAAAGAAGCAAAAACGATTGAACTGAAAACTGTTAAAGTCGGTGCTGATGTTAAATCCGTTCAGACGATTTCAACTGAAACCGAAACAGAGTTCCTGTTGACTATCAAAAAGAAATATTCTCAAGATGTGAAAGTTTTCGATTCTAAAGAATCTATGAAAGAATATCTTGACAAGATTTTAAATCCTGATACAGTGATGACTCTCAGCTATCGCGAAATCACCAAAACTTACGGTGAATCGAAGTCGATTAAGATGAAAACCGTTACAACTTTTGAACTGTGAGAACAATATGAAAACCATCAAACGTTACATTGTAAATGAAGAAATCAAATCGTTTTATCGTGGTAAAATCGGAACATTGCTCGACGCAAATTATCGCGATTCGTTGCTTCGTTTCGAAGACGGTACCGAAAACTGGTTCAGTAACTCACTGATTACTGAATATATTCCTGATACTTCTGGATGGGCGGTTGGTGAGTTTTGTCTTGTTAAACTCGACGGTGCAGAAGTGACTGGACGTGTGATTCTGGTAGCGAAAACCTATCTGAAAATTCGTATCACCGAAGGTCGTAATAAAGATCGTGATGTCGTTCGTCAACCGATTGATATCAGTCGTAACTGTGTGAAAGAAGTGACCCAGTATCGACTGTCGTTTAAACACGGTCAACCAGGATTTGTTTCAGGCGGAAATCAATACTTCGATACCGAAGACCAAGCGTTTGAATATCTGGAAAGAAATGCAGTCAAAAACAATATCACCGATATTACTTTGACCAAAGTGATCACACGAACTGAAATTCCGCGTCCTGTTACGCTGAAAGTTTCTTTTTCGTATTAAGTTTACAACTGAGGCAGGTCTGTTATGATCTGTCTCTAATCATAACCTGTATAGAGGAAAATCAATGACTTCATTATTTAACGCGGTAAACAACACTGGTTCAACTTTCAACGGTGCAGTAACTAACAAAAGTTCACTGAACGCCCTGGTTGATCTGTTCTTCATCATCGGTTCAAGCCGTGGTAAAGATATCAGAACAGCGTTTCGTTCCGCATATGCAGCAGATAAAAATCTGACCGCTCGTATGCTTCTGTGGGCACGTGATGCTCGTGGCGGCGCAGGCGAACGTCAGCAGTTCATCGAACTGACCAAGTATCTTGCTGGTTTTGATCGTGATTTGGCGGCTCGTGTTCTTCTTCGTACCCCTGAACTGGGTCGTTGGAAAGATCTGGTCAGTTTCTTCGAAACTGATCTTAAAGACGAAGCCATGTCTTTGATTGCTGTTGCTCTGGCTGAAGGTAACGGTCTGTGTGCTAAGTGGATGCCTCGTAAAGGTCCTCAAGCTGCCCAGTTGCGTCGTTTCCTGGAGCTTGATGCTCGCTCTTATCGTAAACTTTTAGTGTCAATGACTAACGTTGTTGAAACCAAAATGTGTGCGAAAGACTGGAATTCTATCGATTTCAGCAAACTGCCTTCGTTGGCGTCTGCACGTTATCAGAAAGCGTTTGGTCGTAACGCTGGTGAGGCATACTCTGCTTACATCAAATCCCTTGAAAAAGGTGAAGCGAAGATCAACGCAGGTGCTGTGTATCCGTACGACATCACCAAGTCTCTGACATTCGGTAATCAATCTGTTGCAAACGCACAGTGGAAAGCTCTGCCCGACTACTGCGACGGTTCAACTGAACGTGTTCTGCCTGTGATTGACGTTTCAGGTTCAATGGGTGTTCCCGCTGGCGGTAATGCAAGCATTACTTGCATGGACGTTGCAATCGGTCTTGGTCTGTATATCTCTGAACGTATGGGCGGTGCTTTCAAAGACCAGTTCATCACTTTCAGCGAACGTCCGCAGATGCATAAAGTGACCGGTACGCTGGCAGATCGTGTGAATCAGATTCGTCGTTCCAACTGGGGCTACAACACGAACCTGCAAGCTGTTTTCGACCTTGTTCTTAACGCTGCAAAACGTGGTCATGTTCCAGAGTCTGAAATGCCTACCAAGATCATCATTCTGTCCGATATGGAATTTGATCAGGCGTGTGGTAGTCGTTCATACGGTCATTCACAGTCTACGAACTTCGAAGAAATTGATCGCAAGTTTGTAGAATCTGGATACAAACGTCCTGATATCATTTTCTGGAATCTGAACGCTCGCGAAGGTAACTGTCCAGTTGCAGCAGGCGAAGCAGGAACAGCCCTGGTGAGTGGTTTCTCTCCTTCTCTGATGCGTAGCATTCTGAGTGGTAAGAACGTCACCCCATTTGATATCATGATGGAAACTATTAATATCGAACGTTACGCGTTTTAATTGAGAAAGGACGGCGAAAGTCGTCCTTTTTTGTTGACAGCGACCAAGGAGATGATATTATGATTCAGTCAGTTAATAATAAAGGAAAAAGATATGCACGTTACTGAATTGACCGAAAAGCAATTGCGCAATATGGACACCAAGCGTCTGAACGAAGTTCGTAAAGTTCTGACTCAAGCAGTCGGTAAGCTGGGCTTTGTTGTCGAATCTGGCAACTCCTCGGAAGCTGATGCCAAGCGTTATCGTGAGGTTCGTGATCAACATGCTCTGGTAAAAGAAATTTTGTCCGAGCGTGAACATATCGAGAAAAAGAAAGTTAAAACCCCACGCAGGGAGAACAAACGTGATCGAGTATATGATCTGTGAGTTCATCGAAGAAAAGAATTGGCCACTGTTTTTAAGTTTAGCCATTTATTTGTCTGAATTGAACGTTTTAATTTAAAAAAGTTGTTGACTTACAGTGAGGCTATGATATTATAGCTTCACTTACGGAGAGATAGCTCAGTCGGTAGAGCAGAAGAGTAGAAAAACGCAAACTGACAAGTTTGTATTCAGCACTCAAATTCTCAATGGTAATCTTTTGGTCGCAAGTTCGAATCTTGCTCTCTCCACCAAAATCTGGGGTGATCGTCTAGTGGTAGGACGCTTAAAGACGCAAACTGATAAGTTTGTATTCAGCATTTAACTTTCCATTCCAAGGAAGAAACGCGTGGTTCGAATCCCGCTCACCCCGCCAAAACTTATTAAAGAGGATGCCTACAGCAATTAACGCTAGATAAATCAGTTGCCGTTGGCTTCGCAAGTTCGAATCTTGTCCTCCCCGACCAATTCAAACGGGGAGTAGGGAAGTGGTTAAACCCGACTGAACGCAATATGTGCATCCTGTTTAATAAGTTTTTAAAATTTGCTCGTTCTCGGTGACTGTTCGGGAAGCTTTTGTCTCAAGTTGATGAATAGGGAACAACGTTTCGACGGAATTGATTGTTCATAACTTATTCTGATGTGTGAGGACTCTTTATTAGTAGACGACGAGTAACTTCGGTGATGCGGAGTGCAAAGTCAAGCGAAAGTAAGGATGATACGTGTTGGCTCTGTGTTAAAATCATCAAAGTCTATGAGAAACACGTATTACAACATTTCCCCTGAGTGTGGTTCGATTCCATACACGAGCGCCAAATTCTTTGTGAGGATAAAATGATGTTAACAAAAAGCTATCTTAAAGCCTATGCTTTGTTCGGAAAAGACAAAGTAACAGGAGTTCTTTACGGATACGTAGAGCACAGTTTTAGTATGGGTCTTTCACAGACTGACGTTCGACGCTGGCCTATTCAAGCTTATGACGTTAAGCTGAACAAGGAGCTAACCTCCCGCGACCTGAGCGAACAAAAGAAATACCAAGAGCGTTTGCTCGCTAATCTCGAAAGAGACAGGAAAAGTCTTTCTGATAAGTATCCTCAGTTAGAGTTTTTCATTGTTCGCTTGAATTCGAAAAATTGTCCTGTTATAATCGACTGGAAAGCTTTTCATAAAGCCGAAGGTAAATATGATCGTCGTAATGTGAAGTGGAGAAAGAAATGATTTACGTGGTTCAAAAAGGTGACACCCTGTCCAAAATCTGTGAACGTCTGTTTGGATATGATATGGAATATCACGAACTGGCAGCTTATAATTTTATCGAAAATCCTGATAAGATCTTTGTCGGTCAGATTCTGAGTTTGCATAAAGCTCCTAATCCAAATTCATTGACTCCTTCTCAGAAAGTTATTAATGTTGAACCATCCATTGAACAACTTGATCGTATCTGTGATTTATTCCGTGAAGGATTTTGCACTTACGATATGGCTCGTGACATCTATAAGGCGGCAATCCAATGAACTTAGTTGATGTTCTGATTAATAACAATGTATCATGGCCAGCAAATGCTGATACGGCATATCAGTCTGCGATTGATAACGAAATCTATTTTCGAACCAAGAACGGTGGATTAGTTCATCGTACCGGTCGAGGTTATATTCCTCTGTGTGACAATCGCGGACAGAAGGGAATGATCACGTATCGAGAATACGCACAGCGTAAAAAGGATTTCGAATTCTTTACGCGACTGAAAGAAGAAGGCGGTCCTACTGCAATGAAGCAGAAAGAACGTGAACGCATCATTAAACGAATTGAAAACGGTCTGAGAAAAGATTTCGACATCGACTCTCCCGAATTCGCTGTTTTGATGTTTGAAAAAGGATGGCGCAAATGAGTGTTTTCTTTATCTCCGATATTCATTCGGATGATCTGAACTGTAACATTAAATATCGAGGATTCGAGTCCGAAGAAGCTTATCAAGCGAAACTCTTTGAAGAATGGTTCAAAGTAATCGGTCCTCGTGATAAAGTGTTTGTAGTGGGTGATGTTGCGAAGACGTTAAAAGGTCTTGAAATTTACGCACAGCTTCCCGGTTATAAACATCTTGTGTTGGGAAACCATGATAACTTTAGCATTCACGAATACACGAAGTATTTTGCCAAAGTGTCTGGATTCTTCAAATACAAAAACTGCTGGATCAGTCATTGTCCTGTTCACAGTCAAGAGATTTTCGGACGTCCGAACATTCACGGACATTTGCACTTCTCTGGTAACTCAAAATATAAACAAACTCCTGATCGTGTTCTGACACCAGAAGGAACGATTGACACACGTTATTTCAACGTTAACATTGATATGAACGATTACAAACCTGTTCCATTCGATGTTATCAACGATTATTTCGTGAAAAATGGATCTTATGGACTTGACCGTAGTCAATGCTAAATAATTAGAAAGGTGAGTTGTCCGAATGGTAAGGAAGCGGATTGCTAATCCGTAGATCGTCTCTGACGGTCTGAGAGTTCGAGTCTCTCACTCACCGCCAATTATTTAGGAGCTGACATGAGTTTTAAAGATTTTAAGAATAAGAAAGAGGCCAGCGTATCAGCTTTCATTACTGCTGGCCTTAGTGCAGTAACTTACGCACACATCATTCATTTGAATGAAAATGATTATAACAGACACGTTATCTTGGACGAGTTCTATAAAGCGCTCCCTGAGCTAATGGACGCGTTTGCAGAAGCATGGCTAGCAGATAACAGCGGAATCAGTATGGAGCTTCCTCGTTTGACCAGTGAGGTTCCTGAAGACATGATTCAAGCGCTTGTTGAAATGGGTTCGAGTATTCGTCCTCATTTAATTCCTGCGTTACAAAGTCAGATGGATTCCATCGTGATGCAATGCAAACAAACACTTTATAAACTGAGAAAGTTGACTAAAGGAACAAAATGATTTTTACACTGAAAGGACCATTATTCCATTAAGGTATTTTAACTTAATGAGGAATAAAAATGTCCAGAACTGTTCGCCGCGTTAACAAATATGTTTCTTACTGCACCCTGTACAACGTCAAGCGTTGCAACTCGGAGTTGCAAATTGCATTGATGGATCCACATCGTTATCGTTTCCAACTGAAATACAGAGGATTTGATGAGGAATACGCAGCGAAGTTTTACCGAGACGGTTATTATGATCGTTTCTGTTCTAGTAAAACTTTTCGTAAGAATTCTATTTACAAAGCGAAAGAGAAAGCTTACTATAAGCAAGCTCTCAAGAAGTGTTTGAAGTCTGAGGACTACGAGTATGAAGCGATTAACATTCGTAAAATTCTCGGAGGTTTCGCAGACTGGTGGTAATTAACAGGGAGCCTAGTGCTCCCTTTTTTATGGGAAAAATCCATGGCAAAGCTCTATTTTCATTACGGTGCAATGAATTGTGGTAAAAGCGCCGCGTTGTTGCAAGTGAAACACAACTATGAAGAACGAGGAATGAAAGTCATTCTTTGTTGTCCTAAAATTGATGATCGTGCTGGTGTAGGAATAGTTCGTAGTCGAATCGGTCTAGAGTCAAAAGCTCTAACGTTTACAGATTATACAGATTTTTATATTGATTTGATCGGAATATCTAAAGGACGTTATTCCTGTGTTATAATCGATGAAGCGCAATTCTTGACAGAAGCCCACGTTTTGCAACTGGCAAGAATTGTCGATGATTTTAAAATCCCCGTGATGTGTTATGGTCTGAGAACTGATTTTCAGGGAAAACTGTTTGAGGGTTCACGCGCTCTGATGCAATATGCCGACGAGATTCACGAAAACAAAACAATCTGTTTCTGCGGTGCTAAAGCAACCATGGTCGTTCGATATGTTGATGATCAAGCAGTCCGGGACGGTGATCAAGTCGTTATCGGTGATCAGAACTACGTCTCCATGTGTCGTCGTCACTATATGCAAGCAGTCAATAAAAACTATGAGGTATGAGGTGTAAAAGATGGATTTTCAAGCACTGCGGGAAGCTATAGAGAATAGTTCCGCAACCAGCTCCGTTTACGTGGGTTGTGATAGCAAGAAAAAAGGTCCTGATCTCGTTTTCGTTTCGACTGTCGTTATTCATTACGATTCAAATAAAGGCGGTGTCGTCTTTAAAGATGTTGAAATAGAGAAGTATCAGGCAATTTATCCTAAGCTGCAAGGCGAGATTTATCGAATCGCTAACTTAGCACTGAAGGTTAAAGAAATGGTAGGGGACCGTCACTTTGAGGTTCACGTAGATATCAATCCGAATGAATGCTACAAATCCAACATGGCGTATCAAGAAGCCCGTGGTGCAATTTTGGGAATCGTCGGTATTGAACCTAAGTTCAAGCCTAATGCCTGGGCTGCATCATGTGCAGCCGATTACGATGCTGTAAGAATCGCTGGAAAGCTCAAGCGAAGAAGACGCCGTAAAAACAAACAAAAAGCTTGACAGAAAAATCGGTGAGTGTAACAATGCACTCACCGAAACAAATGAGGAAATTGTTATGTCAGAAATTTATAAAGTTGGTGGATGTGTACGCGATGCAGTTATGGGTATTGAGCCTCACGACATTGATTATGTTGTTGTCGGTTCAACGGAACAAGAAATGCTTGATCTCGGTTATGATAAAGTGGGTTCAGGATTCCCTGTGTTCATTCATCCGAAGACTCGCGACGAATACGCACTTGCGAGAACTGAGAAGAAAACCGGAAAAGGTTATCTCGGATTCGAAACATATTTCGGACCAGAAGTAAGTCTGTCGGAAGATCTTCTTCGTCGTGACTTTACGATGAATGCCATGGCAGAGAAAGATGGTCAGATTTATGATCCACATAACGGTCGTGGTGATATCGCGGACGGTGTTGTTCGTCACGTTAACGACAAAGCGTTTATCGAAGACCCGGTTCGAATCTTACGAGCGGCACGATTTGCAGCGCGTTATGATTTCATCGTTGATCCTGAAACGATTGTTCTGATTCATCAAATTCCTCTGGAAGAAATCGAATCTGTTCCTAGTGAACGTGTTGTTCGTGAGCTGGAAAAAGCTCTCGATGATGGAAAAGGTTATCAGTTCCTGAAAATCCTTAGCGAAATGCACGATTTCATGATTGACATGTTCTTCGGATGCAATTTCGATTCCAACTTTGTTCACATCGATCAAGTGTATCGTGAACTTGGAATGGAAGGCGTTCTGTGTCTTCTCGCTGAGTTTGGTGGTGACGGAGCGTTGTTTCTGACGAAATACAAAGCAAGCTCTGACACAATGTTCCTGTATCGTCTGATTATCATGCGCTCCCAGCGTCATGTATTCAGTCCTCAAGAAGCATTTGAACTGATTCAAAAGTCCGACTTCTATCGTCGTCCTGAGTTTCTGATCAAGCTGGAAAAATACATCGCGGCGACCACGCTAAACATTGTTTTAATTGCATCGCAATTAGCAACTGTCAAAGCGTCTGATCTCAGTCCTGAACTTCAAGGAAGTCAGATTCGCGATGAACTCGTAAAACAGCGTAAGAAAAAGTTTGACGAGATTGTAGGTCTTTGATATCTTAGACCTCGAAAGTTGCTTAACTAACGGGGTCTATAATGTTATATCAAAAATGTTGTTTACGTAATTATCTTATTCAACATGGTAAAGGCAAAAGCTTGTTCGCTCGTTTTTGTCTGTTTTTAGCAATAAAACTTAACTAATCAAAGAGGGGAGTCCTCATGAAATTCAATAAAGCAGTAGTATTAGGTCGTTTTCAACCATTCCATTACGGTCACGCAAAACTTATCGATGAAGCATTGAAAGTAGCGGACACCATCTTCGTTGTAATTGGTTCTGCCAGTTGCTATCCTAACATCAAAAATCCTTTCACTGTTGATCAGCGAAAGCACCTTATCACCGAATGGTATCGCAACAAATACGGTGCAAATCAGCTTTATCGTCTTCGTTTTACCAGCGTTTCAGATTATCGTTATAACGACGAAAAATGGAAAACAGAAGTTCGTGCAGCAATCGACGAGCGTAATTCCGACAAAATTTGCATGGTAGGTTTCGATAAAGATTCTGATTCTTACTGGCTGCGTGAGTTTGGTTGGTCACTGCATGAAGTTGAACCGTATGCACCTCATGCTGGTTCTCCTTACTCTGCCACGAGTCTGCGTGATCTGTACCTCGCAAGTGATAATCCAATTGATCTGCTGAACTATTGCACGACTGTTCCGAAAGAAACGATCATGTTCCTGAAAGCGTTCAGCGACACCGAAACCTGGAATCGTTTACATGAAGAAATGCAATATTATGAAAGAGAAGAAAAGAAATTCGCTGATTACCCTTATAAAGGCTCTATGCATTTCTGTACCGGTGATGCTGTGGTCGTTTGTAATAATCATCTGTTGGTTATCGAACGTAAGTTTGCTCCAGGCAAAGGAGCGTGGGCGCTCCCGGGCGGGCACAAGAATGAGAATGAAACGTTCAAGGCGTGCGCGGTACGCGAACTCATGGAAGAAGTCAAAATCCGAGTCCCCGAAAAAGTCCTCCGAGGCTCGATTCGCGATTCACATCTGTTTGATCATCCTAATCGTTGTGCTCGCTTTAATAAACCTACCGTGGCTCAGTACATTGTATTAGCACCTAATAACGACGGAAGTTTACCAGCAGTTCGTGGTTCTGATGATGCGAAAGACGCTTTCTGGATTCCTATGCACGAAGTTCGTCGCAATCAAAACATGTTCTTTGATGATCATGCCGAAATTGTGACATATTTCACTGGAATTTGATTGACAGACGGGAACAGTGTGATAAGCTGTTCCCATACTAAACGTGAGGACAAAATAATGTTATACGAAATCAAATATAAATTCCGTGGTGAAGTCAACACTGTTGAAATCGAATCCGAAAATCAGTTTCAAGCTGTTGCAAGTTTGGCATATTCTGTTAAACGTTGGAACTCATGGATGAAAGAGCATGAAAATGAACTTGAAATTCTTCGAGTTAGTACCCCGAAAGAGAAAAACACTTTCGCTGTCGGTATGTCTTACGTCACTAACGAAGGCAAGATCGTCGTTATGAAAGGCATTTCAAACGCTGGAACAGAGTATGAAACTTTGTATGATCAACACGGACATCATCGCTACTCTCGCTCTCAAGGTCGTATTGTTGGACGTTCTACCGGTTCTCCTGTAAACGGACCGAACAGCATAACTCTCGGTATGTATTGGACAAAAGGTGAATAACATGTTGATGATTCAAGGAAAACAACTCAAAACCATTAATCGTGAAATCAAACGAAATGATCAGATTGCATTGATTCAGGATGATGTTGTTCATTATTCTGGTTGTGTAGACATGGTTATTCCTTCTCTGAAATCTCGACTGTATATCATGCACACGAAAAATGCTCTAATTCACATCAATGTGGAACGCCAAGAGTTTGGTGGGCAGATCTACAAAGATTTTGTAACATATAAGATCTTTAAAGAAGATGGGATTTCGTGTCACACTTCCGATGAATTCAATCTGATTCGTCAGTTTAATCCTACGAAAACTTATGAAATCTTCGTGGACTGTGACATGACACTCACAACGACTGAACAAAAAACTGTCAGAGAAGAACGACCGTTAACGATTGAAGACAAACTCAAGTATGTTAACGACGGTTGCATCTATGACATCCTGTATATCAGTCCTCACGGTAATATGATTATCAAAGAGCAGAAATCGGGCGAAGAACGTGTTGTGAACAAAAAAGATCGGCAACTTCAAATTGCCCTCGGTGTTCGCAACACATAACGTTTAGAATGTCAAGCGCCTCCTGTATAATAATTCTATTTACAGGAGGCTTTGTGCTAGGCGCCATTCCATATACTGGGAATAAGCAATCATTGCTTAAAGATATTATTCCCCTGTTTCCAACTGATCACAAAAGATTCGTAGATTGTTTCTGTGGTGGTCTGTCTGTTAGCTTGAACGTCGAAGGTCCAGTTCTTGCAAACGATATCCAAAAGCCGCTAATCGATATGTATGAGTGGATGAAAAAAGCTCATTATGAAACTCCAATGAGAAGAATACGAGGATATGGACTCTCTAAAACGAATAAACGAAGTTATGAAGCCGTACGTGCGCTTTATAATCGCGACAAAGACCCGATGCTTTTATACTTGCTTATTCAGCATTCTTTTAGTAATATGATGCGATTCAGTGGAGACAAATTCAACTCACCGTTCGGACATCGCACCATCACTCGTAATACCGAGAAAAGATGGAATCATTTCAAAGCAAAAAAGGATATTCAATTTGCTAACTGTCATTATTCTGATTTGGGCATACAAGAGACGGATTTTGTCTATTGCGACCCTCCTTATCTCATTACAGAAGCTGCCTACAACGCATTGTGGAACGAAGACGAGGAGCGCAAGTTATTACTATGGTTGGACAGTCTGTCCTCGCGAGGAATCAAATTTGCCTTGTCAAATGTAATAGAGCATAGAGGATTGAAGAATCAAATCCTGATTGATTGGATGCAGTCCTATAACGTTGTGTATCTGAACAAAAACTATGTTTTCAATCATCATCACAGCGACAAAAAAGAAACCGTGGAAGTTTTTATCAAAAACTATTGACAGAATCCTATAATGTGTTAAGCTTCAATCAACGAAAACGAAATGAGGAAATTATTATGTATTGCATCGTTACCCATGTCCCTTTGAAATGTGCAGCAGCCCGAAACTGGACGGCAGCAGAAGTTTTATGCATCCGCGGTAAAATTGGAAAGTTCGACGACGAATTGGGTAAGGTTGTCGTCGAACTGAACGAAAAGCGTTTTTATCTGTATCCGGATGAATGTGTTCGAATTCCTGAAATCGGTGAAGATGTTGGTGATCGTCATATTATCAACGTGTGTAACATTGACGAAGAATCCGTGTTCGACCGCATGTCAGTGATTGTCGTATATGTTAAAGATAATCGAATGATGGCCGAAGAAATCAAAGAATTTTGGAGAACGTTATGATCTTTACAGGAATGATTTTTCTCATGATAGGCATGGCGATGGTCAATCAAATGACTTTGATTGGAAACAAACCTAAAGATAAACGTCCTGGATGGGCTATGCAGTTGCTCGGTGTAGGCATGATTTATCACGGATGGATGTCTTATCAGACTCCTTTCTTGGAGAAATTATGGAACATGAGTTCGAATATCCCCTGGTAATTGAGGTTGATTTTCAGAAACATCCTCAAATACCTCTTGACAAAAGCTGGTTTATCCTGAATAATCGCAAATGTCGATTGCTGCATACCGACCGAATCGGGTGCAGCGAAACAAAATATGGACGATTTGAATACGAAGACGGTGAAAAATTCACCGTTGAACATCGTGCGTTATATGGTACGGTTCATCACGATAAAAGTCATGAACTGATATATTGGAACAGAATTGTGGGTTGGTCATTATGTTATTGAAAATGTTGAAACGAAGTTCCTTCCAGTACGCTGCAATCACCAATCAAATTGGTGAAGTTCGCAGAATTGCAACTTTGCAGGCGCATCACAACGGCAATAAAAAGCAAATAAGTTTAACGGTTGCTACCGTTCATCGAGACTTAACCAAAGTGGAAGATTACACTCTTGGTGCATTCAGTGATTCACAGTTCGGAACGTTCTTTTATAAAGACGGTAAAGAACTTATCCAGATGCAAAGAAACGGTGAGTATTTACACGATTTTCTAGCTAGAATCGATTCAAAAGATCGTGCTGCGCTTGAATATCTCTTTATGGAATACGCTAAGGAAACATATGTTAGTTCTATCTAAAACCGTACATGGTTCACAGCTTTACGGTACGAATACTCCTGAGTCGGATACAGATTACAAAGGCATCTTTGTTCCTGATCTGAAGGATTTATTCCTGCAAAAAGCTCCTCGAACGTTGCACTTTGACACAGGTTCGAAGTTCAGCAAAAATACCAAAGACGATGTGGACTGTGAGTTGTTCAGTCTTGGTCAGTTCATCAATATGGCAATTGCTGGTGAAACGATCATTATCGACATGCTTCACACTCCTGATCACCTGACACTTCAAAGCACCGACGTTTGGAGCTATCTGGTGAATCATCGCAGTGAATTCTATACAACCCATATGAAAAGCTATTTGGGTTACGTGCGCAAACAGGCAAGTCGTTATGGTGTTAAAGGAAATCGTCTGCGCGATCTGACCGCTGTGATGAATGAGATCAACAAACAAGCCGCGATCATGAATACGCTGCCTCTGGGTCCAATGACTGTTGGTCACGTTGTTAATAGTCTTCCAGAAACTGAGTTCACTGGTAAAATTGTCGAAGCACAGACGAAAGGCGGAACACAGACATTCTATCAGGTTCTTGGTCGTAAGTATCAAATGACCCTGGATTTCTATGAATTCCAACGTCTTGTTGGTGACATCTTCAAAGACTACGGTGATCGCGCTCGTAAAGCAGAACAGAATGAAGGCATCGACTGGAAAGCACTGTCTCATGCTCTGCGCGGTGCGAATCAGTTGAAAGAAATCTATGAAACTGGTGATCTCCAACTGCCTCTGAAAACCGCAGACCGAGTGAAAGCTGTCAAGCTGGGTCAAGTCGCTTTCAAAGATGTTCAAGAAGAACTGGAACAGACGTGCAACGAAGTGGAATCACTTGCTATCATTGCATCCAAAAACGGTATGCGTAAAGAAGTTGATCGCAAACGTTGGGAAGAATTCGTTGTTGATGTTTACGCTTCAATTGCAAAACGTGAATTAAAAGTTTGACATTTATCCTCAATTCGTTATCATGCATCTATCGAAACGAATTGAGGATTTTTATTATGAAAAACTTACTGATTGCTGCCCTGTTGTTTGCTCCGTCTGCGTTTGCTTACGAACCATCTCAAGAGGAAGTTTCGTTCGTTTGTAAGGGTGAACAACAATGCATAAACATAGTCAATGACGAACTTTCCGACATCACAGTTGACGGAAATCTTCGTGTTATTACGCCTGATGCTTTTCGCGAGCAAGTCCTGGATTATTGCGAGGATGATTCTACAGAATGTCAGGTCTATGTTAAAATGATGATCAATACTTTCGATCAAGCTTATAGAGATGGAGAAGAATGATTTACATTGGTATTTGGTTCATTGGCGCAATCATCGCGCTTTTAGCTTTCAAATGGGCAAAAGGATTCACGTTCAGAACTAATCTGGATGCCGACGGAAGCAAAATTCTGGCAGCACTTATCTGGCCAGCGTTTGTTATAATTGAAGTCGCTGACATGATTTCCACATTTACTGATCATGTTGTTGATAAAATCAACCATTCCGAAGGATTGCTGCATAAAGTTGCAATCAAACTCGGAAACGTGTATCGTAAGTATCTGTGAGATATCACAAAGAAAAACGATTTGGTGTGAATGTCTGGATCATTGAGATCCAGACGTTAGACGAGCGAGAGTGGCACCGTGCTTTCATGTGGAAAAGACATCGAGTGCTTCCTTGTTTCCTTTATTCTGAACAGGATATTATTGAATTATGTTATTAAGATGGCATCGTCCCGAGCTAATCGGTATTGCAAAAATGTCGGATGTTCCCGGTGTTGCACAAATGGGAAGTGTGAATAATCCACTTTTTCAATACGAAACTGATCGACTGAAAAACATTCATCGTCTTGATGATCTCATGGCGAATGATAAGTGTTTAAAACGTCTTCTGTTCGTGGAACTTTATTTTCTCATGATTGGTCATGATGTTCCAGAAAAAGACGTTGGTCCTTGCTTCGGGAAGAATGCTCAATCTCGAACGTCTGTTTACTTTAATAAGTCTACAGGACGCTTGACAATTCACGGAACAAAAACGTATAGTAGACGTTCCGAGAGTAAGTCGAGAACTTATCCTGCCCAGTGGTTAGCAAAACGACTGGAATGGTTCTTGAAACAATCCCAGTACGTTGAGAGTTTTAAACGTGCAAAAGGTCATCCAGAAGATGTGATGATTTCTTTTGACATCAAGTTTAAATCTTGCTACACTGCGGAACGAATCAAAATGATTGAAAAGCGTAAGTGTCTCACTGAGAAAACTAGCTTGAATTTTTTGATTCACAAACTGGAATTCGCAATAGAGAATTATGATTCATTAGAGAATCTTAAATCACGACTTGCAAAAGTCATCGAACTGCGCGACAATGCAGAACGTAAATTTAAATCAATTCAAATCAATTAATGACTAGAGGGAGCCTCACCATGTCAATGTTCAATTTTAAACGCAATCTGTGCCTGAATACCGATTCTTACAAAGTTACCCACTGGCTGCAATTCCCAGTTGGTGCAACGCATTCATCCTACTATATCGAAAGTCGTGGCGGTGAATACGATGAATTGATGTTCGCTGGCATCACGTTTGTTCAACGCGTCCTGGAGAAGGGCATCACCGTTGCTGACGTGAAACGCGCAAACAAAGTTTACAAAAAACACTTCGGTGCTGATTACTTCAACTATGAAGGTTGGATGATGATCGCAGAGAAAATGGACGGTAAAATTCCGGTTAAAATCAAAGCTCTTGACGAAGGCACTGTTGTTCCGGTCAAACATGCTCTGGCTGTAATCGAAAACACCGTTGAAGGTTTCCACTGGCTGCCAGGTTGGTTAGAAATGTTTCTGCTTCGCGCTGTGTGGTATCAAACAACTGTGGCAACTGTCTCATATCACTGCAAAAAAGCTATCGTGGAATACTACGATATGACTTCCGATTTAACTGGTGCTGATCGCGCTATGTCCATTAAAACTCGTTTACACGACTTTGGTGGTCGCGGTGTAAGTTCAGAAGAATCAGCTGGTCTTGGCGGTTCTGCGCATCTTTACAACTTTGTCGGTACCGATACTGTTGAAGCGCTGATCTTTACTCAAGAACTGTTCAAAGAAGCCGAAGACTTCATGCCTGGTTTCAGTATCCCAGCGCGTGAACATAGCACTACCACATGTTACGGTCGTGAAGGCGAAATGTCTGCCTACATGAACTCTGTGACTCAATTCGGTAAAGGCATTTACGCCTGTGTAATGGACTCTTACGACTACGAAGAAGCGATCAAAGCAATTGCAGAAGGTGAAATCAAAGATTTCATCATCGAACAAGGCGGAACGTTCGTAGCTCGTCCTGATTCCGGTAACATGGTCGATAACATCATGTTTGCACTGAATGAATTCGGTAAGCGCTTTGGTTACACTGTAAACAGCAAAGGTTATAAAGTGCTGCATCCTTCAGTTCGTATCATTCAAGGTGATGAAATTCACTCTCACAAAGATATCCGTCGTGTGTTGAGTTGGATGGAAGCCAACAAATGGTCTGCTGAAAACGTAGCTTTCGGGATGGGTGGTGGATTGCTGCAACTGCCTAATCGTGACACTCTGAAATTCGCCATGAAAATGTCTGCAATCAAGATTGACGGTAAGTGGATGGAAGTCTACAAATCACCGAAAGGTGCTGAGTGGAAGAAATCCAAGAAAGGTCGTCTGACTCTGATTTGGACCGGTAAAGAATATCAGACTGTTAACACTCTGATCGATGTGTTCGATTGGGGACAAGAAATCCTGAAATTGAAACTTGTTAATAGCGAAATTGTTGGAATGTCAACCCACGAAGACGTTACCATGTTGAGCGATATGCAAGCTGGTGTATAAATTTAAGGGACTCCTTCGGGAGTCCTTTTTTGTTGTTGACAGCCATCCAAAAATGCGTATCATAGCAGTCAGACGAAACAAATGAGGAAAATATTATGTTGATTTATCGTGTTGAGACTTGCATTTCACTGTTCGGTATTGATAAGAAAGTTCCTGCTGGTATTGGTCCTTACGGAACTCGCGATATGATGCGTCACGAACTTGGTCGCAGAGAATACACAAACGAGCAGATTATGGAGAAAAATGCAATCGAACGTTATGTTCGCAATAACATGCTTTTTCTGTTTTCCCATGAGGAATGCAAGATGGACACTCATCCTGCTCCTACCAGTGATCGTCGCTTGATGCAGTCTTTCGAAGACAAGGGAGAGCGTCCTGTGATTCGTGGTTACAACTTCGGATTTAAAGACGTTGAGCAACTGAAAAAATGGTTCAATCAAAATAGCCGAAATAACTTGCATCTTCAAGGTTATTATGTTGCAATATACGAAGTTGAGCAAGCGCACGTCGGAGATACTCAATGCGTTTTCTTAAAAGATGATGCGGAACTTGTGGGATTTATTTCTTGTCTTGAGGTATAAAATGATTCTTTATCGTGTAGAAGCAGCCTTTTCGACTGTAGACGATTTCGGAAAGCGCGAAGGAGTAAATCTGGGACCATACATGGCGATGGGAACAGTAATCGAAACACTGAATGATTTTTATTCGATTCATGATGCTGATATCTGGATCGACGAAGACGCAGTGGTCGGTGATTCGTTTTATAGTATGTCAGATCGACATCCTATGCCTGACGATAAGCAAAGAGAACTGTTTTACGAATCAAGTTCTTTCGTTTGTGGATTCGATTCAATGAAAAAACTTCGTGAATGGTTCTGCAACCGAGATCTGAGAATCCTGAAAACGACCAACTTTATTATCATGAAATACAAATTTGATGGTCGCTTTAAACGTTCTATCAGAACAAATGAATTCCAAGACGTGTTCGACTTGAAAAAGTGTGAGCCAGTGGGATTCATCGACATCGAGGATTTATTGAATGCTTGATGTGCGTTCCTCCGAAAAGGGAGCGATTTACCTTTATAACAAAGTCGTTCTTATGACTTATGTTAAGGCGAAGCGGGAAATGAAGATTCCCGCAGCCAATATCAAGATTTATGCTGATTCAGATCTTTGCAAATTGTTTCTGAAAGGAGCTTTTATCTACAATCAGAACAAGCGATGGGATGATCTCGTAGCCTTGATAATGCTTATTGGTGGCGACCATGAATTTCATTACGATATCGGAATCGGATACATGGATTCGTCAGTAAAAATGACCGAAAAGGAAATGTTTGATATATGAAAACCGTGATTGTGGGCAAACCTGTCACTTCTTCTGAACAAAAGATCAAGTCCCTGTGTAAGGATGCCTATATGAGTATCACGGGGCGTCTGGATGTCGATAACAAAATTATTTTGAAAAAATTGTTGACCGAGTATTGTGTTTATCTGGGAAAACAGTATATTGATATCACATCGAAAGAAATTGTCGGACTAGTGATGATGTATCATCCAGTGTACGACACTAAAGAGCAAAAGCTTATTAGTAGTGAAATTTCAAGACGTGTATCTGGTTCCGAATCTCATGAACTAAGCGGTCACTTCACCGCAATCATGAAAGATGGAAAACCTGTAAGACGAAACGGAGCATATCTTCGTAAGTTTACACCAGATTCTGACGCGTTTATCGCAAAAAATACGCTTGACATCTAAAAAATCTGAGGACTTTATTATGAATACTGATTTTATGAATATCTTTTTTGAACGTGATCGCGAAACTCGCCTTGAATTTATTCAGAGTCACTTTTATACCGCGAGTCCTCAGAAGCTTCCCACGATTAAGCCTCAAAAGCGTGTAAAGCTCAAGCGTAAGCAAATAATCAAAATCTATACGACCTGCTTCAATATGGACACTGTTTACGAATACGATGTGATTCGAGAAATGATCTGCCGAATCAATGATTGCTTCGGTTATAAAAAGCCTCGCGCAACAATGGGACATCATATCCCACTCAACGCAGGTGGTGATCACTCGAACAAAAACTGGTTCATTCAGGAGCGTCTTGAAAACACGAAAGAAGGGAACAATCTTCCCCTGACTCCTAAGATGTCTTGGTCGGAGCAAGTGCTCCACATTCTTAAAATCGTGGAAGACTGCCCTAACATCATGAAGATTCGGGATGTTATCGATTTTCTGCCTACTTACATGGAGATTTACGACGATGGCGAAGCTTAATTCTCGTTTCGTTGCATTCTTGAAACTGCACGAACACAAGAAAACCAAGTGGAAAGATAACAGACAACGCAACGCTGCCTACATCTGCTTTATCAATGATATGGTTTTTAGTTACACAGGCGCGAAGGGATGTCTTGATTCCCTTCTGAAAATTGAGAATCACGAAGAATTCACAAAATTTATTGAAAATTTCGTTGACTCGCAAATTAAAGATTGATACTATGTCCTCATCGAAACGAAAGATGAGGAAAACATTATGAACGCAACTAACTACTTAAACAGCATGTTCGGAGCAAGCAACGCGATCAATCGTCTGACCGCAATGTGCAAAGCAAAGGATTTTGTTCACAGTGAAAATCACTTTGAATTCAAATTCGCCAACAGTCTGGCTAAAGTAAACGGGGTTAAAGTTAATCACGTTAAATTCATCAAAACTGATGAAACCTGGAAAGTTGTGTTTGGTCGTATCAAGAAAGTTAAAATGTTCGGTGTTTCTATCCCAGAATATGAAGTTGTTCAGGAATATCCTGAAATCTGGGAAAACCAAGTAAAAGCGATTTTTGAACAAACCACTGGCTTCTTCACTTCACTGTAAGGAATATATTATGATTCATGTAATTACTGGCTCCGCAGGTACTGGCAAAACTCTGAAAATGTTCGAACAAATCACCCTGGCAGCGCGTCTGCATGGTAAGCAAAGTCTCGTTTTCACCGAAGACCGAATCTATCATCGTGAGGACATTCAGCGTCTGATCAACAAACAAGCTGTTCCTGACCTGATGATTTGTGAAATGTCACAGACTGATTTCCTGTATTATGTTGAAAACAGCATGATCAATCCGGTTATTCAGACTTCCCGAACTGTTCGAATCGGTGTGGATTATTCCAATCTGTCTCCACGTATCGTTGCAGCGTGTCACAAACTGAGTGAACTGGGTTACGAAGTCTACGCGACCTGCCAGGTAATGCGCTCTGGTGCTCCTCAGGAAACAAATTTCGAAAAACTTTTTAAATAACGCTTGACGATGGGGACAGGTTTGATACTATGTCCCCATCGAAACGAAATTGATTAAGGGGAATTATTATGGAACACATTCTGAGTAAACTCAACGAAATGAAGGCTTTTCTAGACGCTCGTGATGTTGCTCATTGGAACAACGCAGCAAAAGAAAACGGTCACGAAGAATCGATTTATGCACCGTTTCACACGGAGCTGGAAATCGAAGTAGCTCGCAAATATATCAAGGTTTATCGTAAGTCTCGCACTTCATGCTCCATCTTGATGTTCGTTGATATGGAAGGCAACATTTACAAACCTGCAAGTTCTAAAGCTCCTGCTAAAGGAATTCGTGGTCATGTAAATGACTGGAAAAGTTCCCTGACAATTCGTCCTACTTGCGCATCTGTTTGCGTAAACTATAACCGCTAAGGAAATATTATGTCTCAATTATTTAACGCCCTGATTGCTCACATTGAAAACGAAGGCTTTGGTGATCAGAAGATGTTTTCCATCAAACAAGCTATGGAAATGATGAAATCCGCTCGCGCTATGGAACGCGCAGCGATTGAAAAAACGTATATTCTGATTCCTAAAAATCAGGAAATCTCCGACGCGACCAATGAAATTACCCGAATCATCAAAGGTCGTAAACCAGACGCTACTCCTTCTAAGTACGTGAAAGGTTCGAAGGAAGAAGTCTTCGGAAGTCGTCCAATCAAGAATCAGTGGACCGAAGAAGCTATCACGAAAGAAAACGTTGAAAACGCCATTACTGTTCTCCTGAATCGTGGCTACAAGACCGCAACTGTTCGTGACATCGTGGACGTCATTCGTCAGTTTGTTCCTCAGGGTTTCAAAGCTGGTAAGAAACTGATCGACTATCGCCATATGGTAACAAAACGCTTCCTGAGTTCTCAGAAGAAACTCCTCGGTAAGTATGGTTCTGTTATGAAAGGCACCACTTACGTTTTCAACATCGCTTAATTAAAAACGACCCTCGAAAGAGGGTCATAAGGAATATCATGGAATCAGTTGTAGGTCTTATCGTTCTGTTGGCAATCGTCGTTGTTTGTCTGGCTATCACTTTCCTGCCTGCGATCATCGCGTATCGTCGTAAGCACAATCAGAAGCTGGCTATCTTCATGTTGACTCTGTTCACCGGCTGGACGTTCATCGGTTGGGTAGTAGCAATCGTGTGGGCAAGCACTTCCGACGTTGAAGGCAAAAAAGATCAGAAATAATTAAAAAAGCCCTTGCTCATGCGAGGGCTTTATGGCATAATACACACATCGAAACGAAACACAGAAACGGAGCTAATTATGAACATGACTACTGAAAAGATGAACGAAATCGTTAACAACATCATGAAAGCGGCAAAACAATCTCTGATTCAACGCATGGCAGCTAAGATGAATCCTATCGAAGCGATGAAACAAACTGCTAAGGAACTGGTTGATTTCGGACTTCCTGTTGATAAAGCTGTTGTGACTGTTAAAGTTTTGTTGATGCAAATCGGTAAAGAACTGGACATGCCGCATCCTTACAAAGCTGCGGAAATCGAAGAAATGAAAAATATTATCATGAAGTGAGAAAATACTTGCCTAAGTGTTGACACTGGAGGTCATGGTGATATCATGACCTCATCGAAACGAAACACGAAATGAGGAATAAATTATGTATCAGCAATTCATCGCGAAAGTTCATGAAGTTATGCAGAAAGCAAACGAAATGTATAACATCAACGTTAATCTGGAAGTTAAGGTAAACGTTCGCGGTACTCGTATCGCAGGCGTTGCAGAACGTAAATGGGGAACTTATCGTGTTCGTCTGAATCCACTTTTCTGTCAGCAACATCCTCAAGATATGCTGGAAGATACTATTCCTCACGAAGTTGCCCACATCGTTTGCTTTGCTCTGAAATGTTGTGATGGACACGGTCCTAACTGGAAACATATCGCTAAATCACTGGGTTGCAGCGGTGAACGTACTCACAGCCTGAGCGTTTTAGATCCTAACAAAACTTGCTATTTCGCAGTTTTCCCGAATGGTGAGAAGATTGACATCGGTGTTAATCGTTACAATCGAATCATGACGCAAAACGCCAAGTTTCGTTGCAAACATGGTCAGATCAATCGTGATACTAAATTTGAAATCACGAAACCGAATCTGAAAGAAGCGGTCAAAGTTGTCAAAACAGAAGCCAAAGCAGTATCACCTAAAGCTAAGGAAATCACTGGTAAAGTGTTGCCTAAGCCAGCTAAACGTAGTGCTGAACTGTATGCACAATCAAACGGAGATTTCGACCTGTTTTCAACCCTGTTAGCGGACAAAACAGCCCAATACATCAAAGACCAATTCAAACGCGCAGCGTTTCACGCATAAGGAATATTACGCTTCGCATTACAGCTTTCTTTTTGAATAAATACAGTTTTCAATAGAGGAAACTGTAATGCAATTGACCGCCAAGACACTGAACGACGAAAAACTCCGCAGATTCAATTTACAAAAAGGCAAATGTCTTCTATGTAAGAACGATTTGGATCCCGATTACAAAAAGAATCACTTGGATCACGACCACGCTTTAGAAGGCAAGAATGCCGGAAAATGTCGTGGTCTTTTGTGTATACGTTGCAACCCTCTTGAGGGTCTGATAAAACATAAGTTCGAAAGAAGCGGTTTAAAAGATAAGGTTGACTATATTGAATGGCTTGAAACTTTGTTGACCTACCTCAAAGACGATTATTCAGGAGAGTGCTATCATCCTCAGTACATTGTTGATAGCGCGAAGAAATTCTCCCGTTTGTCTCTTGATGCTATGCGCGAAGAAATGAAAGCTGAAGGCTTTACTTTTGAACTATCCGATAAAAAATCTGATTTGGTGAAAAAATATCGTGCTCAATTTAGGAAAAGACAAACAAGGAATAACTGATTTTGTGTTGGCGATTCTGTTCGAATTGACGAACGAACGTTATAAGACAACCACGTCCATGAAAGAAGTCAATAAGAAATTTGACGAGCTGGACATGATTGAAATGGTTTGCGACACGGAATTTGAATTCAAAATTGAAATAGGAGACGACGAGTGGGAGAATCTGTTCAACAATGAAAATACAGTTTCCACAATCATCGATTTTATAGGCGAAAAATGCAAAAATTAAGTACCGAATTTCTGAATGAAAAAGTTTCACAGATCACTTCCTACGGTGTGGGTAAAAATGCTGCGGAAAGCTCCAAGTTTGACGCCAACGCCAACGTAGAGAAAAGCAATACCGCAACGCGCTCTAATGAACTGTTGAAGGACGTCTACATTCAGATAAATCGTCGTATGCTTTCGGACCGAATTTCCAAGCTGTACGGTGCAGAAGTTGCGCAAAGTTATGTTGCCTACTTGGAGAATCACCTCCTGTACACCCACGACGAAACCAGTCTTTTCCCTTACTGCGTTTCTGTTAATATGTATCCTTATCTAACTGACGGCTTGACCAAACTGGGTGGCGAGTCAGAAGCTCCGCACAATCTGCAATCTTTCTGTGGCTCATTCGTTAATCTGGTGTTTGCGATTAGTTCTCAGTTTGCTGGTGCTGTTGCAACTGTTGAATTCCTGATGTATTTTGAACACTTCGTTAAAAAGGAATATGGTGAAGATTGGTATACCCGTCTTGATGAAGTTGTGACTATGGGTGTGAAGCCTCGCACGATGCGACAAGTTCTGGAACAACACCTGCAAGGCATTGTTTATAGCATTAACCAGCCTGCCGCAGCGCGTGGTTATCAATCAGTCTTCTGGAATATCAGTCTGTTTGATGAACATTATTTCAATTCTCTGTTCGGTGACTTCTGTTTCCCAGATGATGATATGACTCAGCCAATGTGGTCTGGTGTTGATGCGGTTCAGCGTCTGTTCCTGTCTTGGTTCAACAAAGAGCGAGAAAAGAAAGTTCTGACATTCCCTGTCGTTACTGCTGCACTTCTGACAGAAGATGGAAAATGCAAAGATGATCAGTTTACTCGTTATCTATCACAAGAAATGTCCGAAGGTAACACTTTCTTTGTGTACATGTCCGACTCCGCCGATTCACTGGCGTCGTGCTGTCGTCTTCGTAATGAAGTGAATGACACAAGTTTTTCCTACTCACTGGGAGCTGGTGGTGTCGCCACAGGTTCGATCAACGTTATGACGCTGAACATTAATCGATTCATTCAACAAAATGGTCGTGATCTTGATGCTTTGCGTGATGTTATCGGACGCATTCACAAATACCAGATCGCATATCGTACCCTGATTGAAGATGATCTTCGAAATGGAATGTTGACTGTTTACGACGCTGGATTTATCAGCTTGGATAAACAATTCTGCACAATCGGTATTAACGGTTTCGTAGAAGCTGCCGAATATCTGAAAATTGACATTTCAGCAAATCAAGATTATTTTGATCTATGTAAAGACATTCTTGGAACCATCTATCAAGAAAACCGAAAAATCACGGCAGAAACTGGTGTTAAGTTCAATACTGAATTTGTTCCAGCAGAAAATCTCGGCGTTAAAAATGCTAAATGGGATGCAAAAGATGGTTTATATGTCCCAAGGGACGTGTATAATAGTTATTTCTATGTCGTCGAAGATGAAGAAACGAATCCTCTGGATAAATTCATACTTCACGGTAAAGATGTTATTCAGTATCTTGATGGTGGCTCCGCTCTGCATTTGAATCTTGACGTTCCTCTGCCAGCTGATAAGTATTACGGACTTTTCCAAGTCGCTGCTACTTCAGGTGCCAATTATTGGACTGTTAACGTTAAAAGCACCATTTGTAATGACTGCGGTCACATCGAAAAGTCTCCTCACGCTTCATGTGTGAAGTGTGGAAGTTCAGACGTTGATGGTGCAACCCGTGTCATTGGTTACATCAAACGCATTTCTTCGTTCAGTGATGCACGTAAGAAAGAAGCAAAAATCCGCTACTATGCGAAGGACTAAAAATGAAAGTTGAAATTTACGGTTACGATCCTCAGTTCTATACTTGTGCACCTTGCATCAACGCAAAGCGTATGTGTGAACTCAAAAAAGACAAGTTTGATATTGATATGACGTTTCACAGTGTTGCAAAAGGTCGTACAGAATCTGGAAAACCGATTCTTGATACCAAAGTTACTGACGAACTATGTCGCCGTCTGCAACGCTCCACTGTCATGGGAATGACCATGCCTCAGATCTTTGTTGATGATGAACCAATCGGTGGATTCGATAAATTAAGAGAAGTCCTGAAGTAATGGAAGACTTTCAAGGTCAGACGTTGAGAGAGGGCGACTGGGTCGCTCTTTACTACGGATACAATGAACTGAAAGAAGGGCGAATCGAGAAAATTAGCAATCATCGCGCTAAGATCATGATTTTTGAACAGGGAACTTTTAGCGTTCTTAGTAAATGGAAGTACGGCGATTGCATGATCAAGCTTCATGAATCACAGATACCCGCTCAATGAGCGGGTTTTTTGTTTTTAATTGTTGACTTAAACCCATATGATGATAAGATGTCTCTCGTTGAAACATGATGATTAACTTTTTGAGGAACATATAATGAAATTATCTGCAAAACGTATCCAAATCGGTAACGCTATTAACGTTGAACTTTATGAAATGACCGAGCGCGCCCTGAAACTTCTGGGACATGTGGACTCCTCAAACATCGACGCTTTCGAAGACCACTTTATGAAAAATGAAGCAATCAAAGAAGGAAACTTTGGACGTCGAATTGTGCGGGAGCACATTGTTCAATATATTCTGGAAGAGTTTGGTGGTGTTGAAGCTTTCGGTATTAAGTCTTCTGTGGAGAAACATGAAAGCAAAAATCCTAAAGGCAGTTCCGGCCGCGGGAAAAACTAAAGCGATTCTGGAACATATTTTTGAGACTGGGGAGAAAGCGATTGTTGCTAGTATCTCCCGTCAATTGTCCCGCCAAAGTTATGACTATTTTAATAACCTAGGTGGGACTTCTTGTATTCTTGACTCGGATCATTTGTCTTCTGAATCCAGTGTAAGACGTGCAATCGAAAAGGAAATTCCTAAGAATGATGTGATTTTTATTACTCACTCGGCTTTATTACAATTTGAAGATTTTGAAATCATGAAGGATTATCATCTTTACATTGATGAAGTTCCGGAAATGATTTCCCTGGAAAGTTTTAACTTTACCCATAACGCCAATTGTGTGTTAGATTACTGTGAAGAAATAGGGGAAGATCCAAATAAGCAATATGGATTAGTTCTTCTCGAAGAACACAGGAACAAGCTCCTAGACATGGCAAAAGATGGTCAAAAAGAGCTTGATGATGTATCAAAGAGTTTATTTCCCCTTTACAGGGCTCTTCTCCAAGAGCTTCCTGTAAACGTTGTGAGAACAGAACAGGGTATTCGTTGTTTCTTCGTTGACGATCTGACAGTCCAAAACTGGGATGTTTTCAAAGATATCACCATTGCCTGTGCGAACTTCGAGGAAACTCTTACTGGTGTGGTGCTCAAGCATTTCGCAGGTTGGAAGTTTGAAAAAAGTCCATTGCACAGTCGATTACTATTTGACGATTACAAAAACACGGATCGAATCAAGATTCATGTTATGTGTGATCAGTCTTGGTCCCGCTATCTAGGAGATCAGGAAGTAAATGGTAAATCTGTTTACGAAGCGATGAAAGAAAAATTGATGAACAAAATGGAAGATAAAACTTTCATTTACACCAAAAACAGTTACAGAACCCGTCTACAAAAAGGAACAGAGATTCCTTATAACCCACACGGTCTGAACATGTATAAAAAGCACCAAAACGTGGCAGCATTGTTCTGTTATAATCCTCTACCGTGGCAGATTCCACTGTTAAAAGGTTTAGCGGAAAGTCAGAATATGGACGAGAACGTCTTGATTCAAGCCTTCATCACCTCCAAGTATTTGGAGCCTGTATTTCAGTTATGTTTACGTTCCGATATCAGAAATTACGAAAGCGTTAAACCCATTAATCTGTTTGTTCCTGATATGCGTTCGGTTGAGTATCTGACAGGAAATTATCTGAAAGATGCCCAAGTTGTAATGGATGATATCGTGAAAACTAAACGTCCGAGACAAGCAAGAAAGCGACCTGGAATTCCAGGATTGTTGAACATGGAAACAAAAGAACTGAATGCGTTCAAACGCATGATGAAAAAAGAAGGATTGAATTTGAATGTTGAGAACCCAAAAGATGTTAAGTTTGCATCCGAATGGCTTCATAATCGACGTAAAAAGTGATCGAGTTATCTCTATAAGACTATAAGAAATAACTCGATCAAAATGAAGGCTACGCCTTAGCGCGTAGCGCTCATGAGTCAAGTTTATCGGATCACTCAAACAAGCTATAATTGATCTAGAATAAATTGAGGACTTCTAATGAGTAGAACAATAAAAGTTGATAATGAACGTCTATACCAAGAGTTAAAGAAATGGAAAGATTCGATTACGATTACGAATCGACCCGTTATTCCTAACTATGTGGGCTGGGCAATCATGAAAATTGCGGAAGGTTTATCAAATCGTTGGAACTTTGCCGGTTATACTGATACCTGGAAAGAGTTAATGATTGGTGATGGTGTTGAGCTTTCTGTAAAATACATTCATAATTTTGACACCGACAAATATAAAAATCCTCACGCGTATATCACAACGATTTGTTATCATGCGTTTATGCAACGAATCAAAAAAGAACGTCGTGAGACTGCCACCAAGTATAATTATTTTGCAAGTGCCGTTTTTGATGCCTCTAATGAGGAACATGCTGCGTTAGTTGATGAAGGCTTTTATCAAGATATGCTTGAAAAAGTTTCGGAATACGAAAAAACGCTGAAAAAACCAGAAACGAAAAAATCCGATTCTGATGCACCTGCTGAACCAGTAGGGTTAGAAGAATTCTATGATTAAAATCAATCTTGTAAAATTGTTTGCCGAATGCAATTACGAACGAAATTTATTGCCTTATATGCTCAAAATAACACTATTAGAACATGGTTATCCAATTGATCTGGACCCTCTCCAAGTTTCTGATAAACGTATTCAACTAAAGCATGGTCAATTAAACTTCGGTTATTCTGATTGTGAAAACTATCTCTATGTATGGAAAAGTTAATGAACGAATTTGAATCAAAATCACTTAATGAAATGGAACAAGCGATTCGCGAATCAAGTCTAACCAAGACTATGGGCGATGAACTGATCAAGATGGGACAGAAACGTGCCTTGAAGATCATGACAAAGAACAAACGCGAAATTAAACGTCTTGAAAAGCTTGGTCATGAAGCGCTTGCGTATGGTAATGCCGAATCATACAAATACGCTGTTGGTAAAATTCGTCGAATTATCGGTAAGCCTGTTGACGACGAGATCCTTGAAAAACTGTGGATCACATCACGCGAGCAGATTCTTAATCTGATTCATGCTGGTACAGAAGCCGAAAAACAACTGAAAGGTTAATATGATTGCGATCTTAGGTGATCTGCATTTCGGTGTGAAAAATGATGACCCGTGGATGGAAAATGTCATTCGCGGGTTCTTCACTCACTTCGTTGCAGAATGTAAAAAACAAAATATTCGAACTTGCGTACAGACCGGAGACTGGTTTGATGTTCGTAAAGGTATTAGTCACCGAACGATGGAATTCATTCGTGAAGACATTTTACCTATGCTTGAAAAGCAGTTTGATAAAATTTATGTGACTGTCGGCAATCACGACATGCACTATAAAAACAAAATCACTCCTAACTCACCTCGTGAGTTACTTGCGAAATATCCATATTTCGAGATCATCGATAGTCCGAAAACTGTCGTATTTGATGGAATAAGTTTTGATTTAATCCCATGGATGTGTAAAGAGAACGAGAAAGAGATCAAATCGTTCATTGATAACACTGTTTCCAAATATAACGTTGGTCATTGGGAGCTTGACGGATTTTATTTCTATCGTGGAATGAAATCAGCTGGTGATAATCCTGAATTCTTACACAAATATAAGAAAGTTTTCTGTGGACATTTTCACACACAATCCGAAGGTGGAAACATTCACTATGTCGGAACTCCCTACACAATCACGCTAGGTGATGCGAACGACCCAAGAGGATTCTGGGTATTCAATCCTGCTGATGAATCTATGACGTTTAATAAAAATCCGTTGACATATCATGTTAGATTGTATTATGATGAAGCAACGTGGGATCGCAAACCTGAAACGTTTAAAGATCGTGTTGTTAAAATCATTGTCACTAAGAGCGGTAAAAAGCTTGAGAAAGTGCTGGACGCTTTTGAACAAAGCTGCCATGAATTGGTGATAGAATATCGCGAAGAAATCGACGAAGCGAAGGAAGACGCGTCCGAAGAAGTTTCCGTTAAGAAACTTATGGACGTTGTGAAAGAACGTGTTGAAGGACTCGATATCAGCGAAGAACAACAAAAGTTGGTTTTAGGTGTTATGCGAGGACTACACGCCGAAGCACTTGCAAAGGATAATTAATGAAACTTGTATTCAATCGAATCAAGTATCAAAATTTGATGTCCGTGGGTCAAAAGCCCGTGGACATTCAACTTGATTCAGTAAAGAAAACGCTTATCACTGGTAAAAACGGTGGTGGCAAATCAACGATGTTAGAAGCACTTTGTTTTGGTTTATTCGGGACCCCATTTCGTAAAATCAAAAAAGGTCAGCTTGTCAATAGTCAGAACAAGAAAAACTGTTTAATCGAACTGTGGTTCACCCATGGTCGTGATACTTATTACATCAAACGAGGCATTAAACCGAACGTTTTTCAGGTGACAAAAAATGATGTCGAGTGGGATGAAGCTAGTTCTTTGGGTGATTTTCAGACCCGATTAGAAGAACAGTTAAAAATTAGTCCTATTGCCTTTCGTCAGGTCGTCGTTTTGGGTACTGCCGGATATGTTCCTTTTATGGAATTGACAACCCCGAATCGTCGCAAACTCGTCGAAGAATTGTTGGAAGTTGCTGTGTTAGGCATCATGGCTGATCTGAATAAGTCAGAAATCAAAGGTCTGACACAAGAAATGTCACTGATCGAAAACCGAATCGATTCTGTGCGAAGGGAGATTGAATCTCACCAGACGTACATCGACAAGCAAAAAGCTTCCGAAGACTCCCACATCGAGGACCTTCGTCAGGAATTTGATACCCATATCAATGCTATCAAAGACTATCGCGACCAAATTAGTGAGCTTGAATCTCAGCTTATTGAGTTGACCGAGCAGATTGACACTTCCTTAAGCAGTAATATCACAAAATATACATCCATTCTGCAAAAACTTACTGATGCGTTGACAGACCGAGAAAGTATGTTAGAATCTTTCAAATCGGGTAAATGTCCGACCTGTAATCAAAGTTTTGCTGATCATGATAAAATTTCCGCAACCGAGCATAATATTTCCGATATTATCAGTAAGAAAAAAGAAATTAATGAAAAGCTTGACATTGCATTACAGGATAAAGTAAAATCTGACTTACTGAGCGAAAAAATTTCAGCAATACAAACTGAAATGAACGGTCTGAAAAGTAAAATGTCAGTTCACGTTCAGAGTGCAAAAACTCTTAAAGCTAAAATTTCAGACCTTGAAACCGCGGTTGAAATCGATTATAGTAATATCGATGCGTTAAAAGCTGAAATGGCCAAGCTGAAAGAAGATAAAACGAAGCTGTTTGACCAGAAGTACACACGAACGATTGCAGCAGACCTGTTGAAGGACTCAGGGATTAAAGCCAGTATCGTTAAACGTTATATTCCTGTATTTAATAAAAAGATTAATCATTACCTGAAGATTATGGGTGCTGATTACACCTTTACGATTGATGAAGAATTTAACGAAGTGATTAAGTCTCGCGGACGAGAAGATTTTAGCTACGAATCATTCTCCCAGGGAGAACGTGCTCGAATCGATCTAAGCTTGCTTTTCACTTGGCGAGATATTAGCTCCCTCGTGTCAGGTATGGAAATTAACCTGTTAATTCTTGACGAGGTGTTTGATTCTGCAACCGATGGTGAAGGCGTTAAGTCAATCACCAGAATTCTTGATTCGTTGAACAGTAATATTTTTGTTATCAGTCATCGAGAAGAACACGACAAAGAAGCATTTGGACGTTGGTTACAAATGATCAAAAAAGGTCGATTCTCTGTTATGGAAACGAAACATGTTCAAGAATCTGCATGAAGTATATCCAGAGGTGAAGTATCACCTCTTAATTAACAAGTTGACGCAAGAAGAACATCATGTTACAATGCCTCAACTGATTGAGTTATATGGTGAAGAAAAGGTTATTCGAATGTCGAATAATTCGGATCCTCACTGGTTAATTGTTGATATTCCAAATTAAGGTATGAAATGAAACTGTCTGAAAAAACACTGCTTGTTCTGAAAAACTTCCAGAAAATTAACAAAGGTCTTGTGCTTGTCAAAGGCAATTTGCTTATGACCAAGTCCGATGATAATGTTCTTTACGCCGAAGCGACAATTGACGAAACAATCTCCGAAGATTTTGCGATTTACGATCTAGGTGAGTTCATCAACTATCTGAGTCTGATCGGTATTGATTCGAAGCTTGAGCCGAACATGGTCGATCTGAAACTACGAATCAAAGGCGAATCCGGTAAAAAAGGTGTAATGAACCTTGCTGATCCTTCTGTCGTTGTTCATCCGAAGAAACGTATCACAACTCCAGTTGCGGACGTTCTTTTTGAACTGAAATCCGAGCAGTTTGACGACATTCTGAACGGTGCAAGCATTTCAGGTCATAAAACTCTGCGATTCTCTGTTGGAGATCATCAAGGAACTCCACACATTTTCGCTGATGTTATGGATCCGAAAGATTCAAGCGCAAACATTGTATCCTTCCCGATTCAAGTGTACGATGGTAAAGATGAATTTAACTTCTACGTTAACATCGATAACCTGAAAATGCTGAAATCTGATTATAAGGTTGAAGTTAGTCAGAAAGGTGCGATCACGTTTGTTAACGATTCTGTGAAATATGTTGTTGCGCTCGAAGCGACCAGCTCATTCACCGCCGGTTAAAAAGTGTGGGAGAGAAATCTCCCACCGGGGATTTTATTGTTTAACTAAATGAGGAAAACATGATGGATTTTGTTGTAAACGAACATATGTGGGAACAAAAATACCGTCCGCAAAAACTTGCTGATTGTATTTTGCCTGAAATGGACAGAAAAACTTTCGCCGGTATGATTAAAGCAGGACGAATTGGTCATACGATCTTAGTGAGTAAGTCACCAGGTACCGGTAAAACGACCATGGCAGAAGTTCTTTGTATGGAACTTGATGCTGAATGGATTAAAATCAACGGTTCAGATTGCACAGTTTCGGTAATTCGTGAAAAGTTAACCAAGTTTGCATCAACGAAAACGATGAAACCTGGTGGTAAAATCATTATTATCGATGAGTTTGACCGTAAACAATTACAAGAATCCCAGTTACTGATGCGCGCATTTATGGAAGCATATTCCCATAACTGTTCGATCATCATCACAGCAAACAACGCCGACGGTATTATCGAACCTCTGAAATCTCGTTCAACTGTTATCGAGTTCGGTAAAGCAACTGAGGAAGATGCTCCTAAGATGTGGTTAGAAATGACCCGTCGTCTGTTGAGTATCTGCGAAGCTGAAGGTGTGGAAGTTTCAGGAGACGAAGGAAAGAAAAGCATTCTTTCATTGGTGAAATCGAAATTTCCGGATCTTCGTTCATGCATCACGACTTTAAACCGTTATGCAAAGACAGGAAAGATTGATGCCGGAATGTTAAGTCTCCAGAGTCGAGCGACGAACGATATGGACGATTTGATTGACGCGTTGCGTAATAAGAAATTCGCCAAGTTTCGTGCTTTAGTTCCAAACTTTGCGATTGATTACAGCGCGTTTATAACCAAGTTTTATGAGCGAATTTTCAAAGAAGTGAAGCCAGAAAGTCTTCCTATTGTTATTGAAGCGATTGGTCGAAATCAGGCGTCCTATGCGAATGTCGCAAATCTTGAAATTCATGTTAGTTGGATGTTGACCGAAATCATGTTAGAGGTGTCCTGGAAATGAGTTTAGCGGCGCTTTTAGACGAACCAGAATTAAATGAGTTCCAGAAAGCGTTCTATTCTGGTGACGTCAAAGAAATGAAACGTTTAGCGGAGACTTTCAAAACTCCTCGTGAACAAGTTATTTTTCAGATTATTGATGAAATCATGGTCGGTAAGCGTCGAATGATGGTTGATGAAATTGCAGAATATGATCAAGTATTGATTAATAATGCGTTAAGTCAGCATGTCGATTGTATGTATCATGCCGAAGTGATGAATTCATTGATCGGTTCCGATCGAAAAGAGTTTATAAGCAATCAGATGCATTTTGATTACTTATGGGCATCGATTCGTAGAGCTAAGCGCCCTCGCGTGAAATGGGCGAAAGGTAGCACATCGGAAGATAAACTGATTATCGCTTGTATCTCGGAACTTTATGATTTATCCGAATCGAAAGCGATTGAGTATTTCCGAGAGTTTGATCAAGAGATCATTTCTCATATTAAACACCGCTCGAAAGCGTTTGCGAGCAGTGAAGAATTTTTAAAACGCAAATTTAACCTTCCGAAAAATCTGCTTGCGGAAATGCAAGCAATGGCAAATAAATGGTGATGTATGTTAGAAATTAGTCTGAATAAAAGTGATGATTTTCTGAAAATCCGTGAAACTTTGACTCGAATTGGTATTGCCAATAACAAAACAAAAACTCTGTATCAGTCTTGTCATATTCTACAAAAGCAAGGCAAATATTTCATTGTTCATTTTAAAGAACTTCTGAAACTTGATGGTCGTGTGGTCGATTTCAACGAAGAAGATCAAATTCGTCGAAATGATATTGCGAAACTTCTTGAAGATTGGGGCCTTTGTGCTATAATCGAATCCGAAAAGTATGACTTCCGAGGTGACAATCATTTCCGAATCATCGATTTCGCAGCAAAAGAACAATGGAAACTTGTTCACAAATATAAAATCGGTAACTAATTTTAGTCCCGAAGCGTGTGGGAGAGTTATCTCCCACCCTCACAAAAGGAATAATAATGAATCAGTATTACACAAACGTTGAACTAATCGGTAACTATATCTTAGAGCGTTATTTGGTTGATGGTGTCGAACATCGTCGCAAAGTTCCGTTTGAGCCTTCCCTTTTTCATCACTGTCAAGAAACATCTCCGTATAAAGACATTTATAACCGAAATGTTCGTGAGAAATTCTTTGATAGCATTTCCGATGCTCGTAAGTGGAAAAAAGACATGTCTGAATTCGGTAAAGAAGTCATGGGCATGGACGATTTCATCTTACAATACCTCTACAAAAACTATACCTCAGAAATTAAATTTGATATTGGTGAAATCGATATTGCCAACGTGGATATCGAAGTTGTCAGTAAAGATGGATTCCCAGAGCCGTCAATCTGTCGTTGGGAAATCGATGCAATAACCCATTTCAGTTCGTTACGAAATACTTATTTTGTTTTCAGCACGCGTAAATGGTGTAAAGCGAAAAGCATTCTACCTGAGCGCATTCTCGACCGTGTTGATTATCAGTATTTCGAAACCGAAAAAGAAATGATGATCGCGTATATTAATTTCTGGCGTCAAAATACTCCTAACGTATTAACTGGTTGGAACGTTGAACGGTTCGACTTGCCATATATTATCAATCGAATTAAAAAACTGTGGGGCGATAAAGCACCAGATAAATTGAGTCCTTGGGGCAAGATTGAAGAAAAAACAGTTTATAACATGGCAGGTGCAGAAGAACAGGTTTATAAAATCGTCGGTGTTAACCTGATCGATTATCTGGAACTGTATAAGAAATTCACGTTCACAACTCGTCCGAGTTATAAACTGGGTTATATCGGTGAAGTTGAACTCGGTGATACCAAACTTGAATTTGATGGTCCTCTGTGGCAGTTAGCAGAACAAGATCCTCAGACTTATGTTGACTATAACATTAAAGACGTTGATCTGGTTGTTCGTCTTGATGACCGTTTGAACTTATTCCTTCTGGTTCTGTCGGTAAGCTATTATGCGCGTGTTAACTATAACAATGTATTCAGTCCGTTAAAAACGTGGGACGGCATCATCCATTACAGCCTGATGCAGCAGAACAAGATCATCCCAGAAAACAAAAAGCACAGCAAAGAAGACTACGGTGGTGCGTTCGTTAAAGATCCAATCATGGGTTATCATCGTTGGTTAGTGAGCTTTGACTTAACATCACTTTATCCGATGTTGCTGATGCAATATAATATCAGTCCTGAAACTCTGAGTGATTATTTCACTCCTGGTGATCTGGAAGAGTTCATCGAAAAAACGTTTGACTGGAATCGTATGGATTACAGTTGCACACCGAACGGTATGATGTATCTGAAAACCAAACGAGGTGTGATTCCAACTGAAATCGAAAAGGTGTTTAAACAGCGTAAAGATCACAAAAACACCAGTTTCAAATTCAACTTTATGCACGAAAAAGCGAAATTAGCACTGCATGAAAACGCAAACGGAACCGAAACGATTGACGACATTTATTCCCTGTTGGGTAAAGAAGTCGAAGATCTGAAACTGTTAAGCAAAGAAACTTTAGAAAGTATTATTCCACTTTCTGCGAAACTCGAAAAGATTCATGATGTTCAGCAGCAAGCGCGAAAAGTTTTGATCAACTCATTGTATGGTGCGTTAGGCAACGAATTCTTCCGTTATTACGATATTCGTAACGCCGAAGCTGTAACAAGTTCTGGTCGTCTGAGTATTCGTTGGATTGAACGTAAGTTAAACGAATATTTCAATAAGATTATTGGAACAACTGCGGTTGATTATGTCGTTTATATCGATACCGATTCCGTTTATCTGCGACTTGGTGATTTGGTTGATAAAGTCTGCGAAATGAAGAAGATCAAAGAATCTGATTGGACTAAACTCCAGTGGGTTGATTTCTTGGACAAATTCGCAAAAGATAAAGTTGAACCGTATATTCTGAAATCTTATGAAGAACTTGCTGAATATATGAATGCTTATGAACAGAAAATGTTCATGGACCGAGAAGCAATTGCAGATACGGGATTCTGGACAGCAAAAAAACGTTATTGTCTGAACGTTTGGGACAACGAAGGCAAACGAATCTATGACGAAGAAGGCAAACTAAAATCGAAACTGAAAATTATGGGTATCGAAACACAGAGAAGCTCCACTCCTCCGTTTGTTGCGAAATCTCTGAAAGAAAGCATTCGTTTGATTCTGCAAACAGATGAACAAACTTTACAGGAACACGTTGCGAAAGTTAGTTCCGAATATCGTAGTCGTCCATATCAGGACATTAGTTCTGTAACGTCCGCGAACAATATCGAGAAATATAGCGACAAGTATTATAATCCGCTTAAAGGTTGTTTAGGACACATCAAAGGCGTGTTAGCATATAACCGAATGAGTGTTTCGTTTAATGAAGTTGACCCGATTCGTTCAGGCGAAAAAGTTCAATTGCTGTTGTTGAAACCTAATAATCCAACTCGAAGTGAAATCATTGCATATCCGTCTGGCGGTAAAATTCCAGATGAATTTGCTCTTGACTTGAAGAACATCATCAATTATAATTTGATGTACGAAAAGCACTTCTTAAAACCGTTGTTGAATATTTGTGGTTCTATTAACTGGAAACACGAACCGAGCAACGATTTGTCATCAATCTTTGATATTTGATTAGGGTCTTCGGACCCTTTTATTATGCTTATTATGAGGAACTTAAAATGGAAACTTAAATGAGCTTAAAAGATAAACTGTTAAAAAACTCTACAATCAAAATGTCCGCAACCCTGGACAACTCCAAGCTGTTTAACGATGTTGATGTGTGTCAGACTCGCGTCCCTCTGTTAAATCTTGCCCTGAGCGGGAAATTCAATGGTGGTTTGACTTCAGGACTGACCGTATTAGCGGGTCCGTCTAAACACTTCAAATCAAATCTCGGTCTTGTGCTCGTTAGTTCATATATGAAAAAACATGCTGATGCCATTTGTTTGTTCTATGATTCAGAGTTTGGTTCAAAAGATTCCTATTTCAGATCCCAAGGTGTTGATCCTGAGCGAGTTATTCATAACCCAATCAAAAACATCGAAGAACTGAAATTTGATATCGTGAAGCAGTTGGAAGAAATTGAACGTGGTGAACATGTGATTGTTTTCATCGACTCAATTGGCAACACCGCATCGAAAAAAGAGCTGGAAGATGCACTGAATGAAAAATCAGTAACTGATATGTCACGAGCGAAGCAGATTAAATCCCTGTTCCGTATGATTACTCCGTATCTGACCCTGAAAGATCTGCCGTGTGTCGCAATTAATCACACTTACGAAACCCAGGAAATGTTCAGCAAGACCGTTATGTCTGGTGGTACCGGTATTCAATATTCTGCCGATACTGTATTCATTATTGGTCGTCAGCAGCAGAAAGAAGGCACCGAAATTGTCGGTTATAACTTCGTTCTGAATATCGAAAAGTCTCGATACATCAAAGAAAAATCAAAACTACCAATTTCTGTAACATTCGAAGGCGGTATTAACACATTCTCTGGTCTTCTTGACTTAGCACAGGAAGTTGGATTTGTTGTAAAACCTAAAAACGGTTGGTATGCTCGCGCTTATCTGGACGAAGAAACTGGTGAAATCGTTCCTGAAGATAAAAACTGGCGCGCAAAGGATACCGATTCTCTTGAGTTCTGGAAACCAATGTTTGCTCATAAAGCGTTTAAAGATGCGTGTAATGAACGTTATGCGCTGAAAGTTGCAGTGGTTGATGCCGAACTTGAATCAGAAGTGAAGGATTTATTGGGATGAACCCAGAAGACGCAGCAAAAAGTCTGATTACGGAGGCTCATGCCTCCGTAGTTTCTCAATTTTTTATTGAGAATGGAAAAGATAGACATATCATCTATATTCATGATATTATTATAAAGCCGAATGGTGAGCTTGATATAAAATACAGCACCCCAAGCGAGCATGTGGATAAAGAATGGCTTTATAATGAAGTTCAGAAAGCTATTAAACTAATTCTTGATGATGTTATTCAGCAAGAGAAAGAAAAATCATTCTTTAAAAAAGTTTTGAACTTATTCAAAGGTAAATAATGTTACTTCCAAAAACAATTCTTTCTAACGTGTTATATAACAGCGAATATTTTTCCGTTGTTTGGCCCCATCTTCGTAATGATTATTTTTCCAGACAGGAACGAACTGTTTTTAACTTAATCAAGAAGTATCATGACGAACACAAATCAATTCCGTCTAAAAATGCTTTGATGATTAACCTAGAGTCTATGACTAAAATTAGTCAAGATGAATTCGATTCTGCCAGGGATTTGATCAACGGACTTGAAACAACTCCCGAAGATTTGGCATGGTTGGTTGGTGAAACCGAAAAATATTGTCGCGATAAAGCAATATATAACGCGACGAGTCGGGCAATCGAAATTCAAGAAAATGCAGCATTACCATTAGACGAGCAAGACAAGAGAATTCCTGATCTGGGTGCAATTCCCGAAATTCTACAAAGTGCGATTAGTATTAGTTTCGATACAACCGTTGGTCATGACTTCTTTGAAGATTACGAAAGTCGTTGGGAAATGTATCGTGAAAAAACGATGAAAATTCCGTTCGGTATTCGTATTCTCGATATGATCACAAAACAAGGTGTCGAACGTCGAACCCTGAATCTGTTAATGGCGGGTGTTAACGTTGGTAAATCATTGGGTCTTTGTCATTTAGCGGCAACGTATTTGGCACAAGGTCGTAACGTTTTGTATGTTTCTATGGAAATGGCAGAGCATATGGTTGCCAAACGTATTGATGCCAACTTACTCGATGTTTCGATGGACGATATTGATGATGGTGTAATAACTTATTCATCATATAAAGCCCGTATGGAAAATCTGAGCAAGAAAGGTCTTGGTAAGCTGATTATCAAACAATTTCCGACCGGTGGTGCAAGTGTTAATCATATTAATGCATTGCTGAACGAATTGTGGACGAAACGTCAGTGGAAGCCAGATATCATTATTGTCGATTATCTAGGAATCATGGCATCAAGTCGTATTAAAGTTTATTCCGAAAACAGTTACACGTTAGTTAAAGCGATTGCCGAAGAACTTCGTGGTTTAGCGATTGAACACAACGTGGTTGTATGGTCGGCAGCGCAGACAACACGAGCAGGTTGGGATTCATCCGACATCAATATGTCAGACATCGCAGAATCGGCCGGTCTTGCAGCTACAGCAGACTTTATATTGGCAATGATGGAAACTCCGGATCTTGCTGAATTAGGTCAGCAGTTATTCAAGCAAATCAAATCTCGTTACGGTGATAAAAATCGAAATAACAAATTCACGATGTTGGTTGAAAAGGATAAGCAACGTTGGTTACAGTGTGAAGATACTGGAACAGATCCAAAAACTGTAGAGCAAGCATCCCGCGAAATGCAAGTCCAAGCAAATGAAAACGCAACTCAGCGTAAGAAAATGCAAGACTTCATGAATGCCGACGAAGTAGAATGGGAGTAATACTCCCTAAATAATCTCTTTATAGGAGAGAAAAATGTCCGTTATTAAACGTACGGTTGATCGAGTGTATGCAGTTAGAATCATGACAATTCTTTCAAGAGAATTTCCTGAATGGCCCGCATTTAAACTCGGAATAATTGACGCTTTAGGAAATCTTATAAAGCGTCCTAAAACAAGCGAAGAAAAAGCGGCATACACTCGATTGGACGCAGTTTTGCGTCCGATTAAAGTATTGCTGAATAAATTTCCTGGTGGGGTGTCCGCGCTCGCTCGCGCATATCTGATCAAAAGTTTTTTGTTTGAACAAGGTGAAATAAACAAACTAGATTACGTAGAGTTAATGGGTCAAACGTCTTATTTGATTAATAAGATTGACGAAGACTTAGACAAAGAGACTGTTTCGGAACTTCTGGAATCGCTAGTAGGACTGCGAGACTATAATTCTGAGTTGGTGTCTATCTTTGAAGAAATGATTGCAGGTGATGCAGGAGGCGATGCAGAAACTATCTCCAAAGGTGAGAATAGTGGCTCAGTAACGTTCCCGGGCCCTTCAAAACCCAGAAAGAAGAAAAAAGTTGACAGCAAGATCGAAAGTTGATAATATAGCCCTTACATTGTGAGGACATTTTTATGATTACAATTTACGAAAAGAACATAGCTCAAACGATCGGATTAACTTACGAACGTTGTAAAATAATGAGCATGAATCCAGTTAAAATCAACTTTCGTTGTCCTCATTGCGGTGACTCGATGAAGAATGCCTCGATGGCTCGTGGTTGGTTTTACGAATACGAAGGTGGACTTCGTTATGGATGCTTTAACTGCAACTATAATGTTCCGATCGGAACATATTTGAAAGAACATTTTCCTGAATATTTTCGTGGTTGGCTTCGTGATCGTCGAGGTAATGAACCAAGACGTGAAGAAAGCAAAGAAAAAGAATTATTCAGTATCAAAGCACCAGTTGTAGAAAAACTCCCGTTTTGTGATAAAATCAGTGAACTTCCTGATGAACATCCTGCAAAGAAATATATGTTGAATCGTATGATTCCTAGAGAACAGTTGGATCGTTTTTATTTCACAATGGAATGGAAGAAAGTCGCGAATCACGTTTTCAAAGGAACATACGAAGACGATTCCGAGAAAGAACCTCGTTTGGTTATTCCTATTCTCACTCGCGAAGGTAAAATGGAAGCAATTCAAGGACGAGCGTTACGCAAAAACGAGAATATTCGTTATATAACGATTAAGACTCACGAACACGCCAATAAGATATTTGGCTGTGAAAAAGTCGATAACAGTTCGAAACCTGTTTTTGTTTTCGAAGGACCAATTGACTCAGTTTTTATTCCGAACGGTATAGCGATGGCCGGTGGACAAGTCGATATGAACGTTGTTCCGTTCAGAGACCGAAGAGTCTGGGTTCTTGATAACGAGAATCGAAGTCCTGATACAATGAAACGTTATGAAAAGTTAATTGAATCAGGTGAAAGCGTGGTGTTATGGGACCAAGCACCATGGACATCAAAAGATGTTAACGATATGGTTCAAAAAGAAAACGCTGATCCAGTTGCAATTTATGATTATTTGTGTAATAATATTGTCTCTGGATTAAGAGCAACTAACCGATTTAGTAGATGGAAGAAAAATGACCGTAAAAGTAATTCGAACCGAAGCAGCACAAACTCTAGAAATGCCACTGCCGACTTACGCAACCGCCTCCAGCGCAGGGCTTGATCTTCGCGCTTGCATGGACGAAGAAATTCATCTTGCACCCGGTATGACCACAATGATCAAATCTGGTCTGAAAATGGACATGCGAGGTGAAAAGAAACTTCTGATGGGCATGATCGTTCCTCGTTCCGGTCTGGGTGTTAAACACGGTATCGTTCTGAGTAATCTGACCGGTATTATCGACGCTGATTATCAAGGTGAAATCGGCATTTCTGTCTGGAATCGTTCTAACATGACCTATGTCATTAAGCCTCAAGAGCGTATCTGCCAGATGATCTTTGTCGAAGTCGTTCAACCGAAATTCGTTGAAGTGAAGGAATTCGATGATAAATCCGAGCGCGGTGAAGGCGGCTTCGGTCACACAGGTACCAACTAATGTCAAAACCAGTTGATTTCATTATTGACTTTGAAACACTGGGCAACTTACCAGACGGTGCTCTGATTGATTGCGCCGTTGTTCCCTTCGTGAACGATCCTGAGAACGTTCCTAGTTTTCAGGAACTGGTAGCAGCCGGTAAAAAAGTCAAGTTCGATTTAAGCGAACAGAAAAATTTAAAACTTCGTCATTTTGATCCGTCTGTTATCAAATGGTGGAAAGAACAAGAAGAAGCGGCACGTATTAACCTGAAACCAGGTCCTGATGATGTGACGCTTAAAGAAGGTCTTGCTCAGATTCACAAACACTTACGCGATGCAGGTGTTAAGCAGTCAAGTTCCCACGGTTGGGCACGAGGCACAGCTTTCGACTTTTCTATGTACGTGACTTGGATCAGAAACGTGACAGGAAATCGTGAAACTTTTGATGATGAAGTTGTTCGATTCTGGTCACAACGCGATATTCGTACCGCGATTGAAGAAAATCTTGGTGTGAGATGGATGACTGAAACCCCATTACCTATGGGAACCCTGGATGGATTCGTCGCACATGATAGCATTCACGACTGTGCTAAGGACATCCTAATGTTGTTGTTCGCAAAACGATACGCATATGGACTCGAAGATATGCCATCTCCTGAAGATGCTGATCCACGCAGTCTCAAGAAGAAACGATAGCAAATCGCCCACTTTTGTGGGCTTTTTCTTGCTTTCCGTCCACGATTTGATATTATTCATAGCATAACGAAACAGATTGCAACAAAAGAAATGATGAAAATATCGATTGCATCAACAAAGAAATTGTTGTAATCTAAAAAAGTGATCGAGTTATCTCTATAAGACTATAAGAAATAATTCGATCAAAATGGGGGCAAAGCCCTCGCGTAGCGAACTGAGGAAATTGTTATGACTAAAGAAATCCAAATCAACGAAGATCGTTTCTATGATATTCTGTTTGACAACACCAAATCTGTTGTCGAGAAACGCTCTGAAAAATCCAACTTTCATCTGACATCTTTGATTGTTGATGGTGTTTTGAAAGCATGGCGTGAAATTACATCCGAAGGGATCATTTATATGGAGATCAAATAATGAATCCGTCTAACTTTATTGCCCGAGTGTTCAAAGTTTGGAAAGGAACCGCCTCACAGGACGAGCGTGGGGGACGTGAATTCACAGTCGGATACTACTTCAATCGATTTGATGCCGATGAAGATGTGAAAGGTCAAGGTTTTTGGGGTTCCGATGGTCGCGTTCAATCCCAACAAATCGAAGTTGTAGAAGTTGAGGTGAACGGTGAGAAAATGATTTTTCCGCTTCAAAGCCGTATTGAAGTCTTCTACGAAAACCGTAAAAAGCGTGAAGCAGAACTGGAACGAAATCGTAAAAACGGTCTCGCAAAATTAACTAAGGAAGAGCGTATTGCTCTGGGATTAGAATAATGATCAATCAAATTTATCATGCTTCTGATGAAGTGAAATCACGCAGTCTTCATTCCGTTCATCTGATGATTGACGAAGAAATGGGTGAATTAGCTCGCGCTATTAATCGTCCTGGGCGTTGCGATGAACCCGCATTCAATGAACTGTGTGATGTTATTATCTGCTTAGCCGACATGATGTGGCTTTGTGACAGTTACGGCGCGATTTTACACCATACCGATACCCGTTATGAAAACGAATTGAAAAAGTGGTTCAAACGCGCTTATCCACGCGATGAATATCTTGTTTTTCAAGAACTCAAGAAAGAAGTGAATGCGATTGATTTAAACCGAGACACCTCCCACGTTTTCCAGCGTTGTGCCGATTCAATGAACGTTTGTATGTCAATGTTGAGAACTTTTGAACCTACGTTGACCTATGAAGATCTGGTTACATTAACTCGCGTTATCATTGCACGTAAGTGTGCTAAATGGGTAGGACTCAAACAATGATCGGACCACGTGATGAAATTGTTATGAAATACCAGATCAAAGTTCGTATGGACGTAAACGGTGATTGGTTGGTAATCAAACCGTCTGTGGAGTATAAAGACGTTAACACAATGATTGCCCACTATAAACTTTCATGGCGTTACGTCAAAGCTGAAAGAATTAGTTGACAATAAAACAGGATGTGATATGATGCACATCCTGTTTAAATTAAGGACTAAGATGAAAAAGAATGAAATTAAAATTCTGACCGACAAAGAACATATTCTGTTAAACAGCGATATGTATGTTGGAAGTCTTGCGATGGAAGAAAAAGAAATTCTTTCTCATGGCAAGTTCATTAAAAAGAAAATCGTTCCCGCGTTGCAGAAAATCGGTGATGAAATCATCGATAACTCAGTGGATGAAGCCATTCGAACTGGATTCAAATTTGCAAACGTGATTGAAGTTACTATTACTGGTGCTGAAATGACTGTCCAAGACAACGGACGAGGTCTTCCTCAGACTCCTGTTCTGACTCCTGAAGGTGAAGAAATTCCTGGTCCTGTTGCAGCATGGACGAGAGCGAGAACGGGTGGTAACTTTGAAAAAGGTCGAACCACAATAGGTAAGAACGGTGTAGGTTCTGCATTAACCAACTTCTTTAGTGACAAGTTTGTCGGTGAAACGTGTGACGGTAAAAATACTGTTCAAGTATTCTGCACTAATAACGCCGATAATATCAGTCACAAAATCAAAAAAGGTGGTAAGCAAGGAACAAAAGTTAGCTTTATGCCAGATTTCGAGAAATTCGGTGTAATGCGTTTTGACGACGAAATCATTGAAGTCTTCGAAAGTCGTTTACAGACTCTTGCGGTTGCTTTCCCTGAAATTACTTTCAAATTCAACGGAAAGAAAATCAGTAATAACGTTAAAAACTTCGTTAAAGAATTCGGTGAAACAATCGAACATAAAAACGATAATTCATTAATTTTCTTTGCGTGTGGTGAAGACGGTCTGAAAAACGTCAGTTTCGTTAACGGTGTTCATACTAAAAACGGTGGTTCTCACGTCGAGGACTTGGTGAATGCTGTTGCCGACGAACTAATTCCGATGATCAAACGTCAACATAAAGTTGAAATCAACCGAGCGAGAATTCGCGAAATGTTGACAGTCGGTGTTTTCTTGCGTAACTTTGAAGACTCAAAGTTTGACAGTCAGACAAAAGATCGACTGACGAGCACCTGGGGACAGGTTAAAGCTCATATCGATTTGGACATCACAAAGTTTGCTCGAAAGTTCCTGAAGTGTGAAGCTCTGATTATGCCGATCATCGAAGCCGCATTAATTCGTAAAGAAGCAGCCGACAAAGCAGCCGCAACGAAGGCACAGAAGAAAGCCAAACAAGCTAAGGTCGCGAAGCATATTAAAGCGAACTTAGTAGATGACCCCAAGCGAACTCGCAAGACCACGCTATTCCTAACAGAAGGTGATTCAGCATTGGGTTATCTCGCAAAAGTTGGTGATCCGGATATTCACGGTGGGTTTCCACTTCGCGGTAAAGTCAAGAACATCTGGGACGAATCTGACGTTGATGTATTAGCGAATAAAGAACTTTTCGAGATCATGGCGATTCTTGATTTGCAGATTGGTAAAAAACCGTCATTTGCTTATTACGATTACATTGGCATCATGACCGATGCGGATCATGATGGTGTTGGTTCAATTTATCCTCTGTTGCTTGCTTTCTTCTTTAAATATTGGCCTTCACTGTTCGAAGAAGAACGTGTGATGTTCGTCAAAACTCCGGTGATTATCATTCAAGATCCGAAAGACTTGAGCAAAAATAAATGGTACTACTCAATTCCGGATTTTGAGAAAGAGAAAGAAAAACTTCCGAAAGGTTGGGAAGTTCGTTACATCAAAGGTCTTGGTTCGCTTGAAGAATCTGAGTATTCCCGAGTGATCAACGATCCGGTTCTTGATGTTGTTAAAATGGACGACAATGCGAAAGAACTGTTTGAAATTCTTTATGGTGATGAACCACAACTTCGTAAAGATTGGCTTTCAGTTGATGTGAAATAAAAGCTTGACAAGAAATCTTGATGCACTTACAATGAGTGCATCAAGTAAAGAGGATAAAATTATGTGTGAGAAAAATATTATGAAACGTTCTGAATTACAGAAGTTCTTATTTGAAGGAAATCGGATGTATGTTCGTTTTCACTCCGAAGATTTCAAAAGCATTGACGGATATCAGGATCTGATGCGTGACATCGTTGCTGGTGATTTGAAACCCAAGAGCCAATATCCCAAACAGATACAGGAATGGCTCGATTATCATGAGATTAATTTAAATGAAATTGAAGACGACTGAAACTCCTATTATGTCCGGTGGCGATCTGCAAATGAAAGGTTTTCAGATTGCAGCTAGTGCGAAAGCATTCCGAATTCTGTCTAGTAATCTTTATAAAAACAAGATTCGTGCGATTATTCGTGAGTTGAGTTGTAACGCAGTTGATGGTCACATTGCAAATGGTAACAAAGGCACGTTTGATGTTCACATGCCTGGTATGCTTGATCCTCAGTTCAAAATTCGTGACTACGGTTGCGGTATGGACGATGAAACAATCATGAATCTGTATACCACTTATTTTGCGTCAACTAAATCTGATAGCAATGATTACATCGGTGCTTTGGGTTTGGGTTCAAAATCTCCGTTCAGTTATACTGACAGCTTCACAGTTGTAAGTTATTTCAACGGTATGCGTCGTGCTTACGCTGCGTTTATCAAAGACGGTGAACCAACAATCACGAAAGTTTCAGAAGCTGAAACAGATGAACCTAATGGTATCGAAATTACTGTTCCGGTTAACACGCAGGATATTCCTCGTTGGAAAGAAGAAGCTCGTTATGTGTTCACGTCATTCGGTGAAATTCGTCCTAAGCTGTTTGGTGGTCATCCTGTTGATTTCCTTCCTTTCGACAAGTCCGAATTTGAAGTGAAACAATCGGTTCATGGTGCTGGTGTGTTCGCAATCATGGGTAATATCGTGTATCCGCTGCCTCCTGAGGTTTGGACGAATACAATGATTAATCTGTCTATGAAAGGACAATCGACTTGGGGACGTAATTCCACGTCTGCCTATTACGTTCGATTCGATCTTGGAGAACTTGACATTACTCCGAGTCGCGAAGAACTATCTCTTGATGATGAAACCATGAAGAACATCAAAGAGCGTATCAAGAAAACCGATATTAAGCTCTCTGAAGGTTTGATTAAAGAAGTCTCTGAATATACCCATGTTCGAAAACTGAAAACCGATATTCATCGAAAATATAACGCACATTACTGGTCACATATTCTGACTAATCCGCAATATGTCATGAAAAACGGTAATACCGTAGCGAAAGAAGTTGAGATTCGAACACAGTTTGTTTATCCAACATTCAAACGCACTGACAGTAAAGGAAATGTGGACGCTATTGACGTTAGCATTTTGCGTTATGACCTGAGTCTTTCCAAACCTCGAGGTAAAAACGTTGATCGTTGGATGCGTCAAGGTTTTGCAGATTTCGGTAAAGACAAAGTTGATTTGTTCATTAACGACAAAAAATCTGCCGCGATTCGCACGATGAAAGGTTTGAAGATGTTGAACAAGACCCATGGTTCTTGGATGTATCTGGTCGACGTCGAACATGCCGATGAAGTTATCAAGCAGTTTAAGAAATGTTGGCATGATGATGAACTGAATATTTTCTGGTCAAGTAAATGCGACGATGCTCGTAAAGCGAATCCAACCGAAAAGAAATCTGTTGCAAAAAAGGCTCCTAACACCGTTTCTGTAACCCAGAATACTACTGTTCCAGTTGCAATGTACGCAGAAGACATTAAAAAGCTCAAAGGCTTCTGGATTCCAATGTTCAACAACGAATATGTTTCCACAAGTCGTCGTAATGCGTTTATGTGTTCTCTCGCGTCAGTTCGTCAGTTCATGAAACATCGTAAGATTGACGAAATTCCGGTTATCAAAGCAAGTCACTGGGAGCAAGTCAAAAAGAATCCGAATATGACCGAAGTTTGGGACGAAATGATTAAGCTGGTTGTTGAACTTGAGTCGAAACTCACCGAAGATATCTTCCCGTTCAATAACTCCTCAAATAGTCTGATCGCGAATCTGCGCAAACATGATAAGCTGAAAGATTATGCCGAGAAGCTATGTCGTGAAAATCCTACTACGGAAATCTACAGTCTGTTTAAAGATGTCCTGAAAGACCGTCTGCATATGTTCACTGAATGTCCTAGCTATAAAGCGAACGAAAAAACGTTGAAAAATATGTTGACACGATTCGATGAACTGTCTAAAATAGTCAGTAAGAAAAGCGACTCTGTTTTGCAGAAATTTCAGCAAGACAACCCGTTGATCTGTTTCTATCTGAATCGTAGCTATGGCTACTATGAAGATCGTTATGTAAACGACATTATTAAGTCGATTAAGCTGTAAAATCTGTTGAGGGAGTTCACTCCCTCTTAATAACTGTATAAACTGTAAAGGAAAATAAAATGGCTGTTTCAATTCTGTCCGCTGATCAAAAATCTCGCATCGTTGCACTGTGGAAAGCAGGTTCAATCTCTAAAGCTGGTCTTGCCAAGCAATTTGGTGTTTCTGTTCGTACCATTGGTCGTGTAATCGCTGAAGGTTCTTCAAAATCTTCTACTATCGCAAAACAAGTTCCTGCTAAGGGACTGTCTGTTTCTGATGCGAAATCTGCCCTGAAAGCTAAAGCGGCGGCGGTCACTAAACCAGCTGTATCATCTAAGGCTTCGGTAGAGAAAGAAAAATCATCTCCTATTCAGTGGTTGATGGGTCCAAACTTCATCAATCTGATTCAAGATGGTAAAACGTATACCGCTGATGCATCACATCCTGCATTCGCAAATGCTCGTAACATCCTGATGCGCGTTGCTATCGCAACAACCGAAGGTGAAAAACAGCGTCTTCTGAATGATGCCCTGACCGCGATTAATGTTAAACGTGCTGTCACGAAATTCATGCAAGGCTCTGTTAAGATCGAAGGTGATACCGTGTCTTACAAAGGTATGGAAATCGATAACGGTCTTACTCAGCGCATTCTCGACGCGATGAAAGATGGTAAAGACTTCAAATTCCTGATCAACTTCTTCGAAAATCTGATGTTGAATCCATCACGCCGTGCCGTTAACGAGCTATTCGGTTTCTTGCAACATAATGATATTGAATTGACTGCCGATGGTCACTTCCTCGCATGGAAACGTGTTAACTCCAATTACATGGACATGTACACAAACAAAATCAGCAACAAACCTGGTTCTGTTGTAGAAGTTCCTCGTAACGCAGTTGACGAAGATTCAAATCGCACCTGTTCTGCTGGTCTGCACGTTGCAGCGAAAAGCTATCTGCCTCACTACGGTGGTGGTCGCGGTGTTATCGTTCAGGTTAAAGTTCATCCTCGTGATGTTGTTTCTATTCCGGTAGATTACAATAACGCGAAGATGAGGACTTGTCGATACGAAGTTCTGAAAGATGTCACAACCGGTTTTAGCCATTACTAATGAAAGGGACTCTTCGGAGTCCCTTTTTTATTAAAAATTCAGAAAGCGCTTTACACGATGAATCGGTGTGCTACTATACACACATCGAAACGAAACATCGGAGATACAAATGAAAACTTTAGAAATCGTAGTTAAAAACGTCATGAAAGCTCGCGAAGTCGCTGAAACTGTTGGCGTAGAGATTGTTTCCGAAAAGTTAATCACTGTTTGTACTCTGATGGTTATCAAGGGTGATATTAGTTCTCTTATAGATTTCAATGATGAATTCTTTGCGGAGACTACTCCGGCTCTACACAAACAATATCTGAATGAAATTATGAACTAATTGAGTTCAAAACACAAAAGGACTCTTCGGAGTCCTTTTTTTATTGGAAGGAATATGTTACCTAAAACACTGAATGAGATTCGTTGGACAAAAGAATCGGTTGAACTGGTCAAGCGGAAATTAGATAAAGAAATCACTTCCCAAGTCGATAACATACTATCGACTCAGCAACTAAGGGAAGAAGACCATCGAAAGCCTGAGACGATATATAACAACGTATTGATAAGTTTGCTTACTGAGTTGAGCGTCTGTTCCTGGCTCAATGGAAAGAAAAACCTTCTCAATTTCAATCCAAATGATCCATACAGCTATGCGTGGGACGTTTTTGCGCTAGGTCGTCGTATTGAGGTCAAAAAATTCACGAGTCGAAATTTCAACATTGATCCGAATCGCAGAGGTGGTGGTTGTGTTGATATGCATTCATTTGAAAATTTTGACGTAGCCGAATTACTTTTTGCTTGCAAAGTTGATATCAATGATGTTATAGTTGTGAAGCCTATTTTTATTATGACGCGAGAATCTTACTTTAATTGTAAGGTGAGATCAGAGCAAAATCCGGGAACATTTTATCTGCAATATGATAAAGAATCCCGAGACAACCCACACACTTGTAAGGTATATGAATGAAAGTTAAATTAAAGTATCCTTTGTACATCGTGCGTAACACCTTGCTTCCAAACGGGTTCGCAGATACTACAACTGATCCGACAAACTGGCGTTTACACAGCGATGGCAAATATGTGTTTAACGTTTACGAATTTCTTGATAAAATCGGTCGTCTTGATGTTTTAGCTCGTCACTTCGATCATATGCATCCTAATGACGTTATTACCGATCGTCAATTCTGGTATATTAATGGTAAGCCATCCACTGGTACTGTATGGCGATACGGTTCGAGAAATAAACCAACTGTTCTCGACGAAGAAATGGAGCTATTGGTAAAAGCTCATCCAAACGAGTGGCATGAAGTAATGAATCGCAAGATCAACTGGCAGAAACAACGAATTTTCGTATTTGATAAAGTCGAAGAATTAGAATACTAAGGAAATAATATGCGTTGGATATTGTTAGGATTAGCATTGCTTTCCATTAAATCCTTCGCGATTCCTAATGAAATTCTATCAGGTTATCTTGAGCGTCATGAAATGTGTATTAAGGATGCCCAGATTCGCGCTCAGGATAGTGAGACATTTAAAAAATTAAAAGAGCAGTGCCGACGTGAATATATAAAAAACGTTGATGGAGGTGATTATTCTTATTCCGATTTTAAAAACGATAATTCCCCTCCTGTCAGGGATTGGAATAAATTCGTTTCTGATGCAAGAAGACTGCCGAGTTTTGAAATTGAAAGTCGTCGAAATTACGTGTTTTCGATAAAGAGAGCTAAACTGGGTAATCTTTATATAACGCGTGACAAGCATTTTTCCGATAGATTAGTTTTATGGGATAAAGGGGTGAGAGTGAATAACTTCTACGCTATTCCTTACTCAAACGCGCTTTACAATGCTCGCTATATTGATGGAAGAATTGCTGTTAATGGGTTAGATTTCAAAACCTGTTACTATGCAGTTCCAGTTGGATCAGCGTATCGAATGGAAACAGAATACGGACACGTTTTAAAGATTAGTGCTGCGTTATATCTTGCTGACAAAGCAATAATCGTGTATAATGATGTTCCAGTAGGAATTATAAGTCGAAATATGATAGAGGAGATCGACTGAATGAAGCAGACCCGTTTGATGTCTGACATTATGAACAAGGAAGCGCGTGATTATTCAATGTATACAATTGAAGATCGTGCAATTCCAAACCTGATTGATGGATTTAAACCCGTTCAACGATTGTTCCTTTACTCGGTTTTGCGCAACGCTCGAAACAATTTCAGTAAAGTGGCAGCAATTGGTGGTGTTGTTTCTGAGTATGGTTATCATCACGCAGAAACCGCAGCACAGGACGCTGGTGCGTTAATGGCTAATACATGGAACAACAACTTCCCGATCATTCAAGGTCGTGGCAACTTTGGCTCTCGTATCGTTCAAGAAGCGTCGGCAGCCCGTTACATTTATTGCACTATTCATGACAACTTTAGAAAAACGTTTTTGGACGTTGATCAATCTCCCAAGCATTGGGATCCTGAACACTTCCCACCACGTTTCTATTTGCCAATTATTCCGACTGTTTTACTGAACGGTGTTTCTGGTATCGCAGTTGCGTATGCGACTGACATCCTTCCTCACGATCCAGTAAGCGTGACCGAATGTGTCAAGCAGTATATTAAAACTGGTGATTGTGATGAACCTAAGCTAAAATTTCCAGAATTCCACGGTCGAATCATCAAAGAAACCGATAAGAAATTCATGCTTGAAGGCACTTACGAATACGATGAAAAACGTAAAACGAAGCTGATTATCACAGAGATTCCTCCGAAGTATGATCGCACGAAATATGTTGCAGTGTTGGACGCTTTGGTCGATTCGAATAAAATTGTTAGTTACACAACTGACTGTCGTAATGGATTCCGTTTTGAAGTAACGTTGAAGCGAGATCTTCCTATCGACATGAATGATCATGATGCGGTTATAAAACTGTTCAAACTTAATCAGTCGGTTAGTCAGAATATTGTTGTTATAGGTCCTGACCGAGATCAAACCCACACCGACGTTCGCATTTACGATACGGCAAAAGAACTAATCAAGGACTTTGTTGATTATCGTCTGACTCATTATCCTACTCGCATCGCGAATAAAATCGCAGAGCTGGAAGAAAAGAGTCGCTACGCCAGCGCTCGTATTGAGTTTATTAACAAGGTTATCAGCGGTGACATTGAACCTCGTGGTAAGACTCGTAAGCAGACCATGACAGATATCGAATCTTATCCGAATCTGAAAGAATTCAGTGAAAAACTGATCAGCATGAACATTTATCACATCACAAGTGATGAAGTGAAGAAGCTGGAAAAAGATCTGCAAGTTATTGAAAAAGAACTGAAACATTGGAAGAAAACAACTCCAAAAGCTGAGTATCTCAGAGATCTGGAAGAAATTTTCTAAATTTCCTAAAAAACTCTTGCATGATGGGGTCGATTTGATATTATGACCCCATCGAAACGAGAAATGAGGAAAATATTATGAAAACTGTTAAAATCACTGATGGAAAGTTTGCTGGTAAAGATGTAAACGGTGTGTTTGACTTAGTACGTCCTTTCACTTTTTGGAATAACGCCAAACAGCGTGAGGAACAGGGGAAAGATGGTAAAGTTACCATTATTATTGAGAATCGTGAGCGTAGCATTTGGGTTAATGCCCACGACTGTGAATACAGTGAAGATGCGCTCCCACAACCAACTGTACTGTCTGACGACGAAATAAAACAAAAGATTCGTAAACGCTTCGAAGTCATGGAAAAGATGGGTAAAGGCATCATTGCCGGTGTGATTCGTTCTCTGATTATCAGCGGAGCACCAGGAATTGGTAAAACTTTCAGTCTCGAAAAGATGTTGAAACGTGCTGCAAGTCGTGGTCAGATTGAGTTTGAAATGGTAAAAGGCAAGATTTCTGCAATCGGTCTTTATATCAAGCTGTTTGAGAATCGCAAACCAAACGATGTAATCGTTCTGGACGATATCGATGTTTTCAGTGATGAAGATGTTCTGAACATTCTGAAAGCTGCCCTGGACACTGGGGAAGAACGTTGGATATCATGGGGAACCGCAAGTTCTTGGTTAGAAGATAAAGATATTCCTAACACGTTCTTGTTTGAAGGTTCTGTTGTGTTTATTACCAATATGAACGTAGATAAAGAGCTGGATAAATCTTCTAAACTAACCCCACATCTTGACGCTCTTGTTAGTCGCTCGATTTATCTCGACCTGGGTGTTCACTCAAATCGTGATATCATGATTCGGGTGGAAGATGTTATCGCAAATACCGATATGCTGATTGATAAAGGTTTATCAGTCTCTCAAGAAACCGAACTTGTTCATTGGATGAAAACCAACGTTGAGCGTCTTCGTAATGTGTCATTACGCACCGCACTGTTTATCGCCGATTTCATCAAGACCGATGCAGATTGGCAAGATATCGCGGAAGTGACTCTGATTAAACCTGGTAAATAATTTTGAAAGGGGATGAAAAATCCCCTTGCTTTCAAAACGGAGTTAAGTATAATGAGCAACAAGAAAGAAAAACATGCAGTAAACAATCCGGTAGCGAAATTCGCTAATGAGTTTAACAAGTCAAATGTCCACGTTGATCGTAAAAAGAATCGTGATCGTGGTTATGAAAAACATAAAGGAAAATATAATGAGCATTTTTAATCGTAAACCACGCGCCGTATCCGAAATCATTTCTGGCTTCACTCGTACTATTCAGGAACTGGATGAACGTGTAGCACACGACGAAGCCGAAATTGCTCGCAGTCGTGAAATGATTTCCGAACTGCAATCCGACATTGCACAGTCTGAAAGCTCCAAAAATGATGCGATTGCTTTCCGTAGCCGTCTGAAAGACATGCTGGGACTGTAATGAAAGCAAAGATAACTTATTGTTATCCTCGAATGTTCGTCACGAAACGTGGCGAACCAATCATTCGAGAAAATCAAATTGGTGAGATCGTTGATGCGGTTTACAGAAACGGTAGCACCGAAATATTATTCAGTGACTTTAGCTTTGTGAAAATTTTTGGTGATGCGTTTAAAGATAAAGGTCCAATGCAGTTAGAGGTTCTATGAGCAGCACCGAATCCACCGAACTGTGTCGCGATATTGTTGCCACAGCTTCAATTCTAATTAAATTCGAAATGTGTCATATTATGGACAGTCAATCGAGTTTTGTTGAGTTCTTAAACGCAGCAGGATTCAGGACGGTTCGAGGAAAGGAATTCAGTAAGATGTCATTCAGAAAAATGTGGGAACGTCTGTCTCCATCTGAAATTAAAGATATCTTATCAGAGTTTGATTCCCGAAACTTTGACATATTGAGCACAATGGTAGAACGATGAAACTTTATACCCGTGAGAAAGGCGCTTTACGCGCTGTTGCATTTGATGATGATTCAACACTGGAAAAAGCACTAGATTTGATTAACGTGAAACACTTGGCAGTTCGTGAATTAAAATCAGTCGGAGTGCATCCGGACAAGAAAGCGCCTATTCTTCTGTGTATTGAAGGAACGGGTAAAAACTTCACACTTCCTGATTCTCCGTCAGTTGCATAATAAAAGGGCACATCAATTAAGATGTGCCCTTTTAATTAGGTCATTAAACCCATTCTAGTTTGTCCAACACGAGCATTCAAATAGTCATAAAATCCTTTAATATTAGTCGAATCATAGTTTCTACAACTTCTTCCGTTCCAGTTTCCAAACTTATCCGTAGGATTAAAAGTAAAAACAGCACCGTCATCCATAGTTACAGTCATGACCTTATTAGGTCCGTCAACAATAGTAAGACTACTATTGCTAGGAAAGTTTTGAACTGCTGCAAATGTTCCTACGTTATTAGAGCCGCCTAGAACATTTCCAACAACTGTTCCTTTGTCAGCGGCGTTAATCCAGTTTTTTGTTCCGTATCTCCATGCTCCACGAATTCTCGTGTTATTATAGAAACGTTCTGCAATCGTAACAGTGATATTATAAACCGATTGACCGGCCATTTGAGACATCCAAAATGGGGGAGTAATACGAAGCGCTTGTCCCGCCTGATACATCCAACGCTGCCCAGTTTCCTGAGCAGCGGATTCTCCAATCCATCCCGGTACACCAACTACTGCCATTATTTTTCTCCTTCAAGTTTTTTCAATCGTTCTGAAAGTTCATTGATTGCGTTGATAAGAAGTGCGTTAACACCTGCGCTTGAAACGTTAAGCAGTCCTTCCCTTTCGGAAACAGCTTCAGGCAAGACCTTTTGAAGACTTTGAGCAATGATACCGGCTTCTGTCTCCGTGTAATCCTCAGCTTCCAGTGAAATCTTCTTGTCGTAGATAAACCCTGTCAGTTGTTCAACTTTATCAATCGCGTTTTCGATTTTTCTGAAATTGTTTTTGAGTCTTTCGTCAGATCTGATATAAACGTTATTAGCGTTAACATCTCTCGGTGTTGTAAAGTCACCCGCTGCGGAAAAATCAAAGTCTGCACCCTGAATGTGAAGTTTCGCCATTGCCGGGCCAGATGAAGGAAGATATACGTCCATACCTGCCGGCCAGTCTCTACCCCACATTACGGCTTTCCATATATTAACTGCACCGTCAGTCAGAGGCATTTCTACAAGTAATCCAGAAGCACGATCTCTCCATTGTCCCCAGCCTCCAGATTCAACTAATCCTTTAACTACACAACCTGAACCACCTGATGCGGATCCTGACATTCCGTAAGAAGGTTGATTTCCTGTAGCAGGAGCTTGAATACGGTTCTCGAATACGTGCAATCCACCATTAGAACGATAGTGAATTTGTTTATCGGCGCCTGCGTATATAACAGCCTTCTCAGAACCGTTCGCAGTTGAGAACCAATAATGACAATTTCCATCACCTCTCGTATAAACCGAGCCGCCAGTTGCAGCGAAAGTCGGTGCATAAACGTTTTTATCAAATAAAGCCTGGGTGGTATCAAATCTAGCGATTCGTTGACTATTCGCAACAACTTCTAAAAGTCCGTCTCCGACTTGTCTGAATCCTGTATCGTTGTCACCGATTGCAATAGAGTTATTGCCCAGACCCGAAACTCCTGTATATCCTACAGCAAGAGATGGATCACCATAAGAAAAGTTTCTCGTCCACGGAGTCCAAGGACCGGTATTATAAAAAGCTCTTTGATAGCTTCTTCCGGTGTTATAGATTCTATACACCTGAATAATACCAGCAGCATTGTAAACTTCTAATGATCCTGCATTATCTTCAGGATAGTTTAATCCAGGAGTGTTAGCGTTTGAGTCTTGATGATAGAATCCGGGTTCTCTTACGTCGTTTAAATTTCGTTTTTGTAAA